TCGAGAGGTGTAGGATGTCTGAAATGTAAAGAGGAAGAAAGACTTAAAAAGTTTACTGATACTTATATACAAGAGTTTAAAAAATTCCACCCAGAATTAGATTATAGTAAAACTGTGTATACTGGGTGGGACACTAAAGTAACTATAACATGTCCTAAGCACGGTGATTTTGAAGTTCTTCCTGGACAATTTCATAAGTATGTGGGATGTCCCAAGTGTTCGGCTGAAAAGCATAGTGAGTATACAAGAAAGTCCCTAGATGACTTTCTAAAAGACGCCAAATATGTTCACGGAGAACGATATGATTATTCAAAGGTGAACTATGCAGGTAGCCATACAAAAATTTGCATTTTATGTCCCGAACATGGTGAATTTTGGCAAACTCCTGCTTCCCATATACAAGGTGAAGGATGTCCCAGTTGTTCTAGTTCTAAAGGAGAAGGAGAAATATGCAATGTATTGTTAAATGAAAAAATTAAATTTGTAAGAGAGTATACTATTCAAATACCAAACGAGATTAATACCTCTGGCAGAGCTTATATTGATTTTTATTTACCAGAGCATAACACTTTCATTGAATATAATGGTATTCAACATTATGAGCCTGAGATGGCTTTTGGAGGAACTTTTAAATTTGAACAACAGCAGGCTCGCGACGAGTATGTTAGACAATATTGCAAAGACAATGACATAAAATTGATAGAGATTCGTTATGATGAAGATGTGTGGGAAGTTTTGAATGAAAAACTGCTTAACAATAACGATAAATAAATAATAAATGGAAATAACGCTGCCTGAATTATTGAAAGGTAAAGCTACAGTTATTAAAGACAATGAGTATTTTAAAACTGAAGCTTACGTAACACCTTTCTTGGAAAGAATGTCTAAATTTACTGATGATTTCAGAATCCAAGTAAAGATGCCAGACCAGATAACTAAAACCAAAGATGGAGGAATAGATATGGAAGATATTACTTATAATCGTGTATGGATACAGGCAGTAATGCCAGAAGAGTATTCATTTGATAATCACGATGAAGTAGTTGGTTTTATATATGGATTAGATGTACGTAAGCCAATAGTAAAGATTTATAGAGGTGGACTTAATAGAGCTTGTACAAATCTCTGTGTATTCAATCCTTCTTTCTTGAGTATTCAAGAATTATCACCAGAAAAAGCTATCAATTATAGACCTGTAACCACTCTAATGGAACAGACTAATGATATGAAAGTATGGTTGGAAAAATTACACAATACAGAGTTTGCAAGAACTGATGAACAAATCGAGAGAAATCTTGGAATGTGGGTGAGAAACTCTATTAATATGGCATATGATTCTGGATATGGAAAAGTAAAGTTGGCAACTAGTACTCCAATAGATGCTTATAAATTATTATTCGATAAGAAATCTGAATATTTCATTCCAGAAGACCAGCCGGTAAATATGTTCACTGTATATAATGCATTTACTCAATTAATTAGTAATGATGGAGGAAAAGATATAATGAACAAGGTTGAGAAAACTTTGCTACTAAAAGACATCTTAACAGTATAGTGATTTGTTTTGAGGTGTCGAAAATTTTTATTATCTTTGTAAAGCATTTCGGCACAATATAAACAATTATATATTTATGAACGTAGTAAAAAGAGACGGAACAAGCGAAGCTTTTAATGCTTCTAAAATCAAAATTGCAATCCTAAAAGCATTTACTGCTTGCGGATACACACCACAAGAAGATACTGTTAATGATATTTTAGATTCTATTGAGATATGGGATGAAATAGCTATTGAGGATATTCAAGACCAAATAGAAGAAATTCTTATGGACTTTGACTTCCCCGATGTTGCTAAAGCCTATATATTATATAGAGAAAATAGAGCTCGTGTTCGTGAGAATGTGAGAGAAAGAGAAGAATTTATAAAGGAATTTATGAGAGCTTCTAATGCAGCAGAAGGTTCTGAAGTTGACGATAATTCAAACGTTGCGAATAAGAACATTGCTGTACTTAACAATGAATTGTATAAAAGCAATAATATAGACCTTAATAGGTACAGAGTAAAGGAAAAATTACAAGTTCTTTATCCAGATTTCGATTCGAAACAATATGAAAGAGACTTGAAGAATCATATTCTTTACAAGCATGATGAGAACTCTACATTTGGATTCCCATATTGTGTAGCTTTATCCTGTTATCCATTCCTGCAAGGCGGAATTAAGGGAATTGGTGGTTTATCTGCATCTCCAAAGAACCTTGATTCATTTTGTGGAATGTTTGTAAATATGATATTTGCTGTATCTTCCCAATTTGCGGGAGCTGTTGCAACTGCAAGTTTCTTAGTAATGTTTGACCACTTTGCTCGTAAGAAATGGGGTGACCATTATTTCAAATATGCTGACGGTGATAATGCTAAACATAGATGGCATGAAGACGAAAATGGAAATAAAATTGATGAAGGTACTATCGGTAAGCAAATAGAGCAGTACTTTCAACAAATTGTATATTCTGTAAATCAGCCAGCAGCAGCAAGGGGTTTCCAATCAGCTTTCTGGAATGTAAGTTATTTTGATAAACCTTATTTTGAAGGAATGTACGGACATTTCGTATTCCCGGATGGAGATACTCCAAAATGGGATTCTTTAAATTGGCTGCAAAAGAAATTCATGAAATGGTTTAATGCAGAGAGACTTCGTTGTATGCTCACATTCCCAGTTGAAACTGTATCTCTTCTTTATAAAGATGGGAAATTCGAAGACCAAGAATGGGCTGACTTTATATCAGAAGAATATGCGGAAGGACATTCATTCTTTACTTATATAAGTGACAGTGTAGATTCTTTATCAAGCTGTTGTAGACTAAAGAATAAATTACAATCCAATGAATTTACATTTACCAATGGGTTAGTTGGAGAACAAACTGGTTCTAAATCTGTAATTACTCTTAACCTGAATAGAATTATTCAGAATTATATCCGAGAATACAAGGATGATTGTCCGATACCCGGAACTCAATTAAGTCCTTCATGCTATCCGGAACTTGGAGAGTATTTAAAGGATATTCTTGAAAGGGTCTATAAATACCATACAGCTTATAATGAATTACTTTGGGATTTATATAACGCGCACTTACTTCCTGTTTATGAAGCCGGATTCATTAATCTAAATAACCAGTATTTAACTATTGGTCTAAATGGATTAAATGAAGCTGCAATGTTCTTAGGGATAAAATGTAGTGACAACAAAGAATATAAGGAATTCTGTAACTTTATATTTGGAACTATCAAGGAACAAAATCAACTTCACAATACTAAGAAAACCATGTTCAATACTGAACTAGTTCCTGCTGAATCTTTAGCTGTAAAGAACTACAACTGGGATAAAGCTGATGGATATTGGGTTCCTAAAGACAGAAATCTATACACTTCTTATGTATTCCTACCAGAATCAAATAGTTCTATTCTTGAGAAAATCAAGCTACATGGTAGTGAATATGTAGGAGATTGGTTAGACGGAGGAAGTGCCGCACACATCAATCTATCTGAACATCCTACCAAGAATCAGGCAAGTCTGTTACTCAACTATGCTGCAACTGTTGGATGTAGCTATTTAACATTCAATGTTCCTAATTCTGAATGTCAAGACTGCGGATTTATAACTAAGGTTCCTGTTTCTAAATGTCCAATGTGTGGAAGTACTCACATTGACCTTTACGATAGAATCATAGGTTATCTTACTAAAATAAGAAATTGGTCAGCAGGTAGACAAGAGGAGCAAACACATAGAGTATATAATCATCTTACATATACAGTAGATGAATCTAAACTAGGGTATACAGTAAATGAATAATATGACAGGTATAGAGAATGGTTGGGTGTGCGACGTAGAATTGGCTAAGAAAATTATCTTAGCTCATTTCGATACATCTAAATATTACTGTTGTTCAGTCTATGGAGATAAATCCATGGACGATTGGTTGGACAAGGTTAGAAATAATCTACAGGATTTTGATGGAGATTTCTCTATCATTAGAGAAAAGGGTTGGTTCTTAGGTGGTCCAGATGGCTGGTCTGGCTTTGTTATTTGTACATTAGATACATGGCTGAAAGAAATGAATGATTGTGACCCTAATGAAGAGGTGTTATCAGTATGTGAAGTAGATGGCAAGCCAATTGTATTTGTATTACACGAATCTGATTAAAGTATGATAAAATACACAGACACAGCAGTAACTTTAAGGGAGATTCCAGATGAAATCACTCTCTGTATAAATATATCCAATTGCCCATGTCATTGTAAGGGCTGTCATAGCTCTTACTTGGCAGAGGATATTGGAAAACCTCTTGACGAAGATTCTCTAGTAGAACTAATGCTTGATAATAAAGGAATTACCTGTGTAGCATTCATGGGAGGGGATTCAGAGCCAGCATACATTAATTGGTTAGCTGATATAATGTGCAGTATGAATGATACTCCTGGAAGTTGGGCTGATGTAAAGATAGCTTGGTATAGTGGTAGAAAAGAAATACCCCAGGATATTTGTTTAAAAAACTTTGATTATATCAAGCTTGGTCCTTACATTGAAGAATGTGGACCACTTGATAATCCTAATACCAATCAAAAGATGTATAAGGTTAATAAAACCTATGAAGAAACAGGTCTTTATGTGTTAGAAGATATTACACGTTTATTTTGGAAAGAGCAGCCATAAGGTTGCTCTTTTTTATTTATTATGGTTTTAATAGCACAAATTATTGCATGGATATGGATTGCAGATGTAGTATTAACTTCTATATTTACACTCAATCCTGTAGGAAGAGATTATATCAAGAGACATAGTGACATTGAAAAAGAAATGGATAGATACCCATATAAGGCTGTTATTACAGTGATAGTATTACTCACACTAATATTTGCTTAGTATGTTTAATTTCACACTAGCAAATATAGGTGTAGAAACAGAAAAACCTCAACTAGGAGAACAGCAAGTAGAAGCATTGGATGCAATGAAAGAGTTCTTAAAAAATAAGAACAAGAGAGCATTTTCATTGATTGGAGCAGCAGGTACAGGAAAAAGTTTCTTAATGAGAACCCTCATTGAGTATATGGATTCTGAATTTACAATGGAGTATGCTTTATGTGCTCCAACTCATAAAGCTAAGTTAGTACTTTCAAGATTTACTAATAGGGATGCTATAACATTGCATCAATTATTACAGCTTTCTCCAAATATTGAAATCCTAGAGTTGGACTTTAAGGATTTAAAGTTCAGAGTGAATGACAAGAGAATACAGATACCGAGAGGTGGAGTAGTTATATGTGACGAATCTTCTATGATAAATGATGATTTATTTGATTTGTTGATAGAGAAGTGTGTTGCATTTAATTGTAAGGTGATATTTGTGGGAGATAAATGTCAATTACGTCCTGTTAATTCACTCACTACTTCTAAAGTATTTAACTTAGAGGATAGATATATTCTTACTAAGATTTATAGGCAAGCAGAGAATAATGCATTAATGCCTATATTAACTACTTTAAGAAGTAATACTATTGATAGATTCCACTCTGCAGAGTCAGAGGAGGGTTCTCTATATTGTTATTCTGATGTTATTCCATTTCTAAAGGCAGCTGTGCCAGCTTATAAGAAAGCAATGAGAGATGGAGACATATTGGCAACTAAAATATTGTCATATACGAATGTTATGGTTACTAGCTATAACAACTGTGTCAGAAGGGTAATCTGGGAAGATGCAAAGACTGTTGAATATCATCAGTTTGAGTTCTTGACTGGATATGAGAATCTCGAGTTTAATGGTATTAAATTCTGGAACTCAATGGATTATATTATAGTAGACGAGCCAGAAAAGCGTGATATTTATATTCCTGGGTTTATGAAAGTCCCAGGATATGAGCTTACACTGTATGATTCTAATACAGATGACAGAACTCCAATATCTATGATTTCAAGAGATATTGATTCTGATTATATGCAAGCTCTAGCATCACGTATCGAAGGATTACGATTACAAGCCATTAACTTGAAGGAGAATGGTAGACTTCAACAATCTAGAACCGCTTGGAAGGAATATTACAATGTCATTGGAAGTTTCACAACTCCAGTAGATATGTTCTATGAAAATAGGTTAATTAGAAAGAAGTCCTTTGATTATGGCTATGCCTGCTCTACACATAAGTCTCAAGGAAGTTCTTATGGAGAGGTTTTCGTTGATATGAAGAATATCAACCTTTGTAAAGATGAAGATGAAAGAAGACAATTGCAGTATGTAGCATTGTCTCGGACAAGAAAAGATGTTCATTTATTACAATAAAAATTTACTAAAATGACTGAAAGAGAAGAGAAACTCAATTTTATGGCTACTTACTTAGAAGATAAAGAATATGATAACCCTTGGAAAGTTGTAGCCGTCCTAGACCTGTATAAAGCTTATTTTGATGAAGACACTCCAGAAGAAGAAATTCAGAATATCCTTGAAAAAATCACAGTTGATGAGTGGGATGATGGAGAAATTACTTTTGAGAAAGAAGATGGTACCGAAGAGACATATAGAGTATATAATGACGATGATATTGATAATATGCTCTATGACGCTAGACAAGACTACATAATGGATGAGAGACATAGAATTCCAGAAGATTTAAGGGATTATGTTGATTGGACTACACTAGGGGAAGACAGATATGGAAGTATCTATGATTTATTTGATGATAGTGACATAATTGAGTTCTCATGTGAGACAGGTCCTTACACTACTAAGTATCTTTACATAACAATTGCATGGTAACAGTAAAGTTTGTTTATAGTAATCCTTCTGATTCAAAGAGGATACTAGATGCAAATTTATCTGGAATCTTTTTAGAGTTGTTTGATGAAGGCAGCTATAAAGAAAAAAAGCAAGCATATAAAATAAAAGCATCATGCGGAGCCAGAATGACTCCGTTTGTTGCTGTTTATGAAGGAGATGAACTAATTAAGGCTTTCTATTCAGAAGCAGATAAAGACGTATTAAACTCCCTAATAAATTATTTAAATGAAGGTACAAGTAATTAATCTATCGAACAATAAACTTCCACAGTATGAAACTCCTATGTCAGCAGGTATGGATGTACGTGCAGACTTTAGTAGAGTAACAGTTGATAATCCTATTAAAGCATTCGGGGATTGTGAAATTCTTTTTAAATCCGATATTAACAAGGTTACAATGCTTCGTCTTGACCCAGGTGCTAGGGCACTTATTCCGACTGGATTAAAGATTGCTCTTCCAGTTACTGACCAAGACTGTGAGTTTATCTATGAGTGCCAAGTAAGACCTAGAAGCGGACTGGCTCTAAAGAAGGGAATTACTATACTTAACACTCCAGGTACAATTGATGCTGACTACAGAAACGAAATTGGTATAATAGTCATTAACCAAGGTCACGAAGCGGTGTGGATTGAGGATGGAGAACGTATTGCTCAATTAGTATTTGCAACGGTAGCTAAGGCTGAATGGGAAGAAGTAGCTAGATTAAATGAAACAGAACGTAAAGGTGGATTTGGACATACTGGAGAGAAATAATGAGGAATACCTTAATTTCTAAAGACTCAAAGGGTAAAATCAGAGTAGTTGAGATTTCCTGTGAAGGAAGTGAACTCTCTGGCTTTACAATTAAAAGAAACACTTACCAATATCAAGGTAAGGTTACAGCACAGCCAGATATAACTATTACTAAAGGTAAGGTAAAGAGAACTGTCACACAACAGGCAGAACTCGAATATAATTCCCACCTGAAAAAATATCAAGATAAAGGCTATAAGTTAATTGAGGGAGAAATCGAAGATTATACTAAAGCCCAACTTGATGAAATTCTTCCAGAGCATAAGACCGATGCTAATGGTTGTAAAAAACATATGCTTGCTAAAGACTTTAATAAAGTTGCAACAAGTGTATATGATAAGGTCAAAGTGTGGCTAGCATCTCGTAAGATTGATGGAGTCCGCTGTTCCTTCTATTTTAAAGATGGTGAAGTTCATTCTTCAAGTAGAGGTGGAGGAGACTATGACCCAGCTACTGTACACATAAGAAATAATCCAGCTTTAATCGAATGGTTTAGGAATCATCCAGATGTGTCTATTGATGGAGAATTATATTCTCATGGTAGACCACTTCAATGGATTTCTGGTACTGCAAGATTGGAGCAAGACGACCCTAGAACTCTAGAATTAGAGTTTTGGATGTATGACATTATGGATGCAGAAGCTGATTTCACTCAAAGAAATGAGCAAATGCTTGAAATGGCAGAAGAGTTAAATATTACTTCTGATTTATTTGCCCCTATTCTTACTAAGGATTTACAAATAAGACTTGTTCCTCAAGAAGAAGTTAGTGGTTGGGCAAATATTAAAAAGTTACATGATAAGTATGTAGGTGAAGGTTTTGAAGGTGTTGTTATTCGTAATCCGAGTAAGCTATATGGCTTTGGTAAACGAACTAATGACATGATTAAAATCAAGGAATATCAGGATGCGGAATTTGAAATCACTGGTATTTCAGAAGGTCTTCGTGATGAAGATATGTGTTTCACCTGTGTAACTGAAGATGGGATAGAATTTAAGGCTAAGCCAATGGGAAGTAGAGAATTAAAGCAGGAATATAGAGACAATCTCGATGATATTATCGGAAAGATGGCTACTGTTAAGTTCTTCTATTATTCAGAAGAAGGAACTCCACTGCAGCCAGTACTAAAATGTATTAGAGATTATGACTAATAGTGAAATTATTCTACAAACAATTATAAACTTAGTTCAAAATGCCCCAGCCCCCACTGGCAATTATTGGTACTTAAGTTTCCCTAAAACATTTCAAGAAGCTGTGGATGAAAATTTTGGCAGATTTTTGAAAGAGGATGGGATATACCATTTTGCAGGTAATAGATATGAAATAACTTGCATTGACTATAAATTCTAAAAGCATGAGCAAACATGAAGTAATCTTTAATGGGTATATTTACAGAGCCACACGAAGCTATGAGTTATAAAAAACAAATAGACATTGCATCCAAAGTAGGCGAATTGCTGGTCGAAATGACTGGCAAAACGCTTAGTAAGGACGAACAGGACGATATGTTTAAAGACGTATTCGAACAAACACTTCGGTTAATGAGCCGTTTTACTAGCGATGTTGTTGAAGCTATGTACGACAGCACAGAGAACTGGGATGAATTTTTAGAACTAATAAAAGAAAGATAAAAATATGGAAAAATTTGGATTTGGAGATGCTATCTCCTTTATGGAAAGTGGTCTTACAGTTTGTTTAACTATAGAAGGCAAGACTAGAATGTACTTCATGGAAGACGGAAAAATTATATGTGGAATCAAGGATTCACATGTAAACTATGTGGTGACCAAGTTCTACACTGATGCAGTCTTGTCTAAAGAATGGAGTATATATGAACCTTAAGAAAGCTGCCTTATTCATGGGCTATAGAGAAATATCTAAGGATAAATTTCTTAAGCCTGTTGGTTACTCCTGTTTAGCTATAAAAACTGATACTTTAGAGTTTGTCAGTTTCTTTAAAGCAAATGGAGAAATACATGTATGGTCTTCAGGAATATTCGATGAGGATTGTACTGTAGAAGACTACATTGAAGCAATTAAAAGCTTTGAAACCTACAAATTACACCTTGCATTTGAGGACAGTGATTTTCATTTTATAACACCAGAACAATTAATTGAATTATGAAATTAATCCAAAGTAAAAATGCCAATGTAAACTATTTGGCAAAGATTGTAAAAATTGATAACTTCCATAAACACTCTGACCCAGAGGTTACGAAGTTAAAATGTTGCTGTATTGATGGATTTAATATCATTACTGGTATTGATTCCGAACCGGGGTTGTATGTATATTTCCCAACAGCTTGTTGCATCAATCCTAAATTCCTTAGCTATGCAAATTTGTATCGTCATGGTGAGCTAAATGTAGACCAGACGAAGACTGGAATGTTTGAGGACAATGGTCGTGTGAAGGCTATCAGATTGCGTGGTGAGCTGTCTGAAGGATTTATCATCCCTATTGTAGTTCTTGAAAATTGGGTGATGTCAACAGTTAATGTTGAACTTAAAGTAGAAGAAGGAACAGAATTTGACTCTATTGAACATGACGGAAAAACATTTTGGGTTAATAAGAAGTATATCCCTAAAAATACTCGCACTTCAGGAGCACCGGGCTCAGGAAATTCAGGTAAAGGAAAGCAACCTAAGGGACTTGATAAAATCATCGAAAATCAGTTCAGGTTCCACTATGATACCGTCCTTATCAAAAAGTGTCCGCATGTTTTACATCCCAACGACCTTATCAGCATAACTTCTAAAGTTCATGGAACCTCTGGAATATCTGCTTATGTATTGTGTAAGCAAGAACTAAACTGGAAACAGAAAATTGCTCGTTGGTTGACCGGAGAGGAGTTTGATAAGTACGACTATTTGTATTCTTCTCGCTCTGTAATCAAGAACCAGTATTACAACAGAAATGTTCAGAGCGGATTCTATGGAGTCGATGTATGGAGATATGCTGACGATGTTGTTCGTCCATGCCTTTCTAAAGGTATGACTGCTTATTATGAAATCATTGGATTCTTACCTAATGGTGGTTATATTCAGAAGAACTATGATTATGGTTATATTCCACCCGTTGGAGATGAAGCTTATACATACGGGAAGCATTTTGGAGTTCAAATTTATCGTGTAACTATTACAGATGTGAGCGGTAAAGTACATGAGTTCTCTGCTCGTGAAGTACAATTATGGGCTCAAATGGTAGGTCTTGTTCCGGTTGAGCAATATTACTATGGTTATGCTAAGGACTTGTATCCTGACTTAGACCCATCTGAACACTGGAATGAGAATTTCTTATCAAAATTAGCTAACGATAAGAACTTCTATATGGAATGTAATTCCCCAACTTGTGATAATAAAGTTCCTCATGAAGGAATTGTAATCAAGATTGAGAACATGAAATCAGAAGCATTTAAATTGAAGTGTTTCAAGTTCTTAGATGGAGAAGGTAAAGCCCTTGATAAGGGAGAAGTTGATATTGAATCAGAATCTTAAAAAATTAATAAAATGACTAGTAAAGAAGTAAAACAAATCGTAGACGAAAACATCAGTAAATTATTTTGGGCTTTATTACCTAAAATTCCAAGTATGGTAGGAGATGACTACCTTGAATATACCGTAAATGAATCTGTGGTAAAAATCAGATGGAGAAAGAAATATAAACTTGATTGTGAAACTCCTCTTCCAGACAAACTAACCGATAAACCATTTGACAACATTAAAGACAACTTGTATAGATTTAGTGCAATACCATTTGGTGGCTTTATGTTCTATGGATATCCCGATGCGGAGAAGAATCCAATAGTAGAAGGAATTACTTTTGTTATTGAAACCAAGGATGGAATGTTTATGGTTCCAGAATTGTCTAGAACAGAGACAGTTAAAGCTCAAGAGCTTGTTGAAGAAGCGTACCGTAACTATACTGTGCACAGTGTAATTGAACTATATAGAGCTGTAAAGTAATGTATTTATATACTAATGAATTTTATGGGAATTACGAAGCAGGGATAATTATAGTCGCTGCTCGTAATGCTTTTAGGGCTATGGAGATTATTCGAGAACAAAATGGGGATGAGTATCCAGATGAAAATCTCGAACAAATAGTAGGAGCTACATACGAAGGTAAAGAAGGAGTAATTAATCAATTAGTGTACCGTGAGTAATGGAAAAACGAAAATTAATACTTTGTAGAGGTATTCAAGCCTCTGGTAAATCAACCTGGGCAAAGGCATGGGCTAAAGAAGACCCAGAACATAGAGTCCGTTTCAATAATGACGATATTCGTAACATGCTTGGAGAATATTGGGTTCCGAACAGAGAAGGGCTAGTAACTGAACTTAAGCATTCTTTTGCTTGTGAAGCAACTAGAAAAGGATATAACATTGTTATAGACAACATGAATCTTAATCCCAAAGAGGTAAAGTGGTGGGAAGACATCATTAAAGTTGCTAATTCCATTACAGAATTTGAATATGAACTGGAATTTAAGGATTTCTTTGTTTCAGTTGATGAATGTATTCGTCGTGATGCAATGCGTGAGCAGCCAATGGGAGCTAAGGTAATTAAAGACACTTGGAGAAGATACCGTGATTTTATTATCCAAGAGGATATTAAAAATATGTTAAGTAAGAGTGCCGAGCATGTAGACGGAGGTCACCCTGTTATATTGGTGGATATGGATGCTACTTTATGTTTGAATACTACTGGTAGACCTTACTATGGCGATGGTGCGGCTGAAGGCATGTTGAATGATATTGCTATTGAAGGTACTTGTACACTTGTTAGACGTATGTATGAGAAGTGTAAAGTATTTATTGTCACTGGTAGAGAAGGCACTCCTGAAATCGTAGCAGCTACTAAAGAATGGTTGGCTAAGCATGATATTAAGGTTGATGAACTATTCTTCCGTCCAGTTAAGGATTACAGTCCCGGAGCTGAATGTAAGAAGAAAATCTACGAGGACAATATTAAGGGAAAATATAATGTTCAATTCGTTCTTGAAGACAATTACAAATGTGTAGAGATGTGGAGAGAACAAGGTTTGACCTGTTTACAACCAAACGAGGGAAAGTTTTAGTATGATAGACAACTTGGGAAATAGAATGAAATCTTACTATGAGAATCGTTCTAAAACATTTTTGACTAGGCGTACTCCAGTTATTATAAGGCTGGATGGAAAAGCATTTCATACATTCACAAAGGGTTTTAATAAGCCCTTTGATGAAGTTATGTGTAGTGCTATGCAACAAACAATGAAATATTTATGTGAGAACATTCAGGGATGTGTTTTAGGATATACACAATCTGATGAAATAACTTTAGTACTTATTGACTATCAGAAACTTACTACTGATGCTTGGTTCGATTATAACGTCCAGAAAGTATGTAGTGTAGCTGCATCTATGGCAACTCTTGCTTTCAATAGACAATTCCAGAGACAAATTGTAGAGCTTTCCTATAATGGGAAATTAGATAATGACGAACTAACTAATTCGTACAAGCGTTCTGCTAAAGCTGGAGCAGTGTTTGATGCCAGATGCTTTAACATTCCAAAGGAGGAAGTAACTAATTGTATCTTATGGCGGCAACAAGACGCTATTAGGAATAGTATTTCCTCTGTAGGACAGGCTAATTTCTCCCATAAAAGATTAGAAGGTTTGGATTCTAAACAAATCCAAGAGCTATTATTTCAAGAAAAAGGAATTAATTGGAACAATTATCCTACCAAATTTAAAAGAGGGAGTTGCTGCATAAAGAAATGTTACCAAGCCACGGGTTCAGTTTTGAGAAGTCACTGGTTTATTGATGATGAAATTCCAATCTTTACAGGAGAAGGAAGGGAATATATTGAAACACTATTATAATGGGAATACTAGTAGGACAATTAATTGAAATTCTCCAGAAATACGACCAAGATAGAGTAGTAATGATACATACTCTTAATGGAGAAAATGTCGAAGTTAATGGGTATTTCGTACAGAAAGACCTAAACGATGACGGATTTTATTTAACAAACTTAGATGTAATTCCAAATGACTGAAACATATATAAATCACGGAGAATTGTTAACTCAATCTCTTAGAGATGTTAAAGCTAATTTCCTAGCTATCATGGAAACATTACCGGAGTGTTTTGTTGGTAAGTGTCCTTTTGATATAGTTCTAGAGGTAATGGAACAGCTAGGATTCGAGGAGCTTGAACATGAAACAAACGGTTGGGATTTGGATTATTGGGCTACATTTACTAAAGGGAATTTAACTTATTCAGTAGATGGCAGCCATTATTATGGAAACTGCAAAGTTGAGAAAGTGTATGACAATTGATAATTTTGATTTAATAGAGGAAAACTTAAAGTTTGAATCTAATGATGATTTCTACTTTCTTCAAGTAATTCAACGAAAGAAGGATGGAAATGTAACTGGGAGAGGCAATAATGGGGCAAGACTCATTAAAGCCTATTATATACACAGTATTGATTATCTTGAGGAAAAGAAACAAAAGATAATTGAACTGTGCCAAAACAATAATGCTAGAGCATACATTCATCTTAATAAAAGAAGTTACTTCAAGACAGCATGTGGAGCTCAAGAGAAACTTGCAAGGATGCTTATGGAAGGAAATGCCTTCCAAGCTCCAAGGGTTTGGGACCATGTCTGTGGGGAACTTCCTGCACAAAGTGGGAGAAATCTATTAAGGTTAGTAGATGTTGATACTTGTGATAAATGGAAATTAAACGCCATTATAAGAATTGTAAATTCATGTAGAGGTAATGAGGATAATAAAGTAAAGCTTGTTGTTCCCACTCTACATGGCTATCACCTTATTACATCTAAATTCGATGTTGAACAGTGTCAACAAGAATTAGCAATTAATGGAATTGATGCTCTAGACATTCATAGAGACAATCCTACATTATTGTATTATCATAAACCAAGAATTGTTGGTGGCTAAGCTGAAAAGCGTAACCACCTTTTTACAAGCAGTTAGTCTTTGTACCCAATTTCTTCCAGCCGAACTACGTATCCAAATAGAGAAGATGTTACATTATACATTACAAGAGATGAAGAATATATGTACAATTCTAAAAGACGAACAGAATGTCAAACCTACCATTAGGAGCAGAACTAGACGAAAGAGCTCCGTTTAATGTTAATGAAAAAGTATTCAAGTTTTCTGTAGAGATTACAGGAGACTTCTATTATGAATATCAAGGAACCTTAGATACTGATGAATTTGAGATTGCAAGAATGTTAAAAGAACGGATTGCAGATTTTATGGCATCAAATGGAGATATAGATTTGGATGAAATTAGTGTGGGAGTTCATTAATGATTTATCTAGTTACTACGCAGCAAAGATTCTTTAAGTCCGATGCATATGAAATCATGTCTAAAGAAGATGCTTTAGAGCAAATCCTAAAACACAAATGGATTGAATATGATAGTGAAACTGAAGGATTGGACCCTTACACTAAAGCTTTATTATGTATTCAATTTGGCTTAGGTGAGGACCAAATAGTAGTAGATACCACAACAATTGATGTTAATTATTTTAGACCAGTGTTTGAGAATCCTGATATTACATTACTAGGATGGAATCTTTCATTTGATTTGAAATTTTTATATCATCACAGAATAGTCCCTGTAAATGTATGGGACGGAATGATAGCTGAGAAGCTATTATATTTGGGATATCCAGCCCAATTTCATAGCCTGTCTTTACAATCTGCAGCACACCATTATTTAGGTTTAGACTTGGATAAGAGTATTCGGGGTAAGATTGTTAATACTGGATTAACAGAAGATGTCATAGTTTATGCTGCACATGATGTTGTTTATCTTACTAAGATTAAAGAGAAGCAAACAGTTGAGTTGGTAAAGAAAGACCTTCTTAGAGCTGTTGACTTTGAAAATCATTTTGTTCCTGTTATTGCCTATATTGAATATTGTGGTGCAAAGATTGATGTAGACAAATGGAGAGCTAAAATGAAGGATGATATTAGGCAAATGAAGGATGCCGAAGCAAGTATTAATAAATGGGTGGAGGATTTTTATGAAGAACATAAAATGATTCATCCAGACCCACAGCTGAAAAATCGTCCGTTTGTAAAGACACATATTATGACTACACTTAGAAAGGAAATGAAAGACCTGATGAAGATTCCTCCTACTGCATTTGGAGTAAAGAGGAAAGTTGTTGATGAAGGAATAGAATATTCATTTGGAATACCTTTCGATTATGTAGAAATGAATCTACAAGGAGATTTATTCTCTGGATTTGATAACGCATATAGGTGTAATATAAACTGGAATAGTAGTAAACAAGTTGTTCCATTATTTGAATTACTTGGAATAAATTGTACAACAGTAGACAAGAAAACTAAACAGAAAACTAAATCTGCTGGAATTGATATTATTGAACCGCAGAAAGCTAAATGTTCTATTATTGAACCTTATATAGAGTTTAAAAAGACAGGACAGTTAGTAAAGGCTTTTGGAGAGAAGTTTTTAAAGCTCATAAATCCAGTGAGTGGGCGTATTCATGCTGACTTTTATCAGCTTGGAACGGATACGGGACGATTAAGTTCAAGTAATCCGAATCTTCAAAATCTTCCACATACTGCAATTACTAGAGCCTGTTTCGTTTCAGAGCCTGGAAACAAATGGATATCTGTGGATTATAGTGGACAAGAATCTTTCCTAATGGCATCCGTCGCTAATGATAAAGCTATGCTTGATGAACTTATTAATGGTTCTAAAGATATGCATTCTCTGACAGCCAAGATGGTATTTAAGGACAAAATTCCTCAAGATATGCCTACTGAAAAAGTAAAAAAACAATTCCCAGAACTTAGACAAGAGGCAAAGGGATATGAATTCTGCTTTAATTATGCAGGTAATGCTTCTACTTTAGTAAGAAACTATGGTATCCCGAAAAGGAGAGCTCAAGAAATTGAGGATAATTATATGAATGGTTTCGCGGGATTGAAGGCATATCAGGAACGTCAAAAGGAATTTGTTGTGAAACATGGATATATTTTGCTAAGTCCTGTGACAGGACATAAAGCATTTATTTATGATTGGGATAATCTGAATAGAATAAATGATGATTTAGGGACAGTAGATGGGCAGTATGCTATGCAAACTCGGGATGAGAGTAATCCATTGTTCCAAGAAGCTGACTTCTTAAGAAGAAGATTATCTGACTCTATGAAGCAGTCTGTAAATTATCCAATTCAAGGAGCAGGAGCATTGTGCTTTAAATTAGCTTCTATAAAGCTATTTAATTGGCTAAAGGAAAATAACTTGCTTTTTAAAGTTAAGTATTGTATTCCTGTACATGATGAAATCAATCTTGAAGCTCCGGAAGAGATAGCAGAAGAAGTAGCTAAGATATTAGTTCAATGTATGGAATCTGGAGGTAAGCCATTTTGTACAAGAGCACCATTAACAGCAGATATATCAATTGGAGACCATTGGATTCACTAAAAATATGAAATTAATAAAACCGAGTTTTGAAATAATAGAACAAAAACCAAGAGATATAGTTATTCCAGCAGATATGGAAATTGGTCCTCAAATGTGGAAAGAAGAGCTTATAAACTCTGTATACAGACAAATAGAAATGGCTGGAAGAACTTGCTATAAATCAGAGGACAAAATAACAGAAACTTCTGCGAAGGAGTTTGTGGATAGAATGGTTAAGTCGGGACACGGTGCTATGTTAGAGCATGGTACTGTGTATCTAAGAATTCCAGATGTTAGCTCTGACGGTCAATGGGTATATCCTGCGAAAGGTAAATATCTCGGAAACAAATATTCAGTTACAAAATCCAGATTAGAAGGAATTGCTCAAAATCCATATTCAGTCTTTTATGTGACTACTAATTATAGAGTACTGGTGGAAAATAATTGGCTTGGCGACTTACAATATATCTGTGAGCCTACAGAGTATCATGTTAAGAGAGTTACCGTTAAGTTTATTTGTGACAGAGGTGTATCCCATGAATATGTAAGGCATAGAGTATTCAGCTTTGCTCAAGAAAGCACCCGTTATTGTAATTATTCCAAGGATAAATTTGGTAATGAATGTACCTTTATTATTCCTAGCTGGTTAAATTATGAAGAACAACAGTTCGTTAGCAAGAATGATTCTTCTTGCAGTATTAGAACTGACCTATCTGAGCATGAGTATTTTATAGATTTATTACTAGAGTCTGAGAGAACTTATAATTATCTAACCCAGTATTGTGATTGGAAACCTCAACAGGCAAGAGCAATACTTCCTAACAGCTTGAAGACTGAATTAGTAATGACAGGCACTATTGAACAGTGGGAAGGCTTCTTTAAGTTAAGAGATGCAGGTAGTGCGCACCCACAGGCTTATGAGTTGGCACATCCTTTACACGAAGAATTTATTAAAAGAGGATGGACAAAGAATAACTAAATTAGTTTTACTTAAAATATATAATTAAAAATGGAAGACTTAATAGTAACTCCGTATGACATTGACACAACTTTAGGTGTTGAAGAAGTAGATGAAAGGAAGGACAAAAAGGAAAACAATGGTGCAGAATTTATGCAAGAAATGTTTCAGAATGAAGAGTTCAGAAATATGTGGATAAAGATGCATACTCCTTGGAAGAGCAAAATTAGAACTGGAACTCATGGTCACAAGACCGGAAGAAATGAAATCTGTCCTTACTGTACGTCAGGAAAGAAATTTAAAAAGTGCGAATGTTATGAAAGGTACAAAGCCGACCCATTTATTACGGGCGGAAGTCAAGCAAATATTTGAGGTTTGGTTGACTAATGAACAAGCTGAAGAATTGATGGCTCCAGAAGGATATGTAAAAATATCCACGGAGTCTAAATTGTTTGAGAATCTGGTATCTATGGATATTCCTTCTGTAAAGTTGGATGGACAAGAACTGCCAGATTCTTGTTATTTAAAAATTGACAATAAGAAAATACATGGCAAATCTGACAAATAAATTTGACTGTAATAAGGTATTTTTCACTTCTGATTGTCACTTTGACCACGCAAATATAATTAAGTATTGTAATCGTCCATTTGAGTCTGCTGATGAAATGAATCGGCAACTCATATTAAATTGGAATAAAGTAGTCCAGTGGGACGATACGGTCTTCATATTGGGCGATTTCTGCTTTGGTCAAAAGACACGTTGGGAGAAAATTTTACCTCAACTAAACGGCTATAAATACCTTGTATTAGGTAATCACGACAAGTTGAAATACATCCCAGAAAATGGGTTCGAAGCTGTTGAAAGACAAATGATGATTACTATAACAGGTGATGAGGAATGTAATAACCAACAACTCTTTATGAGTCACTATCCTATGATTACATGGGACGGTTCTCATAGAGGAAGTTGGCAATTGTATGGACACATTCATACTGAAAAAGGAAAGAAAACTCCTTTTGAAGATAAATTAGTTCCAAATCAGTATGATGTTGGTGTAGATAATAACGATTACACACCAGTATCTTGGCAACAATTAAAGGAAATAATCACTAAAAGAAATTTAAGAGGTTAAAAATGGAATATAAGATTTTTGAATCTTCTGACACTAATGTCAAGAAGTTTGTATTTGAATGGGGAGCTAGTGCAGTAACGAAAAAAGGAATTGCAGAAGCAGTCCTTTATCGTTATGGAGAATACGCGAAGAGAACAGTAATTTGCTGTTCTGTACAGTCTGGATGTCCGGTTGGCTGTACGTTCTGTGGAACAGGAAAGTTCTTTGTAAGGAATCTTGATTGGCATGAGATAATAGAACAAGTAACTACAGTTCTAAGTACCATTGATTGTAATACTAAAGACATTGAGAAATTCCAAATTATGTTCATGAGTATGGGAGAGCCATTTCTGAATTATATCAATTTGGAGCGAGCTATCGAGTCTTTACATGACTTATATCCAAATGCTCAACTATTAGTGTCCACATCTGCTCCATCTACATTATATCATGCAATGTCAGAGTTTATTGAACTCTCCAAAAGAATACCTCAAGTCGGATTGCAGTTTTCAGTACATGAATCAACTGATGAAGCTAGAGCAAAATTAATTCCGACTAAGACTTGTACTCTCCGCCAGATTGCTGCTGCGGGAGAATTTTGGGCAGCGAACACAGGAAGAAAACCATTCTTCAATTACTGTGTACATGAAGGAAATGATACAGAAGAAGACGCAAGGAGACTGTACAAACTCTTTCGAACCGATGTTTGGGAAACTACTCTTTCTGTAATTTGTGAAAAGGATGAAACTGTAAAGAATTCTATTGATAGACAAATTCGTCTTATTAGAGACTTTAACAGGAGACTCTGTGAACTAGGTTTCTCCACTAGAGTATTTAATCCTGCTGGTCAGGACGATATTGGTGGAGGATGTGGACAATTGTGGTACTTCCAAGACTGGTTAAAACATGAAGGTATTAATAAGTCTTGAGGGAGCATCACCACAAACAGATATAGTACGTAATCTAACGCCATTAGAATTTAGAGATTTGCTTAGTAAACCTGCATGGGTTCCAGTAAATTATCTGGGTTGGCGTTGGGTAGGTAGTACCGTATATTACAAAATAATATCATATAATGATTAAACAATAAAATACTATGGCTTTAAAAAAGAAATATCAAACAATAGAGGAATTATTGGTTTATCCAAGTCTCGAACCAACCATTGAAGTAATTCCAGATGATGGTGCTCATCGTTACCGTGCCCAAATGTGTGCTGGCTTTGTTAATGGCAAAACCAAGTATGTGGATGCTACTGACACAATTCAGTTTGTTCACAAGCATGAAGACGGTACAGTAACTCCTGGTTGGCAATCAGAGCAACTTGCACTTATCTTACTTGATAGAGTGAAGAAGCTGAATGAGAAGTTCCCTTGTGAACAGAACGCTAAGCAAGTAGCAGCACTTGAAGCATACCTTGATGCTTGTAAAGAACGTGTTGAAGATAGAATTAACCGTAACGTAATGGGAGACTTGAAGGAATGAAAGTTTTTATAGATAAACCTGGCATTGATTCTATTCTTAAGCAGGGGAATATTATTGAGTTTGCGTTTGATGGTAAACCCAATAATATAGGCATCTATGTAGGGCGTGACCAAACAGGACACACTATAATTCTTTTAGAACATCCAGCTTTTGTACCAGGAACTTTAATGACGTATTCATATATGGATGACGTTAAGTTATTTAAAGGTACAGTGACTCTTAGTAATGATTAAAACTTATTACTACGCAATAGATAAAGATGGGAAGGGTTGGTATTATGACAATCCTCCCATTTGGGATGGAGAATCTTGGAATGTAAATCCTAAGTATGATGCTTGGGGTAAAGTCAACGACCTTCATCCCAAATCTTTGTTTAGCTTTCCTATACCAGAAGGAATGACTTATGAAAATGAACCTATAAAATTTGAAATTGAAATATGAGAAAGACATTTGCAATAACCGATGAAGACGGAAAGCGTTGGTTACTTGATACAAAAGGAACTCCTATCCGTGATACTGTGATAGGAGAGTGGGTTGATAGTAAAGCCATCTCTTTTGATTATCTTCCAGATTTGCCACCTATTTTTAGAGAAATGTTCTATTTCTATGCTGGAGAGCAAAGGTGGGAAGATGAACCAGTCGAAATCCCACCACTTGGGCAATTCATAAAAGATGTATATTCAAGAAAAGATGAGTACGGCAATAAATTCAAATATTTTGTATTCAAAATAGAGGATTTAGCTAATGCTCTTGGAGAATGTAGACTAAGAGAGTTCTTTGACATTACTGAAAGGTACAATGAATACAGAGCCAACCATAGAGGTAAGGCTCCAGGTAAGTATTGGGTAATTAACAGAGACGAGGTTCCAGAGATAAAATCATTTGAGGAACTTAAAAAGAAAGTAACAGAATGAGACTTTGGATAACAAAAGACGAAGAAGGATTGTGTTTGTGGAGAACAAAACCAGCCCTTAATGAAGATGGGGTTTGGTGGGAAGATGATGAAGACTATGAAGAAATTAATTCTTGCATCTATTACTCTATTACTGGCTATGCAGACCTCCCCAAAGAAGGAGAAATCATAGAAATAGATGTTACTCTTGTTTCTCCTTCCCAACAATTAGAGAGTAAGAAATACATAAAAACTAGGAAACATAAATGAAATTTGGCGCATTATCAGACTTACATGGGATTCTTCCAGAAATAAAAGAAGAGTGTGATATTTACTTAATCTGTGGGGATATTACCCCACTAAAGATGCAAAGAAATATCCCACAAAGCAAGAAATGGCTCAGTCATGAATTTGCTCAATGGGTAAAAGATTTACCTTGTGAAAAAGTATTTATGGTAGGCGGAAATCATGACTTTGCATTAGCGTCTATATATCAGAATACTCTTTCCAAAAATTCCCTTCTTTATACTCCCACTGATGGGAAGTTAGTAATGCTCGATAATGAGTCATATACTTACATTGATTATAAAGATGGAACCGAATACACAATTTGGGGAACTCCATATTGCAAGATATTTGGAAATTGGGCATATATGTATGAGGAGAAAACTCTTATAGAAGCGTACTCCACAATGCCCGAACATTGTGATATAGTAATCTCACACGATGCTCCTAAGCTGTGTGGATTAGGTGTTATTCATCAGTCATGGACTAGAGAGGATGTAGGTAATCCTTGGTTGGCTGATGAAATTATGAGAAAACATCCAAAGTATGCTTTCTGTGGACACATTCATTCAGGAGAACACAGATTGATGACTTTAGATGATATGAAAATGGCAAATGTGTCTTTAGTAGACGAGAGATACATTCAATCATTTGAACCTTTAATAATTGAATTATGAGTAATAGTAACAGTAGTGGAGGAATTGGCATAGGTGGAATTCTTCTTATAGTATTTATTGTTCTTAAGCTATGTGGCGTCATAGCTTGGTCTTGGTGGTGGGTCTTAAGCCCATTATGGATTCCGATAGCCTTATGGTTGGCTATTGTTGCAATTGCAGGAATATTTAGTAGCTGGAGTCGATGAGTAAAATACTTATAGTAGTTGATATGCAGAATGATTTCTGCTTAGAGAGTGGCTCTTTATATGTAAAGGGAGCCACTCCTGCTTTATGGAATATAGAAGAATTAATGTATAAAGAGCATTTTGATAGAGTGTGGTTTACTGTGGACTGGCACGCTTTCTTTCATCCTTCTTTTAAAGAAAATGGAGGAGAGTGGCCAGTTCATTGTGTCCAATATTCCCAAGGTGCGGCAATTAATGATTTACTTCTTACAGCTTGTAGAAATAATAATCTCCGATACGATGTAATTGAGAAAGGACTGTTTAAAGAGGAATATGGGGCTTTTCCAGACCTTAAACCTGACCCAAACAGGAAAAGCCATTATACTTATTCGCTTGATGATATTTACGATAGTAGAGCTGACATATACCTTTCGAATGAATCGGAAATTGTAATTTGTGGAGTTGCGGGAGATTATTGTGTACTTAACACAATTAAGAACTTGCAACCTATTTGGGATAGGCTTTCAGTATACCTCCCAGGGATTGCATCTATTGATGGCGGAACAACACTCCAAAAATTTATAAAAGAAAATAAGTTAAACATTTATCAACCAATAGAGAAATGATAATTAAATCAATTTTAGATACAGATTTATACAAGTTTACAACTTCTTATGCTTACATGAAGTTGTTCCCACAAGCGGTAGGAACTTTTGAGTTTAAAGACCGTGATAATACTGAATACACAGAAGAGTTTGTTGAGCAACTTCGTATTGAGTTATATAACCTTGCTCAGGTAAGACTTACAAGTGATGAATTTGAGTTTATGAACTCTATTCGATTCATTCCAAGACATTACTGGGAATGGTTATCTCAATTCACATTTAACCCAAGTAAAGTACAAATCTTCTTGGATGAAGAAAAACATCTTCACATTGTAGCAAAGGATTATCTTTATAAAGTCTCTCTTTATGAGGTGCCTATCCTTGCAATGGTTTCAGAGTTAAGAAATAGAATGTTGGGCTATAAAGTCAATATTCCTGTAATGCTTAATAAACTGGAAAGTAAAATTAAGCGTTCCAATCAATCAGGAATTTATTTCTCCGAATTTGGAACTCGTAGAAGATTCTCTTACAATATACAAGAAGAAGTTATTAAGTATATTAAAGAGAAATCAATCTATTGTACCGGAACTTCCAACTGCTACTTTGCGATGAAGTATGACATGAAACCAATGGGAACACATCCACATGAATGGTTTATGTTTCATGGCGCTATGTACGGTTACAAACAAGCTAATTATATGGCTCTTGAGAATTGGGTAAATGTCTATGACGGAGACTTGGGAATAGCTCTTACCGATACTTACACATCGAATGTATTCATCAAGAACTTCTCACGTAAACAAGCTAAGTTGTTTGACGGAGTACGATGTGATTCTGGAGACGAGTATGAATTTGTAAATAAAATGATTGCTCGCTATAAAGAATTGGGTATAGACCCAACTACGAAAACCATTATCTTTAGTAATGCTTTGGATTTTGAAAAGGCTGAAGATATTGCTCTCTATTGTATGACTAGAATTAGAGCATCGTTCGGTATAGGTACAAACCTTACCAATGACACTGGATTTAAACCCTCTAACATTGTTATGAAACTTACATCTTGTCAGATGAACTCTAATCAGCCGGTATATGACTGTGTAAAGCTATCTGATGATGAAGGCAAACATACGGGACGTGCAATGGAAGTTAACTCTTGTTTTAGCAGAACTTGGACTATGAAATTTGAATATTTAGAAAAAACAGACATTACCTGCGAAGAGCTTAATCGACTGGGCGATGACGGTTGGGAATTAGTCGCAACTATAATTAAGTTCTTATCAGGAGGCAAAGTTTCCAGTCGGGTAATAGTTTATTATCTTAAACGAGTAAAACAATGAAAGAATTAAATTATGAAAAGGTATTTAATACCTTAGTAGAAGAAACAGCAAATTATGTTACTTCTAATGGTTTGAAAGCAATGGTATTAGGCATCAGTGGAGGAATTGACTCCACTGTTGTTGCTGCTATCTGCCATGAAGTTAGTAAGAAGACTGGCATTCCTCTTATAGGTAGAAGTCTTCCTATTAAGAATAAAGAAGATGAGTTTGACGTATCTAAACTTGTCGGAGAAGCCTTCTGTGATGAATTTAAAGTATTCAATCTGAGTGATTCTTACAAGGCATCCTTATTTGACCTTTGTGCTGATGCAGGATTGATTAAAGACTGTAAAGGCTACGACTGGTATTGGCTAAGTGATTTAGAAGAACTGGCTGGCAGAACCCCTATTGCTAATGGCAATATCCAAGCTAGATGTAGAATGATACATCTTTATGATATAGCATCTATTCGCAAGGGATTAGTAATGAGTACAGATAATCAAACTGAATATCAGCTTGGATTCTGGACTATTCATGGTGATGTTGGTGACTTTGACCCTATTCAAGACCTGTGGAAGACTGAAGTTTACGGACTGGCAAACTATTTGCAAGACCATTATAAAAGTAAAGCTCTAGAAGCTCTTCGTAATGATTATAAAGAAACTTGCGATAATTATAAAGCAATGTCATGTGCTATATATAATTCTTGCAAGCTAGTTCCCACTGATGGTCTTGGTATTAGTAATAGTGACTTAGACCAGATAGGTGCTAAGGACTACGCTACTGTGGATGATATCCTTAGTAGATTCATTCCATTCGAGGACTTTAGAAAAAGCTATGATTCAGCTGGACAAATCATGCACCCACATGATGAAATGGCAGAATCTGATTGCTGGTCACAGTTATGTGCTAAACATGGAGAAGATGTAGTCAATAAGGTTTGGAGCCGACATTTAGCTTCCGAATTTAAACGTAAGAAAGCTCCAATTTATATACCCAGAAAAGAATATGAAAACGATTGACGAAATATATGAGCAGTTATTAGTTGCTCTAAAAGAAGCCAACTATCTTGTATCTGACTATGATTATACATGGGAAGATTCTTTCTATATGATAGTTGAGAAAATGGACGATGATTCTCAGGCATTTAGATTGACTGTTAGACTTGAGGAAGAGACAGTCCATGCCACTCTTGACTTGGTGGAAGTATATGTTCAAGAAAGATACTATAATGCTGACGACGATTATCTTCCTGATGATTTCGAGGATGAAATGAAGTTCGAGGTAGATGACCCCGAACTTATTAAAAATCTTGTCGATTTCGTGGGAAATATAGGGTTCTGTGGTGTATCTGATTTGGTTAATGATTTACTCAATGAAATAGAGGAGTTGACCGAACGATACAGTGTAGAAGCTATTAGTTTTTTATCAAAAGAATTGGACTCTCGTGGATATTTCGTAGACTAAAAAAATTAAAATATATAAAAATGAAAGTAGGATTTTTATTAGGAACATTTGATCCAATCCATATGGGTCATTTGTACATGATTACATCAGCACTAAATGACAACTTGGTTGACGAAGTAGTAGTGGTTCCGACTGTGCAAAATGTATGGAAAGACCACAAAGCAACTGACTTCCAACACCGGTGTTTTATGGCACAATTAGCTATTGATGAAATCGACAATTGCACAACATCTAGTATTGATTATTACACTCCCGAACCTCACTATTCCTATCAGACCCTACAACTTCTAAAAGAAGAGTATCCTGATGAGGAACTATATCTAATTGTTGGTGCTGACATTGTTGATGATATAGCGAACTGGAAAGAGGGAGAATGGATACTCAACAACTTCAAACTGATTGTAGTAAATAGAATAGGAAGCCAATTCAAGGCTAAAGTTGATGGTTATATTAGCTGTACCTTTGATGTAAGTTCTACTATGATTAGGTATTTGGTTAAAGACAAGAAACAAATTTACCCTCTTGTACCTAAAGCTATTAGCCAATATATTCACCGATTTAATCTTTATAAAGATGAATAAAGCATATGTATCATATAGTATGCAACATGCCAACTTAGTTCCAGAAGTAGAAATATTTCTGGACTCTCTTGGTTATGAGCCAGACCACTGGAAAATGGGAACCAAGTATGAAAGTTCCTTATTAACTGGTTCTGATATTGCAGTGTTTGTTATTAATGATTTCAATTGGGGAATCAAAGTCGAAGACATGACTAGAGGAACCAAGAAAGAACTTGAAACCTGTCATAAGAAAGACATTCCAATATATATTGCATATAAAAGGAAAACTGATAAAGTATTATCTATCTATAAATCAGAGTATGATGGAAAGACTTTGGTAGGGATTGCAGGCACTTCATTAATGCCTTACAATGACCTAAAGTATAATCCATTGGAAGAACTCGAAGAAACATCTAAAACAAAAAGAAGACATAAATGAGAAATTGGAGTTATACAATTGAAGAAGGAGAACATGCTGGCAAGACCTTATGGTCTGGTCGATATTGTGCAGTTGCTGCATTCGCATTTTGTAAAATCAAGGGTGAATGGTGTGTCTTGGCTAACCAAAGAGGAGAAGGAACTCCCGATTTCCAAGGTTATTGGAACTGTCCTTGCGGTTTTCTAGATATGGAAAAAGCGGAAGAAGCCTGCTCTCGTGAAGCATTTGAAGAAACTGGAGTTAAAATTGACCCATCTAAATGGGCTTTATTTGGAGTTGAGACAGACCCAGAACACTGTAATAACGGCAATGTAACATTACGTTATATGACCATTCTTAAATACGGAAAAGATAATGTATCTACTTCTATGGAAGCTGTATTGAATGGAGATGGTGAGAAAAATGAAGTAAAAACTATCCAATGGGTTCCTATAAGAGATATTTCAAAATACAAATGGGCATTTAACCATGAAGATAGAATCCTTGAGGCAATCTCTTGGTATAATATTAACGTCTTTGAAAAAGACTTAGACGCACAAATAGTTCCATGATATATTTTATAAGCGGACATAGAGACATTACAGAAGAAGAATTTAAGAAGTACTACGTTCCAGCTATTTACTCTGCCTACCACAATCAAGATTTTGAAGGATTTGTGGTAGGTGATTATGAAGGAGTAGATAAGATGGCTATGGACTTTATAACAGAAAACCTTCCATGTGGTTTAACAATATATCACATGTTTGAAAATCCCAGAAATACTCCCAAAGATGAATCAATGATAAGTTATATGGGATATTACAAGACTGACGAAGATAGAGACGCGGCAATGACAAGAGTGTCAGATGTTGATATTGCTTATGTCAGGGAAGGCCGTTGGAATAGTGGCACTGCTCAAAATATCAAAAGAAGACATACTATAAAGAAAAATGGATAAAGAAGATTTACGAAAACGAATAGCATTATTTTTTGCACTCGGGGCCATTGGGATAGGAGGTATAACCCTAGTGGCATTATTTTTAGCATTTACATATTCACTTAATGTATGGTTTGGAGTATGCGTCTCTGCCATACTGTTAATGGGTATAGGAGGTATAACTTTAAACATATTAGAAGAAAATGAGAGAGGATATTGATGAATTGATTAAAGAATCAATGAAGGCAAAGACAAGAACTCGTACTGAAGTTCTTAGGGCAATTAAAACTGCGTTTCTGGTTCATGAAACACAAAAGAATGCAAAACCTCTTGATAAGGCAACAGAGATTGCTATTATTAAGAAGTTGAGAGACCAGCGCATCGATAATGCTGAACAATACCGTATGGCAGGAAGACAAGACTTGTATGACATAGAGATGCAAGAATCTCTTATCTTAAATGAATTCCTTCCCGAAATTCCTGGGGAAGAGCAGTTACGTGCAGGCCTATTTGACCTTGCTTCAATTTATAGAATGTCAGACAAAATTGACAGCCTTGTAATTCCAAAGAAGAATATGGGAACAATAATTAAAGGAATGAAAGATAAGTTCCCTGCTGCAGACGGTAAACAAATTTCCGACTTAGTAAAATCGTATGTTGTAGGATGAACAATCTTGAGACGTCAGACCCGATACTCTTTGCAATTTCATGTGAAATTCATAGACTTATTCTTAAGTCAGATAGTGACGGTTTCTTAGGGTTTTCTGATGAGATAGCTGACAAAAAAGAACTTGTCGAGCAATATAACAAAATTAGGGAAAAGATGCCGTATCTAGACCCTACTTTTGTTCTTAATGAACTAAAATACTACATGAAATGATAATTGGAATAACAGGAAAAGCCCAATCAGGGAAGGATACTGCGTGTAAAATAGTACAATTAGTAGACTACTATAGATACTTATTGGGAGACGAAGAACGACTAAAAATTTCAGAAGAAGATTTTGTTTTAGAAAACCTAAACAGCGAGACTATTGTAATGGGTTGTAGATGGGAAAAGCATGCATTTGCTGATAAATTAAAAGAATGTGCGTCACTGATACTTGGGGTAAGTAGGGAAAGTTTTGAATATAATTCCTTCAAAGAATCTTTTACTACACTGCCTTTATCTAATAAAGAGGGAGAGCCCATGACCAATAGAGAATTTCTTCAATACTTTGGAACAGAAGTAGGAAGAAATATTGATAAAGACTTATGGATAAAGGCGTTAATGTATAGCTATGGTCGGGATAAAGAAAGTCACTGGATTATTCCAGATGTCAGGTTTCCAAATGAAGCAGATGCTATACGAAATGCTGGTGGAGTTTTATGGAAAATAGAACGAGACGGTAGTGGAGCAGGAAATCACATAAGTGAGAAACTTATTGATAGTATAAGAGTCGATATAATAATCGAAAACAATTTGGATATGAAATATTACGTTAAAGCTATAACATTAGCTTATGATGATACTATGAACATGTTAGAACGATAAAATTTAAGGGCGTCAGTCAGGTAGGTAAAACTACTTGATTGGCGCCCTTATTTTTTTTTTCATTTACTCGTTAGCGTTAGGTGCTTTAAAGTTATCTATAACAGTTGGCTTAAGAGGTCTGAATGCTCCAGTATTATCAGTAAAGAATCTTAATACATGCATATCACCGGATGCTACTTTAACTCCATCTTCGAACAATCCACTATAGAATTGATACATAGGCATCTTAAAGTCTACAGCCCCATTAAAGATTGCAAACATATTAAATTCTCCGCCTACATTTCTTGCTATTCTTGCGATAGCTTGTTCAGTGTTTGACATAGCTTTTGCATCTTTATCTCCAAATAATAAAGCAAGCATTAAATAAATAATTCCTATAATAGCCCCATCTTCTAAAGCTAATAGGAGATTTCTTCTTTTTACAGGGTCTCTCCACGCATCCTTCATTCTCTCTGGCTTAGTAAAGTTAAACAAGTCTCTAAGTGACCATGCGATTCCTTCCATGATTTTACCTTGCCAATCCACAATTGGGTCTCCAGTATTTTCTGTAGTTTTAACTCTAATGGTGTTACCTTCGTTGTCTTGAACAGTATCCCAATAAAGCTTATTTCCTGCATCATCAGTTACCTGAACCCAATGACCTTGGTCGTAAGTGCCTCTTTTTAGGAAGTATTGGTTTTTCTTTGCTGACAAGAAAGTCTGGAATTGGTGAAGGAATATAAACATTCCTTTCTTTAGATATAAAGACTTAGTATCGTGGTCCATATATCCAAATATACCATCAGATTCTTGTTTAATCATATTAGCTTCCAAAACAGTATATGCTTGAGGAAGAGCTTCTTTATAAACTCCTCTTGAATCCTTTTCTCTTGATAGGAATCTTGAAGTTCCGTCAGCATTCGGAACTTTATAATTTTCTTCAAAGAAAGTTTCCATCATAGCGTTATATAAAGACCTTTGATATTGCCAGTCAGATGAATTAGTGTCAGCATTTGGATTTGCAAGAAGACTAAATCTCTTATCTTTCTTCCAATTGTAAGTTACTTCTCCGTTCTTATATTCATGTGCATCATAACAACCATGTTTCTTCATATAGCCAATAAGGATTGTCATTCTTGATAAGAAGTCGGGAGCTCTATTAGCCCAGAACATTCTGTCATTAAATCTGAATCCATCAGTCTTTTCGTAGTTCATTCTATCAACTAATGCATTCATATCCACGTTAGCCATTCTATATTGCCAGTTTAAGTGCTCTAAGATAGTAATTGTGCTTATCTGTCTTACAGAATCAACCCAAACAGTAGTATAAGCGGAAGTCATATCCTTTAATCCTATCTTGTCTTTATCAAGTAAACTGTTAGCTACTGCTCTTTCATAAAGATTAAAGAATCCAGTAATAGTTTCTTTAGCTCCTGATAAGTAGTTAAAACCAAGAATAAATTTGGTAGATACTGACTTTAACATTCCTAAAGTTCTGAATGTTCCCCTACTTTCTTTATCAATTAAAGATTCATCAAACACAGCTGACTTAATATAATCATTCAAGAAGTCGATAGTTGCTTGGGCATCTTTATTAGAAAGTCTCTGTGTAAATTGAAGAGAAATGATTGCTGCATTAATGGCAGGAAGGACTGTATCCATTTCTTTTTTTCTAATATCAGAGAATACATACATATCCTTAATATGCTCAAGGTTAGTTTCGTATGTTTGCTCCGGTTTACCATTAGTATCGGAAAGAAGTCTTTCTCTTCCCCCTACTGAATTAGAAATATCAAACACGTTATACATTTCTACAAGGTTCTTTAAAGCATCAGTAGATAAGTATTCTTCTTGAGCTGTTGTGGTCATTCTTGGGTTTACCATTTCTAAAGAGCCATCTTCTTTATAAGTAACTAGAGGATTCTTACCATTAGTTATTTTAGAGAATGAGGAACCTCTTAATAAAGGTATTTCAAAGTATCTTTCTCCAACTTCTGCTCTATCCTGTCCTGGATATCTTCTATTATTTAAATCCTCTAGCCAATATTTTAAATAGTTTCTTTCTGCTGGATTTAAATCAGTAGACATATCATATGGATTCTTAACCATAAACTTTCTCTTTCCAGAATCAGATTGGTCAAGTAATCTTTTAAAACGAATTGTTGAATCATTGATAATGGTCTTCCCTACGAAACCTTGTCCAGATTCCTGATAGAACTTATTGGTTATAGCTCTATCTTTGTTCTTATAATTACCATATAAATTAGTGATATTTCTGTTGGTTTCTGCCAATCTATGAGCAACTGATTTTACAATTGGGATTGTATCAATAGTATTTAAGTAAGTACCATTAAATAATTCTCCCCTTTTCCACTGCTCCACCAGATTACCAAAGTTCTTTGCCCAAAGTTCTTCATTATAGATATCAATGGTAGTGTTTCCATATTTAGCCAAAGCATTAGATACTTGTAAAAATAAATATGCAATAGGATTAGAAATATCAGCAGATGCATTAGTAGAGAAATATCTAGCTTGAAGTTCCTTGAACATTCTTGTAAGGATGTCCATCTTCGCTTGTTTATCAAATGATGTAATATCTCCATCTATTGATAACGTTTTAGCAATTTTATCAAGTCTATCCCTATTTTCATAGGTTCCATAATTCATGATATTGTTAAAGGTTCTCCACGCTATATCAAACTCATCAGTAAACTTCAATGTGTTTCCTTTACTTTGTCCAGATAATTCAGATAGAGTATTAAAGGCATGATTTATTTTCTCTTGATTTAAATAGGAAGAAAGATATTCACTCTTACCAATATTAACTACCTTCATTTCTCCGATAGTATAAGAACCTAAGTCGGTTTCTTGAAAAGCATTGGCAATAGAAAGCAGTTTCATAAGCTCTACATTACCAACTGTGGCTTTAATTACTTGTTTGTCAAGTTCTACTTCTCTATCAGATTTAAATCTTCCAAAAATATTATTACCCTTACCTAGATTAATAGTACTATTAAGGTCATGAGAAGCAATAGAAATTAAATCCATTTCTTTTCTTGTCTCATTAATAAGAAGAATAACATTCATATTAGTAAGAGCATCATTACTAATTATGTTCCATCCTGGCTCATTTTTGTATTTGGATAAGTTTGCTTCAAACAATCCAAGCTTAGGTTCGTATGTATTAGCTGGAACAATCTGTAAACCTGTCCTTGTAGGATTAAAGTTCTTTCCACCAAAGCCATTTACCTTATCAAGATTATATTTAAGATTGTTAGTAATAGCGAGAGTTACATCGTTATCATGCTCTAGTTTTCTTACTAGATAGTCCTCAAATGCAGCTTCCGCTTCTTCTTTAGTAGCTCTTCTTATTTCTCCCTTTTCATTAGTTGATTTAGTAACATCTCTAAACCAGTACTCTCCAGTATTTTTATCAATATGTACTTGAGAAGCAAATAACATATCAAAGTCTACAATATCAGTAGGATTGATTTTACTCATTGGGAAGAACTTACTCATTCTTTCTGATACTGTATTTTCTAATGGATTAGATAAATTTTCTGTACCAATAGGTATTTTAATTATTTCGTCAATATTAGCTTTTTGTCCAATATTAGGAAGATAAACTTCTGGTTCTCCGACTGATACTTTATCAATCTTGTGGAGTATTTTGTCTCCTTCAATAAGAACTGGGATAATTTTAGTAGATATATTTCTTGCCGCAATTCCTTTGGCTTGTAACATTCTTTTGTAGAAACCAAGCTGATATTGAATAGTATTTTTCTTATCAGCATCCCATCTATCTTGTGGTTTAGTAGCAAGTTTCAAGTCATATATTTCAACGCTTTGATTACCTTCATTATCCTCAAATACTGCAAGTAAGTCAATCTTACCTCTAAGCTTCGCATCAGGCCCACCATCGTGGTCTACCACATATTCTGTATAGAATTTCTTAAATTTTCTTCCTCTTCCACTATTGAGGATTATATTTTTCTTTAGAGCTGTAATTCCCTTAATAAAACTCATCAATGCCCCAGTTGATACTCCATTAAGCGTACTTAAATTCTTTCCCCCTAAGAAATCTCTTTCAAACTTTTTACTAATTACAGAATCAACCATGTCAGCAGAAATATCAAAGTTGGAATTTATAACCGTATCCATTACTAAGTGGAATCCACGACCTATTTCTTGCAAATAATCCCAGTATTCAAAGTCTTGGTCTATTGAGGAATCGACCTGTTTTAGCCACTCTTCTGGAGAGACGTCTTCAGGCTTACCTTGCGACCTATCTATACGGGTGTTCCTCTTGTACCCTTCCCTACTGAAAGCGTTAATAAGGGGTGCAGAGGTGCCTCTCTGACGTGATAAAAATTTTAGAACTGATATAAATCCGTCAGAATATGTTTCTTCATTTTCAATGACATCAGTCATTTCACCTTGCCCTTTAACTACTATTGTATCATCGTTTTTAGCATTTCTTGCTTTGGCTTTTTCATAGGCAAGTTTCCTATCTTTATCTAGTTTATCTTGAGATTTTACCTGTTCTGTATCTAACATAGTTATGTAGTCTTTACTAAATCTAAAGGTATGGTCAACCATACCTTCAAATTCAGTGTAGTTAGATAGTAGATAGTTGTCAAGTTCTTTTTCAGAATTGAATGTAAGAACCTTTCCAGTACTATTTATTTTTAAAGTATATTTACACGCCATTTTATTCGCAAATTTCAATTAATCCATATCCATCAGTAGAGCTTAGGTTCTTCATAAGAGAAGATTTAATGTTACTAAGTTTTACCATTTTTTGAGCATTAGACTTATTAAATAAAGTTTTCTGAATTGCATATCCGCTATGTATTTCAGATAGAGTTTTCCTCATTAAAGTATATATATTATCATCATAGAATTCACTTACATCAATGTTTAAAACATCACTAATGATTCCATCCCATTCTATTTCATCGAGTTTCAAATTACGTCCTCTGTAATCTTTTAACACTCTCGTAAAGTATTGAGAGAACTCATGAACTAAGGCCTCTTCAAGCTTATCATTATATGTAAGCTCATCATATGCTTTACTATTATTAATAGTATCATAAGCATCAGAACCTTCCATTCCTCTCACTAAGTCTACATACCTATCATAACTTCTACTCTTTAAGTCTGCTAGGAATAAGTGAGATAATTCATGAAGTAGAGTATCATCAGTCATTAAATCAGAATTTACTATTACTTCTCCATCATAGATAAATGCCTTAACATTATCAAGTGTTGGAAATTTTTCCTTTAATTCTTCTTTTCTGTAAGAAGTAACTTGTACTCCACTTTTTGCTAAGGATGATACTAAATCTTCTACAAATTCAGGAGTAGATAAATTATCGGACAATGTTTCTACATTAGGAGTAGAAGTAATTTCTTCAGTAGTTGGAGTAAGTTCCATAAACATTGCTACTTGAAATCTCTTTACAGTATTTAAGTAATTCCTCTTGATGAAGTCTTCCGTAAATCCAGTTGCTTCTGATATTTCAGTGATTTCATCAGCAAATATTTGATGCAATATTGGAAGGGAAGCTTCATTATTTACCCATCTAAAGTCAACTGCTTCATCAGATGTCCTAAAAACTCCGACATTAGTGTAGAAGGCTTTTACATCTGGACTGATTTGTCTATTCTCTGCTGTATATTGAGTTCTAACTACGTTCTTTAAATCTTCATTAGTTAAAACTCTAGAGTGAACTTCATTGGCTGTAACCCAAGCACAGAACTTACCTTCTGGTCTATCTTCTAGGACAACTGCTTGATAAGTATCGTTAGGATTTATTCTAATAACATCGCCGACCATTAGTTCACTTGGAGAAGAAATATTTCTACCACCAAGTTTTCTATATGTAAGGGCTATCTTCCTCTGCAGTTCTACGTTAATAAATTGGTCTTTGTCCTTTTCATTTTTAAGTTTGAAGATGTCTCCTTCCTCTTTTCTTGTTAGGGCATAATTATATCCTTGTGGAAGAATAGGAATCATTGATATAACTCCCTCTTTTAACATATCGAACTGTGATAATGGCCCTCTTTCTTCTTCTATTTTAGTAAGTCTGTCATTAAGATTTTCCCATAATTTCCCAGAGGAGTCTACTCTTTTAGAACTAAATGCTCTCTCTTTAAATGATTGAGAATCGTAGAATTTGAATAATGCACTATCAGTATATTCAGCAGAGTTCATTAATGAAGTAAATGTTCTAACCCATTCAGCTTTATCAGGAGATTTTACATTACTGTATACCCATTTACTAAGTTCATCAAACACAACTGGAGTCACTCCTAATTGGTCAGCATTTACTACCATTGCTTGAGAAAATTGACCTATACCATCAGTATTTAAATAGTAAAAAGTTCTATTCGCATCAACTGCTTCCTGTAAATATTTAAATACACTTCTAAATGAATTAATTGCTTTGTTTATGTTTGCACTTCCTTCTTCAATAGAATAATCATAATCAGAATTATATTTAACTGATAATGCTCTTCTTTTTGAAGGACTATTGTTTATTTTAACTGCTGCTTCTTCCAATGCACTGATTTTATCTTGAAAATCTTCTGTAACTTCTAAGTTGAAGTCTGGATTAATTTCAATACGAGCATTAGACCCGCCCACTACATTTACATACTTAACTTTAGGATTGAATACTACCTTATATGCATTTTCAGAGAACTTAGATAATGATTGGGAATGGTTAAATCTAAGTAACCTATTAGGCTTAGATGTAAGAGATTCGTCCATATTCACCCTTGTATTGGGATAAAACATAGTATTAAATCCTTTTATGTCTTCTGCATTTTTAAAGTCAAGCTTATTGGTAGATGCTTCTTGAATAAGGTCAAGTACATAACCATTCACATCAAGTCTTCCCTTACCAAAGGAAGTGTAAACGTTCTGAAGTCTATTTTGAATAAGTTCTTCTCTTTCCTCTTGGGAAATAGAGGAGTCAACTTCTTGTTCAAATTTAGTTACATATTTAGAAACCTTATTGAAATTAGAAGTATCAAATACAAAAGCTGCAATTGGATTAGATAAGAGCATTAACCTCTGTTCTCTATTTGCAGGGAGCATATTAGCATCAAAAGCTCCGTTTGGATTTAACGTTGCAAGTCTTAATAATATGCTATCATCATCAATGTCAGGAGTATCATTCTTTGGATTTCTTTCTGCTTCTATATAGTCAAGTCTAAATTTATTTAGTTCTGATACAGAAACAGTATAATCTCCAAAGTTAATTGAATTTGGAAGCTCTTGATTTACAATTAGATTTTCTAAAGCCTTATATTGAACTGGATTTAACTTTAGATTGTTAAAGAACTCTTTGTCTTTATTTCTAAGAATGTTACGAGTAACCTCTGCAAATAAATGATTTCCTATTGTCATTTTTAAATTGGCAATATCATCATTTGTATCATACATATCAGATTGTGTATAATACAACAATCTTCTTAAAGCAGAATATTTGTCAGGAATATTAAGTAACTCTTCTCTTAGTCTGGTTGGAGATTCCAATATTTTAGTGTATGCATCTTCTACTATTCTATATATAGCTGATTGATTATCAAGTAACTGGGAATGAGAATAAACGTAACTTAATGCCCCAAGTAATTTAGGTTGATTATATAAATCATTCTTATTAATTACAACTAAATCTCTCGAATTACCAAGAAATGTTTGAGTTGGAGAATCAGTTACTAGAAAACTCAATCTATTACCTTTACCTCTATCCATTATATCTTTAAAGGCAGTAAAGAACTCCGAGTTAGGAACTCCCACCCTTTTATAGATTTGACTTAATGCATAATGATTAAGGTTTCCCATTAAGTTTTCAGCTATGTATGTATTTCTATCTGTTATATCATTTGGAATTTCTTTGGTTGAAGATATAGATTCTACCCCTCTATTATTTAAATCTATGTTTAAGTCTTCCAATTGACTAGCATAGTTAGGGTCTTCTGCAATTGCAGTGATAATATCGTCTAGGGTTGCAGACCTTTTCAAGTCCACATCCCTAAACTTATATATCTTATCTCCAATGGTAAATTGAATACAATTACTCATCGCAAGTTAATTTTATTTCAGCTTTATTGTTTGAAATTAGATTTACTAATTTAGATATTAAATCGTTCTTAGTTTCTGTTGCAAGTCTTGTAAATCCTTTAGTTAAGAATGGAAGTAACATTGTATTGTTATCAGTAAACAAGTCTAACGTACTCTTTTCTCCATAATTACTTTCTTTAATTACAATCTTTCCAGCATCGTTATCATATTCTTTTGTAAATCTAGTTCCATTTGGTTCGTTATATTTAATAAGTCTTACATACAAATCGTCGAGTTTGTAATCTTCTCCTTCAACAAGGCCATTAGTTCCTTCATTAAGATTAGGATTTTGTTTTGCTTCAAAGTCCATAAACTTAAGAAGTAAACTGTTTCTAACTTCAACTTCATCATTCTTTGTTTTCATACTCAAGGAGTTTTCAAATATCTTAGTAAGAGTATTGTCTCCAAAAGCATTTTTACTAACCAATAGGTTGTATAAAAAGAATAAGTCTCCAGTAGTCATATTTACATCTGGAAGAGGTCTTGTATACTTGATTTCATCAAATGCCTTCAAGTAATTAGAGTACGCAATCTCGTTTGATTCTTGCTCAAGGTTTCCTAAATCAATAGGAAGTTTATATAAGAAGTTATAGTCTTGGAAGCTATTCTTAAAGTATGTACTTGTTAATGCTTGTATGAATTTATTCTTAGGATTCATCGCCTTCATATTTGGAATAAATTCTTGTTCAAACCACATCTTAAATGTTGCTCTATCATACACATTAGCAAAGTCAATTATTTTGCCAGAAGTGGCAACAGGAACAACTTTTCCTAAACTGTTATACATTTTACTTCCCGGAGATAATGAAATCTTATTAGCAAGTTCAGTCTTTAAGAACTTAACAATAGTAACATCACTTACAAACCTATTAATCTCTCCCATGTCTTTAGGAGTAAGCTGACCAATAGCTTTAGCATGTAATGCAGACATTGCCAGATTCTTAGTAAGAGTATATTTAGAAGCATAGAATCCTAAAAGTTTATCATCTACTGCCATAGCATTTAACATTTCGTTAAAGTGAGGAACAGATGTAATAATATCCAAAATATTGAAAGTATCTTTAGCTTGTTCATAAGCATCAATCATTTCTTGCTTATACTCTGGATTCTGGATAAACTCAATTAGATTAAAGTTTGGAGTAATATAACCTTCATCATCTGGACTAAGTTCATTCTCTTTATTAAAGGAAGTGAACTTTCTATTAACAAAACTTTCTATTTGGTTAATATACTTAATTTTATCCATTAATTTGGTTTTAATACCTTGATTCAAGCTTCCTAATCTACCAAGTCTGGTAAGTTCATCTGACTTCTGTTTTAACTCTAACAATACTTTCATATTGTGTAAGTCTCCGTCTGTCAATGTATTAAGTTCGGTTCTTCTTCTCTTCAACTCGTTTACATATCTTGAGAATATATATCTAAGTTGTTCTGCTTTATTTTCTCCAGTATTATATACTCTAAAGTCTTCTGAATCTTCAGATTGCATCCAATCTTCTTCAGCTTCTAAAGCCCCTTCCCATTCTAATTCAAGCTCAGCTCTACTCTTTTTCTTAGCTAATTCTTTCTTATATATTTTAAGTGGAGTATTACTATTATAAGCATAATCCAAAATAGCATCTAAGACTTTCTGATTAGTTATTTTATTAAGGATATTATAGAACTTAGTTTCAGTTTTCATAATTTCCTTAAGTTCAGCTCCAATTTCTGGGTCATTAGACAATTTAGCTAATGTATCATTACCCCAATCTATAATTGATTGTTGATAAATTTGAGGTATATAACTATCAGGGTCAGCTAATTCAGTATAATATTTAACAGCCCTATCGAGATTATTTCTCTTACCGTCAATATACAGAATATTAGTCTTAGCTTTGTTTTGAGCCATTGTTACAGCTCTTGTTGTCATAAAGTCAGAAGCTGTTTTAAAATCTACTCCAGTTGCAAACAAATAAATGTAAACAGATGCAAGGTCTGGACCAGCATTAATCTTTTCAAGAATAAGTTCTTTAGCATTATCAGTAGCAGCAGATAAAAGCACAGAGTCAGTTAAGAATACGTCTTCTTGGAATCCTCTCTTGATTATTGCTTCCGCAAGACTTAATAATGCAGGATTGGTTGTCGGGTCTACTTTAACATTTGGAAGTGTAGGACTCTGTTGAATAATGTGTTTGTTACCTTCATTGTCATATACTTCTATTGTTCCCTTGTTTTCACTATTCTCATTATAAAAGGTATATCTATTTAGATTATCTTCTGTTGCTTTACTTAATTTTTCATTGTAATAGTTAAGTAAAATAGAGAATACTTTAATACCGGTAGCATATACACCAATACCGTCTTTACCGATAGAGTTCTGGTATTGTAAAATTACTCTAGCTCCCGGATTTTCATTAGATACTAGCTTACTAAACTGTCCTGATGTTGAAGCAGCCGCAGCATCTTGTGCAGGCCCCATTGAGATAGGAGATGTAGCAGAAACCACGTTTTTAACATCAGCTCCAATTCTCCATAAAGCATTAAATACTTTATTCTTAATTGCTTCTTGATAATCAGCTTCTCCAAGTTCATACTCATTATGGATTCCTATTAGGTCAATTAATTCTTCATCAAGACCTGCAATTTTAACCATATTAGCATTTCCACTTGGTGGGAATTTACTTACTTCTCTCATTAGATTTACTAGGCTTCTGAATAATACAGGGTCATGTGTAATTTCATCGTAAGTCTTACCAAGTAAGTTTGAATAATCGCCTTCAAGAGGGAATCCCACTTCATTATCTAAGAAATATTTATACCCAGTTGGGAATGGTAAATCGTGAGATATAGAAAGTAATTCTTGGCTATTGAAGTTAAATAAAGGACTCCAATTGTAATAAATACCTTGATTAGAGATACTAGCTCCTAACATAAAGGCTTTATCAATATCGAAGTCAGAACCTTGATACCAGATTTGTTCTACTGGAACATAACAAATATTTGTCTCTGATTCAGTAAACATTGCCACTTTCATGTTCATGAATGACTGCATAGACTGTGAAGGAATACGAGCCACAATGAACTTCAAAGCTTCTTGCCAGGAAGTGAAAGTATCTTGTGCAGATTTTTTAATTCTTCTTTCAAGATTTAAAGCTGTTTGCTCATTCACCTCGTTTGCAATATCGTACTTATCCTGTTCAGTCTCTGCTTCTTTAAGAGCATCATACCATTCTTCTAATATGGCTTTATCTTCTAAAGAAGTAAACATTGAATTTATTTGTAATGGGAATAAAGTTGCAATGTTTCCAGAGCTATATCTATACACAGCATTACTATATAATTTGGATTTATCAATTCCCCTTAAAGTATCTACATCAGATGTAACTAAGACTTGTCTACTTTCTCCAGCAGAGGTAATATAATTATAGAATTTAGAATCATCATCAATTCTGTAACCTATCTGTCCGTCTACTATGACATAGTTTTTACCATTAACTGTAGTCTTTTCAACTCCTTTATCCTCAACCATAATTCCATCCTTTATTAAAGAATCAATTCTAGCTTTAGATGCAGGATTATTACTTAACATAACATGTAAATGTTGTTTATTGTTCTTAACAAAATACATGTCATAATTGTTACTACCTATATCAGTATTCAAAATTTCTCTTTGTCTTCTTTCAAAGAATAAAGGTCCAGTTGTTTCAATTTCACTTAGAGAGTCACCAATCTTCAACCCAAATTTGGAAGCAGTGTTCTTACCAATAGCAAGTTCATTAGCATCGAATCTATCTTCTGCAACTTGAGCAAAGATATTCTCTCCACTTCTATAAGCTACTGGGATTCTATATCTTCCTTGTGCTATTTCAGCTAAATCATCAGTGATTAAGTCTCTTAAATAACCATTGATTTCTCCTTTATCGGTATTGAAAGTAATTGTTCTTCCATACTTATCTTGGATTCTTTGAATTATTTCATTCCAAGCTTGTAATTGCGTTGGATTATTCTTTACATTGTCTGCCCAGTTTTTTTCTTTTAAATCCCAAGAAAGTCTTGAGGTATCTAAGTCATAAGCATCAAATGTAGTAAATCCATTAGAAGAACTTCCATCAACTAATTTAATAACATGGTTTGCAGAACGTAGATTTCTACCTTTAGAGCCAAGACGTTTAACAGATAATATTCCATTAAGTCTCATATCCTTTAGGTCTATAATACCTATCGTTCCTGGAACTTTACTACGATAGTTAAGAACTTTAACAGGTTCTCCACCTTGTATTGAAATCCAGTCACCAGCTCTAATTTCTCCAATCTCTACTTCTGTATCCATTTTTCTAAAGATTGCATCTCTTTCGGCAGGAGTATTAACTCTTCCAAGAATATCAGAATACTTAAGGATTCCCCCGTCTGGGCTGTCATATACTGTAACAATATCATGAGAAGGATTCAAAATAGCTTGAAGTCCAGCATATTTACGTTTAATAATGTCTCTATTGATTCCATTAGTAAATCCATTAGTAAATACACCAAAGATATTATTATCATCAAACGGAATCTTATATGCCATATCTTGTAAAGATTTATCACTAAGAATGTCTTTCTTTACTAATTCCATATAAGCTCCTGCAAGTCCTAGTCTGTCCTTATCTCCGGTTGAGAATGTTCTCAATAAGTCTCTACCTAAGATTTTATATACTCTGGTTTTATCCTCTTCACTATTTGCATCGAAATTGTATTCTCGTAACCCTCTAGCAATTACTCTACCAATATCTTCGTACACTTGATTAGCCATTCCATGACTTGTACTCATTTGTTCAAGTGCAGAAATTACCTGCGTCATTTCAGATACTTCAGCTTCATCAACACTATGTTCAGCATTTAGCTGAATTCCAATAAAGTCTGGCTTGATATTGATATATGTAAGTTGAGAACGTTGATGTTTCTTTCTAGTATTATCTAGAATGTCTAGTAAATAGTTTCTTCCTACATTAACAATTCTATCAGGAATTTTATTAAGGTAAAGGTCTATCTTATTCTTCCAATCCTTAGTATTTGCATCATCAACCTCTCCTCTATTTCTGCTTCTATCTACGAATTCATCAGGATTCATGGAGAGAGCTTTGTCAATTTCTTCAAGTCTTCCAGTTTCGTCTAAAGCCTGTAATAAGATTGAATCAGAGAAGAATAATCTCTTTCCTTCTTCATTGGCTCTAGCCTTTGCTGTTTCATAAAGCCCAAGTAGGAATTGTCTATATTCCTCCGGAGATTCTCTTTTGTAGTCTTGACGAGTTTGATCCTCTTTAAGTCTTTTATCGATAAAGCCTTTTATTGCATTACCGTAATCATCATCAAATGATAGGAATGAATCATGTCTTGCCTTTGCGTATGTTTTACCAATAGCGGGATGTCCATAAACAACTCTATCAGAATCCTCAAGAGCCTGTATATTTGGGTTATATCCGTTCTTGAATAATCTTCCTGGATTTACATTAGCCATACCGTTTTTAACTGCGCCAGCAGTAGCAAGGTAAGCGATACCAGAGAATTTCATTGGTTGATAGTATGTATTTTGAGATACATCTTCATCAAAACCAGTTGGATAAATATCAATTCTAGCTCCATGACGTCTAGCTTCTTGAATAAGAGGAATGTCATCAATGTTGTTTCTGTTGAAAGCTACTTGGTTTCCCACTTCTGTCAGTTTATCTAATGAAGATTCACTTTCTTTTAGAGTCTTATCGTCTCTTGATACAGAGAACTCTCCACCTAAAGCCATCCATAAATCATAGTTAGTATCAATTCTAACCTTGATTTTTTCAGTAATGATAGAACCATCTCTTTTTAGAGCTTGTCCATTCTTGTCAATTTGGGTTCTAGTGATTTCATAGGTATTATCAAGGTTGCCATTTTCATCGTAACCTATCTTATTGAGCTTCTCGATATTGTTAATGCTCCAGTATTTAAGAGTATTAATATCTCTATACATTTGTCCATTATAAGAGATTTTTCTTCCATTTCTATCAACTGTAATATCCAGATTTGGAATATCCCATTGAACATCAAGCATTTGCTTTAATAAGGAGTTACCTATAACATCGCCAGTTTGTGCTGCTCTTAGATATTCATTAGTAACAGCGAAGGTAGCACATTTTAACAATCCAGAAGATAGATAATTTGAAAGAGAGAAATATCCAAGCGGTTTTCTATGGATAGGACTCATTTCGATTTCTTCAAGAGAGTTTTGCTCATACCTTGCAATCATAGGATTTAGGAAGATACCACCGTCAAATTGTGTAGCTCCATCATCATCTCCCTGTACATTAAATACTGGAGTTTTTAAGTCTTCAATTACTGCAAGCTTATAAGTATCTGGAATACCAGTAATTTTACCTTTAATAAATGGATGGATTGTAGCTCCAACTACTACACCTCTCTTATACATAGCTGTTGTTCTTGCTGCTTCTTCATTAATTTTATCAATTAGAGAAGCATCATTTGCAACTGCCGCTTTCTTAGCCGGATGTAAAAATGGAAGTCCGATAGTTGCTGCATTGTAGTTATCACTAACTAAATTATCTATAGATTTATAAAGGTCAAGGTCAGGGTTAAGTACTACTTCGTAGTCTGTATTTCCTGCAACCTTCATAAAGTCTATATCTTCAACTATGTCATATTTACTTCCATTCTTTTTAAGAATATAGTAATTATTTAGTCTTTGTGTTCTATTGTCAATCCAAATATTTTCGTAAGTTGCTTTTTCATCAGACTCTATATGCAATTTATTGTATAGTTCCTGTTTAGCTTTAGGAGTAAGTCTATCAACAAAGTCTTTTTGAGAAGCTGTTCTGTCAATGTTTTCAGTAAGAGTAGTAATCTCTTTACCAAATTCATCATACAAGTCAAACTTCACATCACTCATTTTAAGAGTTAGGGCATATAATTTATCCTCTTCTTTTTTCTTTGTCCAATAACTATCACTAATATTATCCAGAGTAGATTGGTTATCCTTATTTTTTAAAGAATAATTTCTTATATTCTCAAGTAAGGTAGTATTAAATGCTAGACCCTTCTTTGTTTGAATATAATGTACTTCTGGAAGAACAGTAATATCTATTCCCTGAGACTGCAACATATAGATAGCATTATGTATTGTATCTGTATCAAGTTTAGATAATAATGGAATAAAATCCTCAACAGTCAGGTCTTCTTTAAAGCCATAATATTCATAACTTCCATCGTCACCTATATATTGAGTTCTTTTTTCCATTAAAGCCTTAACTTCTGGACGTAACTGTTTATAATCAGTTTCATCATATTCTCCAAGTTCATTTACAAATACTCCGTCAGATGCAGTAAATAACAACTTGTAATCTTCAACAAGTTGGTTTGCAAGACCATGATACATTCCATGTAAAGTAGAGAATCTTAATTGATTTATTTCATTAACTGTTAGTTCAGATAAGGATTTACCTTCAAACAGATTATTTCCATATATATCCTTGAAGGATAAAGTTTTATATAAATCGACTAGCTTTACCCATATATTTGATTTATCAGAATATGTAGTTGGCTGAATTGCAACAATTCCTGCAAGTTCATTTGATTGTCTATTTGCAGAGTTTTTATCTCTGGTTTGCAGATAGTCAAACACAAATTGAGAATACAATAACTCATTTGCTTGCATTTTGAAAATATTCTTTGAAGTTCCCTCTGAATTAGTAAAGTCAGTCTTTAAAGCTGTTCCTGTTAATAGTCCATCAGTACTAATAAACAGATTACTATTCATTGGATTTTTAGGGTTAAAATTGGCAACGCTTCTTATATCATTTAATATATAAGCATCATCATTACCAGCACTAGTCAAACGATACTTTGGGAGATTATTCCCATCAGCATTTTTTACATAACTTTTTGTAGTATCTCTATTATTTGCAGCAATAGTTCTACTTAATGCAATTAATCCTCTAAGTCCATCAAGTATACCACCAATTCTTAAAGAATCAAGTCTTCTATCATAATATGTTGTAGCTTTACTATCTTCTGGAATTATTCTCGAATACCTAGTGGAAACAACATCCTTTAAAGTTTCTCCTGCTTTAATTGCAGCATCCTTAGCATCAGCGTTAATAACAGTAGCCATAGCTACATTTAAGAATCCCTTTAAGTCTTCTGAATCATTAACTTCTGTTGCTGTCTCAATAAATGTTGCATCAATAGGCTTTCTCATAACATCAGAGAAGAACTGCCCCCAACCATTTCTATTACTTAGTAATTCAGATAAATAATCTTGAACAACAGTTCCATTCTTAGTAAGAGCTTTATTTGATAAGTTGTAGTTATAATGTGCTCCCCCAATATTAAAGGTAATATTACTTACAACTCCGTCAGCATCTTCAACTGGATTAATTGAGTGTTTAGAAAAGATGTCAGAGAAATTATCATAAGTACTCTGAATCATTAAGTGTTTTTCTAAGTCGGTTCTCTTTTGAGAAATTGATTCACTATCCAAGTAACTTACTACATATTTACCTGTATCTGGGTTATATTTGTATTGTAGATAACTTACAGGAGATGTCTTATTAATATGATTTAGTACCATTGAGAATAAGTTCATCTGGTCTGGACTAGTTATACTACTTTCTAAAGAAGCTAAACTAGAAGGATTTGTTACATCAAATACAGCATGTCTTACACTTCTAAAGGTCGGATATAATGTTGCATCATTTCCTTTAAAGTATGTTTTACTATTATTATATGCAATATTGATAATTTCTTTAATAGCTTCTCTTGGGTTATTTCTTATTTCTCTAGTAATACCTAGGTTATTTTCAGAGATATTTCTAAAGATTCTAGTAAGAGAGTTGAATGTCTTAAATTCAACATATTGTCCTGTAGGATTATTATGTTCATCTACCATAGGTATAGAATTAACAAACATTTGAACAGCCCCATTAACATGTTCGTTAATATCTTGAAGTTCATTATTATAATCCTGTTTGATATGCTTTCCTAAGTTAAAGGTGTATTTATATCCGGCTTTAGGGTCTATGTGTCCTCCAACGAATCCTCTTGCTACCTGAATTATATTCTTACTATAACGTAATAAGAATCCATCAAAGTTAGTAAGTATCACATATTTATTATATGCATTGATTCTATCTTGGTCAGTTGATACAAACACTCCGTCTTTCACATCTTCAAAGAAATATATTCTTGCATCTCTAATAAGGTCATTATAAGCTTCTAACTGAAACTCTCTTCCTGCATACATTTGAGTAACAGGGCTTCCTATTTCTTTTGCAAGTTCTTGAAAGATTTGATTCTTATACATTCTAATAGAATCATTTAAATCTCTATTAGTAGATATAAGTTTATTAAGATTATAATTTACGAAAGCAAATCTTGTTAATTCATTTTGAAAATGTCTAACAAATCTTGATTGGTCGTTGATATTATCAAATATAGAATCCAATCCTTCGCTAATAGAGGGTATAGGAGCTTGTGGGAAATCGTTAGCTTCTGGTGCTATATTTTTAGCATCTTCGTCTATTGATACAATATCCCAGTTTTGTTCTATTAAGTCCCTAGTTTCTTTTTCATTTGTGGCAAAGCCGAATAAGCCCTCGTAATTGTCTCTATCATATCTAATCAATTCGTTTTGGAGCATACCCAGACTTTGCTGTGATGGAACTACTCCATTATCTTTTATATAGTTTAAGGCAGAAGAGATTATCTCTCTCCTACCTTCAACTGAATCTGGTTCTAATGTGTCAGGGAAATTTTCAGCGGCTGTATCATAAGCTGACCAGATTTCCACTAATTCGGGAATAATTCTACATTTAATCATTTTAGCAGTTTGGTTTTCCTTCGTTATTCTTTCTTATTGAGTCCCTAATAGTATTTAGCTTACTCTTCACTCCTTCAGTAGCATTTTTATCAGCTTCTGCTGGGGCATATTTGTCAATCACCTCTGAAACATCAGCGTCTGGATTAAACAATTCTTCAGCTATTGTATTGATGTCTAATGTAGAAAGTAGATTAGCAATTGCCTTTCCTTTATTATAAATCATCAATTTAGGTTTAGTCATTTTAGTGATATCCTCATTCTTACCTAAAGAAGATATTAATGATTGTACTCCCTTGTTAAATTCTTCTACAAACTTAATTTGAGGATTTTCGTCTTGAGGTAAAGGACGTATATCCTTTAGAATAGCTTCATTTTCCTCAAATCCAAATACATAATCATTTCCATTTACTCTTACAGTAAAGGTCTGTTCTTCTGCATTTAGTTTTATATCACTATCTTCAAGGGTTACAGTATTTATTTCTGTATTTTTCAGTAACTCATTTTCATTTATATGTTCGGCAAACGAAACAATTGCATTAGGGTCTGGAATAATATTATTGTTTTTATCAATAAGATATTCAGGAGTTATTGTCGCAACATCGCTGCTGTTCGTATAGAGTCTCCTTGGTAGACTTGCTAATTTATCACGTACCTTACTTATATATTGAGCATTGAATGATTGGATTCTATCCTCAACAGTTTCACCATTTAAGTTGAACTTAGTAATGTCTATTGTCTCTAGCATCCTTTTAATTTCATCCTTTTGCAAAGTTACATTATTTTCCACAGAACTCAAAATATTTGCAATCAAATCTTGTTGTGCATTAAGTAACTTCACTTTATCACTAATTTGTTCTACTACAGGAGCCTCTTCTACAACTGGCGGACCTTGTACCGGTACAACTTGAGTAGGTTGATTTACTTCAAATTCTTGGTCGGTTTCTAATGCATCGTAATTAATATAATAATTTGGAGTCTGGATAGGTCCATCGAAGTATACTTGTTGCTGACCTAAAGCAGATATATAGTATCCAAATTGTACATTATCATTTCTTGCAGTATCTATACCGTTAGTCCATACTCCGTATTTGTATAGATTTCCATAGTCGATAGCTTGCTTAAATGTGGCAAAATCACCTGGGCCATACTCTGATATAGTATTGTAGAATAAGTGACGAATAACGTTAGTACTTGCTGTGAATCCAGCCATAACTCCTCTTTTAATTAATGGGAGCATCGCAGCTGTTGAAGGTGCTTCATATCCTTGTATAGATTGTTGAATCCTTAAAAAGGTTTGAATTGCACGGTTCTTTGATTCAGCATTTTTAGTTATTTGTGGGTCTATATCTGGAGAACTGTAAATATCATCATCTGGATTTACTAATTTCTCCAATAAAGTTGTTAAGTTAGAATTAGTTTTAGATAAATTCTGTAAAGTCTTTACAATATAATTTGAAGGCCCACTTGGGTCATACTCTGGAAGAACTCCAAAATCTCTTAGCATTTCGAACTGTTCTGACGGAGAGACAGCCATACGCATATAGTAAGACGTATTCTTTACAGAATATTGAGTGTTACTGTCTTGGGCTTCAACTTGTCCGGCCGCTTTAGTAGTTTTAACTGGTTTAAGTCTACCCATTACCAAGCTAGGGAATGAATTTTTTAAATCATTCAGCATATTAGTAATTTTAGCCTTTACTTCATTAAGAGAAGATTCGCTTACTCTAATTCCGTCACCAGTAGGGTCAACAGCAATCTTATCTTTTTTAAGGTCTTCTTCTGACGGAAGTAGATTACTATTAAACGTTTCGACTCCTTGATTGTAAAGCTCAATATCTTGAACTGTTGCTTCTTTAAGTCTTAACATACTGTATAAGAATCTCGCAGCTTCTACTGGTCTAGCTAACATAAAGAACTCCTTAGCGCCATAGATTTTTCCACCACCTTCTCCTTCAAGTCTTCCCCATTCTTTCATAAAGTCAATTAGAGAAAGTCCTCTAAGATTTAAATGTCCTTTTGTTACTTCAAAGAAAGGCGCAGTTTCATCAGTTCCTAAATATTGCATCTTTTGTAGATGTCTATCAAGTAGTTCTGAACTTGTAACTCCCCAAAGGTCGTCACTCATAAAGACTGTAGGATAACCTTTAACAACTCTCTTAGCTTTTCCATCAAGTTCAACAGCTCCATCCATGTAAACATCACTGAACAAAAGTTCTGGATGCTCTCTCATAGTTTGGTCTAAGGTTCTACCCCTGTTGTACTTCTGTCTGACCATATCTAACTTGTTATAATTCTTATTCTTAAAGATTTTATTACCGAAAGAAACTCCCTTCTTTTTAGCTTTAAAATCAGTAAGTCTGAAATATACTTGTCCCTTTTGGTCTATTTTAGAGTTTAGAGTTGCTCTATCATTCAAGATATTTACAAATTCTGTATTACCAGAACTTTGTATGATTTTATCAATGGCAGTAGTACTTCCTAAAGTAATATCAAGATATCCATCCTTAGTCTTTAACTGGAATACTATTCTTCCAAACAATTCATCTTGTTTAAGTTCTTTAAGGTTTTCTACATTATAGGCCTTATCATATCCAGGTTTGTACTTAGTTAACTTAACTAACCAGTTACCTTTTGCAACAGCAGCCTTGAAGCTTCTGAATCTATCTTCCGATGTTTTACCATTAAAGTATAGTTCAATAAATGGCCTAAGAGCCTTGTATTGTTCAGAACCAGCAGATGATAACTTAGTTCTTACTATGTCCTTTAATTCAGATGCAGACCTTTTAAATAAAGACCTCATATAAGCTAATGAAGAAAGTAAGTCAATACCTTGTCCAGACTCTAAATTAATGTCTCTTATATCCTCAATAGTTTTTCCACTTATTAAGTTAGAGAATCCTGATAAGTCTTCATCAATTCCATTAGTAGATTTATAAGGTTGAATAATTCCATCCTCATTTACATTAAGGGCAAGATGGTTATAATAACTTCCCATAGACATTGTTCTAGCCTTGATGTCAGCATTTGGGTCACCAGTAGCTTCCTCATCCATTTTTTGCTCTATTTCTTTCAATGCTTTAGGTAAATCATTTTCTTCAAAAACATTCCTTTTCATTACCTCTGCAGCAGCTTCTTCATCCTTAGAAGTGTCATAAAGTCCTTTATTTTCATTGGATGTTTCTTCTCCAGTGTTACCATCAGTTGCAGGAACTTCTTTAGGAGTAGCTGGAATTGTTTCTCCCACTTCTTCTCCTTCTGTTGTAGCTACTGGAACTTCCTCTGTGTCTGGCTTAACATCCTTTAAAACACTAAGAATTAATTTCTTATATCCGTCAATGTCATCAGCCTTAAGTTCAGAAGTGCTTGTTGTAGAAGCTCTATCTGATTTAGCAACCATATTATAGTTCTTTTTAACTATTAAGTTACCATCAGCTGAACGACTCATTAAAGTATAGAAATACTTTAAATCTTTAATAAATGTATTCTGGTTAGTTGTATCAGTCCAATTAACATCAACAATAGTATATTTAAATTCAGAACCCTGAACGTCTCTTGAATCTCTTACTACTACTTGTTCAGGATATTTTTCTTCAAATTGATGAAATACATCTTTTCTAAAATCAGAAAGAACATTGTCGGTAATTAAAGCTATTCTTTCTCCCTCTTTTAGGTTATTAATAAGTCCTTGTAGATAATCAACATTTAGTTCGTTTTCATCTACTAACTTATCGCCATGAAGAATTATTTCTTTATCAGTTTTAAGTTCATAATACTTTAATAAAGACTTACTTCTAATGTCCCTCATTGTAGACTTGATGTTTAATTGAGTTCCATTAAGTTGACTGTCTTGTTCTTTATCGATAAGTTCAGATAATATTGAAGATATTTTATCCAAGTTATCTTTCTTATGAACATTGTTGGCTCTAATACTTGAAGTAAGTACAGGAGTTCCAAAATACATTCCAGTTAAATCAAGTTCTTCTCCTGTTCTTGGGTTGATTACCCCTTCTTGCTTATTGTCTCCAAGGGCATAAATAACCATATCCTTGTCAACAAACTTGCTTAAGCTGGCAAGCATTTGCATTTCTATACCAGAGAAGTGAGTAAACTCATCAACAAATAATACATCAGGTAAAGCTGCAATATTTACATCTTCTTCGGTTAAGAAGTTTTGATTGTATATTTCAGGATTTCCGTCTACTAAATAAGGGGTTTCTCCCTTTTCTTCTGGCGGGTTTCTAAATTCGGAAATTGCTTTCTTTACCTTTTCCCAACCAGATTCAGTAAGCAGTGCTTGCCATAATTGAAGCCTGTCATAGCTCTTATCAATTCCTAATGTGGCAGCAAGTCTTTCTCCTACGTCAGCTTTAGGTCCAGATACCATTACAGTAGCATCAGGATTATCAATCTTTATCATGTTGTAAGCTACCTTAGCAACACCAGTTGATTTACCTGTCCCAGCTCCTCCTAATACAGTAATTATATTCTTAGTAAAGGTATTCTTTGTATAGAATTCTTTATTTTGAATTGGTTTAAACTCATAAGTTTTCTGTAAAAATTTATTGAATAATACAGGATTCTTATATAAAGCAAACATTTCTTGAGCACTAAACATCTGATTATAGAATGGAGCATGAGAAGGATTGCTAATAATAGCTTTTCTTAACACACTCTGCATTTCCTCTGGATTAACTGCCAGAGTACTTAACAGATAAGTAGCAAGGTCAATACCTTTGATGTCTTGATAGGTACTATTTCTTTTGAATTTAGAAGCACCATAATCATTATAATCAATAATATCAGTTCCAGCTATTTTGCCTATAATTTCTTCTTTCTGTTCAGATGTAAGTCCAGAGAATTTATCATATAAAGCCTTACTAACTCTTAATAATGTTTCATTTGAGAATCTTAGAGATTCTTCATCATTCTTACCATTAGCGATAATTTCTTGTAGTTTAACAAGTTCATCACCAGTTAGTAAATCTTCTTCAATGAATGTTTGTTCATTCTCATCAGCATCAGTATAGCTTAGATTCTTTAGTCTCGATAAAGTAGAATCGGCAGTATTTCCACTTAATATAAGTGCAAACATACTGTTTAGTCTTCCCATAGTTTTACTACTATCCACCGTCTTACTACCACTATTCATATCATTAACTGCAAGTAACCACGCAATTTTTTGTTGGATATTCTGCAATTCAGTTTGAATAGTTTGAGCTTCTTCTTGAGTTAAGGGAACATCTTCTTGAGCTCCCATGTTTCTCTTATATTGATTAGCAATGTCAATCATATTAAATACTCCTTCATTTCCAGTAAGGTATGGAATGATAGAGTGACTTAATATTTGAGTTGCAGTATTTGCAGTTTCGAGTTGCTCTCTGGTAAGTTCATTACTGATTACATAGTCATATAAAGAAGCTGTACTTTTATAGTCTCCTTCTTCTGCCTTTAATAGTTTGAATACATCTTCGCCAATAAGGTTAGTAGATAGTCTTCCTAACATATCCCACACAGGATTTTCCTGCATAGCAGCAGTAGATATTTTATCAATTTCACCTAATAAACCAATTCTATCAGCATCTAAATTTAGATATTCAAGTAACTGTTTATTAAATATAGAGAAGTCTGGATTCTTTTTAAATGATGAATTTAAAGAATTTTCATTTATATTTCCATCAGTTAGGATTCCGCCAAGCAATTCTTCTGAATTAGCTCCAGTAAATTCTGTAGTAAACATATCCATGAATACATTCTGCATTTCATTTTGAGTTAGGGCATAATATCCCTCTTCGTCCTCAAATACATATTCTCCCTTCGAATCTCCAAGTTCTTCAACAATGGATGGGTCTACTTCATCTATCTTACCTAAGTAAGTAGAGTTGCTAGTAAGAATATCGTTATAATAAGAGTCTTCAAAAGTAAATCCCTTAAATGGGTCCATGAATATTGTAAGTCTATTTACAAAGTTTTCAGGGCTAAATCTATTATAGCTCTGCTTAACTGTATCAATCATTTGTTTAGTCTCTGCATCAATAAAGCCAGTAGATTGAACTATGTTGTTTATTGATTCGAATAAGACTTGTAATTCTCCAGTTCTTCTCTGATTAAGAATTGGGTCAATACCTATACTCATATGTTGTTTCATATTCTCCAACATATTTTTTAGATTCTGAACGTATGCTTTACCAAAGGGTTTAGGACGTTTCTTATCACTTCCCGGGTCTGCATTCCAAATTTCTCTTTCAAGATAAGAATCAACTATTTTTGCTTTTTGTTGAGCACTATATACATTCTCTTCTGGATTAAGATTGGCATCAGCAATGATTTGCTCATCACTTCTTCCATTTCTTACCTCTTCTTTATATTCAGCAATTTCTGTATCACTAAGTTTAGAAATGTTTTGAGAATCATTAAGTTTAGATATTACATCATATAATTGAGACTTAAACTTATACATTTGAGAGTCTCTATATCTAAGAATAGGTTCGGCTGTTTCAGCTTTTAAGTTCTTAAATATTTCATAACCAAGATTTATTTTTTCTTTTTGGTCTGATTGAGTATATTTCTCGTAGTCAGCTTCTAGGTCTTTCTTTTGCTGTTCTGTTGCAGTAGCGTAGTTAATACCTCTTACATATCTTGAATAAGCATAGATGTCAGGAGCTGCAAATGGAGACATTAAACCTCTATTTAATTTATATGCCATCATTTCAGCATATTCTCCAGCTCTCTTTCCAGATAAAGTGTCGTCTACTTTCTGTTTATAGTCATCATATCTTTGCTTAATTTTGCCAATTTCAGAGTCTTGAGGGTTACTCTTCATTTCTATTGCAGCAGTAATAAGACCCTGTAACTGTTGTTGGAAATCGTATAGAATTTCTTCTCCTACACCGGTATCAGCAAGTTGTTTTAATCTGAAATCTTTCATCAGAGAATTATTAACAACTTCATCATCCTTTAGGTTATATCCTTCATTATTGATTACTGAATCAACTGCATATAGATAATTAATAAGAATATTACCCAATATATTGTTTTGACTGTCTTCTCTCTTCTTAGCTGGTTCAAAATATACTTGCCCATCATCAGTTGTATTAGTAGATAAGTTCATAGAAAGAGTAGTAGAACCTACTTCTCCCTTATCAATACTCTTCTTTAATAAGTCTACTGATTTCTGTGCTCCATTATTTCTAATCATAGTTGCAATATCTATGGCTAGATTTTCTGGAATGTTCTTTTGAATATTGGGAACTCCGTCTCTGATATTTTCCATTTTAGTAATGGCAGGGAAGATAGCTCCACCTACAGCACCGCCAAGAGCAGACATTAAGTATCTTTCTAAAGGATTACTTTGAGTAAACTCATAGTTACCTCTTTTTTGAGTCCATCCAAGTTTGTTAAATGTCCAGTCAATTACATTGCTACTTTCGAAGATTACATCCTGTAATGCCTCTTCTGATACTTCTTCGATAGCTTCTTTTACTGAATTGGCAACCCAACCTTCTGGGTCATTAATAAGATGTTTTTCGTAGAAGCCTTTAAATTTTTCACCTAAGTTTTTAATCCATTTAACTTTTCCAGAGTTAGTAATGTTAGAGGAAGTCTTTTCAACTAAAGATAATTGAGGCTTCATTTCTTTAGTAAACTCTCTAATCAACCTTTTATTGGCTTGTTTTAAATCATCAAGACCTAAACCACTAAGGGCTACTTCTCCAAGAGAAGAATTAAATAGCTTACTAAATCCATATAGGGCTGCTCCCATACCAATGGCTGTAGTTGTATCGCTAAATCCATTTTCTTTGAAAGTATCGTACATGTCCTTAGATTGTGTCATAGCCATGTAGAATTGAGAACCATTCTTAGCAAAACTATTTATAGCTCCTTGCTTAGCTGTGATAGCATTTAATAGGTCATTTCCTACCAATTTAGTATAATCAGAAGCCACATCTCCATCTTTAATAGCTTGACTTAAAGTCTTTCCATATTTCTTTAGATAGTCAGCATTGTGTACCTCAACAAATGCCTTAGAGTTCTTTGCACTTCTTGCATCCCAGCCAATCCATTGCGGAATCTTAGCAATACTTCTTTGTTGATAAAGTTGACCTACTACATCAGTTACTAAGTTAGCGAATTGTTCATAATTAAACATTCCTTGATTTCCTGCGTCACTGACAGAAGAATCAAACTTTCTAACTGAAGAGTCGATTTTATTAAGGAATTGCCATAAACCTGGCTTTTTAGAAGCAGTATCATCTCCAATGGCATCAATTACAGTTTTACCAAATACTGCCAATGCTTGACCAAAATATGCAGATGCAGTAGCAATACCATAAGCCTGTCCTACGTAAGGAATAAATAATGGAGCAATAGTAGCAATCATTTTTGCAGTAGTTCCTGCCACGCTCTTATCAATTCCGTCGGAAGCTAAGAAATTATATTTATCCCATTTAGAGCCAGTAGTGGTTAATGTATCAGTCCAGTGCAAGAAACTCTTATTAGCTGCATCTCTGTCTCCAAGAGTTTCATAGTATGGCATACCATTTGCATTAAGTTTATAATCTCCCGCAAAGTGCTTGATGTCTCTACCATATTCGTCTTTGTGATATCCATCTTCTTCCCACTTAGCTTCTACTAATGGTTCTATAAACATGAAATCGAAGAATCCACTCTTATCATCATCGTCTGGAGTCCAGTCAAGCTCTTTTCCAGTTTTATAGTCTACAACTCTTTGAGTTTGAGCTGCTTCTCTATAAGACCTAAGAGCTTTACCTTCTCCAAATAAGCTATTAATACCTTGTGATTTAAGAGTAGGATTAGATACTTTTTGTACAATAAACAAAGGTTTTTGAGATGGAGTACTTCTGTCAGATAAAATATCTAACGGGCTTTTAACCTGATTACGAAGGAATGTATCTTCAATGTTTCCTTGCACAAAAGTATTATATGTTCTTACAGCGCTATCATAGAACTGATTATATAATTTTTCATCAAAATTACCTTCAGCATCTTTGAATTGGTCTTGCACTGCCTGTATATCTTTATATGATTCTCTATCTTTTAAACCTGTATTAGCTGCATCTAATCCAGCTTCTTTAAAGTTTTTAAAGTCTTTGTCTGGATTGTATAGTATCGTTGCAAACCAATCGTTTTGTTGTACATTTTCCATATTCTAATCAAAATTTGTTTTTACTAGAGGTCTTCTGTTATTAGCAATTTGACCTTCTCTAATTAGCCTGTTAGCATCAAATGTAGATTTAGGAAGATTAATATTACCAGTTTTAGCTGCTGAGCTCACATAGTCACCAGACATTGGCATATAAATAGTTCCTCTATACATATCTGAAACATTTCCAAATATTTCCCATTCCCACCAAGAATCGAAGTCATAGTCTCCTTTCTTATTACCATTTCTGGCAGGGTCATTTATAATTTTCATAGCAGCATCCTTCCAGTGTTTTCTTTCGTCTCTGCTAAGTTTATCAACACTCTCATTTTCGTTTACTATTCCACTCTGTTCATCATCAGAAGCAACTCCTGTCATTGCTATGAATGGTCTTAGTAATCCTCTTTCATAAGCAGACTGTGGATTCTGCATGGCATCCCAAAATGGACCTATTCCTGCTGCTTCATAAGCTTGTCTTCTTTCTACATCAGATACATTACCTTTTCTTCTTAAATCATCCTCAACTTTTTCTATAATACTAATAATTCCAAGATTGGGAGCAATTCCACCATTTGGTGTATTAGTATAAGGTAACCATACTTGTGCAACTCCTTCTGATGGGTCATATACAAGTTTATTAAATTGAGTCGGGTCTACCTTATTGTCACCAAAGTAAACAGAGTTCTGTAAAACTGCTGAACCATAACCTGCACTTTTTAATATTGTATCGAGAGTGTTCATTCCCAATCCTTCTCCTGTTTTAACATCTTGGGGTTCTGCCCACCAATTAGCCGTTGTAGTATATTGATAGTTAGAATGTGGATTTAGAGTATAATCTCTTTGTACAGTAGACTGCCCATTTACAATTGCATCGAGTTGTTTTAAATCATTTCTCGAACCACTTCCACCATCTCCAGTACCACTAATGGTTCCAGTAAGTTTTTCTTCATAGTTTTGAGTAGTTTCAATAGTAGTATCTAATTGAGATGCTATTAGTTGGGTTATTAAATCTAATGCTCCTTTTTTAGGGTTTTCTGTATTTCCAGATTTAACTTCTAATAAAGTAATAGCATTAGGGTCTAATGTATCATAAATATATTGAACGGCTGCTTTTGCAGCTTGATATTGATTCTTATTTAAGAGTCCAGTTTTGTAAACTCCGTCTAAGCCCATACCTGAAAGGTCAGCTCCTTCATTTACAATGTTGTTTATATATTCCATACCTTGTATAATGTTCCCCTCTTTTTTATAAGAGTAACCTTCTTTAGATATAGACATAGTTCCCAACTTACCCATTGCTCCTTGAATTATCTTGTTAATAGCTGATATACCAATACCATTTCTAACTGTATTAAATATATCATTCTTATTAGCCATTTCATCAGAGTGAGCTCGTATATAAAGCAAGTCAGAGTTTTTAAGGGCAAAGTATTTATCCCTATTGTTTAAATACTCATCAGTAGATACTTGTTTAATATCTCCCTCTGTATCTTGAACAACCACATTTCCAGTAGTTGTAATGGCAACCTCATTTAATCCCCCATTAGCTTTAACAGTTTCTAATGCAGAATCATATTCTTTCTTATTAAAATTAGCATTTTTAATTTGCCTTAATGCCTGAAGGTATCTTGAAGATATTGAAGAGGAATTAATCTTCCCCTTACTAAATAGATTGTCTTGTTTATAAAGCCAACTTAGGTTTTTAATTATCTCGTTGGTGTCACTTGGTAATCCGTCAATGTTGTCCACCATTTTAAGTAAATCCTTGTCAGTGATTCCCTCTTCTTTGGTACTTGCTTGTACAGCTTGAGGTTGTTCAGCTGCACCTGCATTTGTAGTGTCTTGCATCCCAAGTGGTGTATAATAAGTGAATGGGGGCATACCACCCCCACTCTGCATCTTTACTATCGGTTCTACTTTCATGTCATTGACTTAATTATAAGTTGTTTAGATACTGATGATAGATTATTAATCATTTTTATATTTGTATCTATTGTTTTTTCTATATTTTTCTGAAAGAGTTTAGCATTTTCAGTTTTAGCTTTAGATGTATCCTTCTGTGCTTGAAGTCTTGAACGTTCAGCATAAGTTAATTGCCCTCCTCTTTTTCTGATAACGGGCGACCAACGTCCTCTAGGCATCCTCAATCCATATACATCAGAATATAATTGATTTTGTGCCTGAACGTTTTCACGTCCTAAACTTTCAATAAGGTCAGAATATTGTTTATATTGTGGAAGAGTACTAATATCAACTCCTTTTAAACTTTGTTGTTCTAAGTAGTCTCTTAGTGGTTTCAATCTGGCTTCTGTACCTGCTTGAATGTTACTCATTCCAACATTAAGGTCAAATTGTCTTTGTCTGTCTCTATCCATAGTAGCCTTATACTCTCTTTCCTTCATAAAGTTTTCTAAAGAAGTCCAATTTGCAGACATTCTTGCTGCATCGATATCCTTCTTAGCTTTATCAATTCCTAGCATAGAAGCTCTATTTCTATTAGCAACTTCATTTCTTCTTGCAACTGCTTCTGCATTGTTTTGCCAAGCTGCTTCACCAGTTCTACGAATCATATCGTTATCAGCTAAAGCCCCCTCTGCTCTCATTTGATTAGCTTGTGAATTAGCTGCTAATTCTCCTGCCAATTGTAAAGAAGCATCAGATGTTCTTGGTTTTGCTGCAAGACTTTCTAAGTTTGCTGCTCTTTCATTATAAGCCTGTCTTGTTGCTAAGTCTCCTACTATTTGTCTTGGAGTCTCATAAGTATCAAGTAATAATGGTTTTAATCCTTCTTTGGTTTTCTTTGCAACTCTGTTATTGTTCCAGATATTTCCCATCATTCTTCCAGCTTGGATAAATGCAGTTGGGTCTAAGTTACCTAAGATTTGTCTAATTCCACCTCCTGATGTAGCTCCTCTTGTTTTAGAGGGATTAGCTCTCGTAGGAGCTGCTCCTCCAATATTAGGAAGTCCACTTACTTTTCCAGTATTAGGATTTATAACAGCTTTGGATGTATCAATAGTTTGGGTATTGAACTTAGGAGCAATTGGAGTCTGTAAAGTAGTACTAGGTCTTAACATAGCCATACCAGTTGCATCATCAATGTAATATTCAAGACCTTTCTTATTTGCTAAAGCATTTATAGCTTTAAGTTGCTCATCAGAGGTAACTCCTCTCATTCCACCATGTCTTAAATATTCTTGTCCTCCAAAATAACCATCAGTAAAGTTACTTGTTGCATTGTCTCCTGATACTCCGGCTCTCGTAATCTTGCCAGTTTTAGCAAGACCTTCAATAACTGCATTAACTCCAGGAGCTACTTTATTAAAGGTAGTTTGTCTATCATAAACTCCTTGATTATAACTTACTGGAGAAGTTCCAGGTTTATAGCCAGAAGCAGTAAGATTTCCATGATAAGATTTCTGTAAGTTATTAAAGTCTTGATAGTTTTTTAGATTATAACTATTTAACCAGTTATTAAATCCTTCTGTTCCATAAATATCAGTTCCCCAATCAGCATTACTAACTACATTGGAAATCTTTAATTTATCTCCATTTGAAGCTTTAATAATTCCACCTTGCTTGAATCTTCCTGGATTGAACCAAGGTTCCATATAATTGTCTTCAACTGAATTTATATATTTATCGGCTTGTCTTTTATTGTATATTCTTTTACTATCTTGATATAACTTACTATGTTGTTTAGTTCTGGAACTTACTGGAGTGGTAAATTTAAATTTATCCCCTCTGACAGTTTCAATAGGTTCCTCTTTATTTGGCCGTAGATAACGTCCAGTAGAGCCTTTTTCGAGCCAATGAGTATCAGATAGCCAACCAAGTCTTCCATTAGGATTGATACCTCTCATTCCCCAGAATTGTCCAAAGTTCTTAGGGGTTTCTGAAGATTGAGGAACTAAATGTCTCTGCGCCCAATTAGGTTTAGAATACTCAAATCCTGGCACTTTCTTTGTTGGAACTCTCTTCTTATTTAAAAGACTTCCTTTATACCACTTATCAGTACCTTTAGTTTCTACTGATAAAGCATCATCAGGAATATTCTTTTCTACTAAGCCTTCATCGGCCAGTATTTTCTTAGCTTTCTTTTTAGCTAAATCTTGTATATAGTTTGCATCCTTTCCTTCAATGTCTGCATTATTTACTTGAACTTTAATAGGATTTTCTCTTCCTTTAACAACTACAGATATTTCTTGTTTAGTAGATGGGGCTCTCTTCGTTCCTCTAAGTCTTGACATTATTTTGCCGTCTTGAGATTTTAGGAAGTTTTTACCACCTAGTACAACTCTTGAAATGGTTGCTAGATTTTTAAAGTCGTCAGTACTTAAATCCTTTACATTACCACTAGTTACTTTCTTTAATGATGATGTAAGAGATTCTCTTTCTTGGTCATTAAATAATGTACTTGCTCCAATAGCTGTTGCTATAAGTGGAACAAACTTAGCTAATTTGCCCATAGCTTTAGCTGCTTTAATACTCTTCATTGCAGGAATTAATGACACTGCATCCATTCCCAAGTTAAGAGCCAGATTTCCTACATCTCCCCATTCGAGTCCATCAGAAACATCAGCACCAAATTCAGCAAGTGAACTGGCAGCTCCAATACCCGCAGAAGCAATGTTAGCCCCAGGAACAAATCCAAGTCCAGCACTTAACAAGTCAGCCATAGCTGCCCCCATTTTCACTCTATCGGAAGTCTTAATAATACCACCTGCATCAGTCAAGTCTTTATTATCAAACTTTATTGATTGAGTCTTATCGTAACTATCAGTAGCTTTCTTATTTAATTTCTTCTCCTCATCATTAAGTTCTGTTGCAGGTTTACGTCTGTCTACTATGTAATCAGTACTTACTCCCCATTGTGCTTTAATGATTCCTCCCTCTTTCCTTTTCAGAGGAGATGCATTATAGTCTGTTTTGATAGGTTTAAATCCTTTCCAACCTGTTCCGCCCAATGGAGAACCTGAACTGTGAGGTCCATCGCCTGTGTCAAATGTAAGGTTAGTAACTCTACCTTGGCTATCCCTAAGGATTCTTAATCCTCTCTTAGTCTCATTTGGAAGTAGTCTAAAGTCAATTCTTCCTTCTTTAATAAGGTCAGTTAGAGGTATTCCCTCTTCTGATTTCATTGAATCAAGTCTTCCTGGCAGGAATAATCCTTGAATAAAACTTCTATATCTTGCGTCATTGGCAAGATTAGGATTATCTCCAAGTCTTCTTAATAAACCTAAGATATTGTCTTGTGTGTAAGCATCTTTACCACTAAAGGTATATTGTCTTACTTTATTAAATCCTACTTTTGCATCACTTCCAGAAATTGGCTGTGTTCCAGCTTCTCTTTGTTTTCCTAGTCTAATGGTTGTGCCATTATCATTAGCAACCCATTCTCCCAAAATATCATTATAGGTAATATTTACTGGAGTAAACTTACCATTCTTATTAAGGAAGTATTGAGATTTAGAACCAGTAGGATTCTCAACAGTAGGTCTTGTATATGCTTTTACTAATTCTCCATTGAAATTATCGAAGAATAGAGAAGCATCTGCTACATGAGAATATCCGTATTTATCTTTAAGTTCCCCGTAAATAGGGTCATCGTATATATTTTTATCATCCTGTTCATTAAGGATAATATTATAAGCGTTCTTTACTTCTGGACTCCAATTAGAATATTCACTTGGATTATAAATGTTTCCATTTACTCTAAACCAGCCTGCTAAAGAATCGGTCTTAGGATTAAATGCTTCTCCAATAACCCCATTCTTAATTTCTGTACCATCTGGATTTAAATAGAATACATTTCCTTTATCATCAGTTCTTGCTAAATATCCTGCATCAGTAAGTTTAGTATTTACTTTTGATAAATCCTCCAATGGAGTTCCTTTAAAATTATCTTTTTTAACCTCTGGTTGAGCCCCTGCTTGAATATCAGTATCTCCGAACCAGTCTCTATATCCTTCAACATTTATTCCAAGTTCTGATAAAGCTCTCCAATCTTCATCTTCAAGTTTATCATTTGATAGAACCGCTTTTGCTCTCTCAATTCTATTTCTAAACTCATCTTTATTTTTAAAGGCTGTATTAGATAAATCATATTTAGTATCAAACTCTGGGTCATTTAACAATGAATCAGCATAAGCACTAAATTGTCCAGAAAAATCTTTTAATCTATTAGCTACACCTCTCTTTTTTGTAGTTTCATCTAAAGTATCTCTACTATACCAAACGGATTGATTATATCTATTTCCTCCGAAGAATTTATCCAGAAGAGATTGATTTAATCCTGCGCCAAAATTAAGAGATTTTTTAGTAGCTGTAGGTTGAACTTTCTCTTCTTTTACATAATCTGGAATAGCATCTGCTATTGAGTCTAAGTAATGTGCCACGGCTCCATTAGCATCAAACCCTTTTCCAGAAGTATTTGCTAATTGTCCAGTAGAGTCAATCCAATTTCTTCCTACATCTCTAGAGGAAATTGTTCCAGAGTTTATTCCTTGTAAGTACTTACTGTAGGTTTCTCTAAACGCATTTTTCTTCTTTGAACTCCAACCTGTACTTTCAAGATATGATTCTACATTGGAGTCTGCATTTCTCAATAGAGAGTTTGCTTCAATTTCTCTCTCTCCAAGTCTAAATGTTCTTACTTGAGGAGTTTCTTCTTTTGGTTTCTGTTCAGTTTGTGAGACACTTCCATCGCCTTCTAATTTTTTAATCGCCTGTGACATGTGTTTTACATTTATAATAAAAAAGGAGCATACATAAATCTTGTACACTCCTTTCTAACTTCTACTTTTATACTCTTCTGACTAAGGTTCCACCTCTTCTGTAGACTGGTTCACCTTGAGGAGCTGCTTCTCCGCCTTGTCCTTGAGATGCTTGTTGGATAAGTCCCATGAATCCTTCACACACAGCTAAGGCTGTATTACAATCACCACTTTGAAGTGCTTCTGCAGCCATTTGAGCTAATTGCATTAATTGTTCATCTCCTCCCCCGCCTTGTTCTGGTGCTGCACCTTGTTCAGCTGGCATTGGTTCAGCAGCAGGTGCTGGAGCTGCTCCACCTTCCTGAAATTTCTTTACTTTAGGTTCTAATTTCATAATTCTTTAGTTTTAACGTTAAATACTTAAATACTTGACAAAATTAGCAATATTTATGGACATATCAAAATAATAATCCATTAATTTAGTATTTATACATTTAGTTCATTTAAAATAATTAATCTTCTTTACTCTTTGGAGTATCTACGTATTCTGGAGTATTTGTATCTTGTATATGTAAGTATTTAAAAACCTTCTTTCCTAAGGCTTTATAATCCTTATCTAATTCCGAAGAATATGCTCGTTTGGCCATTTTGATAAGTGTTTTAGTATTTTTTCTACTAAAAATTCTCTCTCCACCTTCAAGTTCCATTTGGGTGGAACCGTCTGGAGCTAGCACTTTCATAACTGGCTGTTTGTCATCATCGTCCTCTTCTATATCAAGTTCATCTCCAGGTTGAATACCAGAGTTTTGATTAACCTCGAGAACATACATAACTCCATCTTCTTCTAATAAAGTTTCATCGTAGGGCTGACCTTGTTGAACAGAGATTACTTCCCCATCTTCATCAATAAATACTATATCTAAAGGAATTGCAGTATCTTTCATCCAAAAGGCTAATTCTTGGGGTTCGTCATATATAAATAACATTCCCTCATTTTCTCCTAAAGATTCCTTTTCTTGCAAACCTTTAATCTTTTCTTCTTCGGTTCTTGCAACCTCTACGTTATATTCTTTATCTCCTATTTCTATTTTCATACCTGTACCTCCGAGATTAATCCTGTGTTATCTTGAGTATTTTCAATTATTTGTTTTGCAATTAATTTTCCAGCTTGTATTGCAGCTTCATCACTACCATCTTTATAAAGACGTTCTAATTCTTCTGTTACCTCTTTAGTAAAGATAATTTCATTCCTTTCAATTTCTGCGTGCTGAACTACTCCGCCTTCTTCTTGAGTTACTACTGCAATTCCTTTAGGTGTAATCCCATCAACATCCATGTGATGTTTATGAGCATGTAAAGCTCCCTCTGGAATTACATTCATTTTCCCTCCTTCTTTAAACTCTTCTATAGTTTTAGGGGCTTCTTTCTTTTGCTGTCTAATTCTCGCAACAGTCTCAACAGCTCTTTGCATTTCTTCAGCAGATGGAAGTTTTAATCCATTTCTTCCGATATAAGAACCTCTTTGTTGATAACCTCCTGTCATACCTAATAAATTTCTATTATTTATCATACTAAGTGATGCTGATTGGTTAGAGAAAGCATCTCTTGCCTCATCAGCTATATTTCCCATTTTAGTTTGTTGGAGCTTAGCTCTAGCAATCTCCCTATTAGCTTTATTTCTACCTTTTCCACTTAGTAGCCCATATTTCTTTCCGCTCTTTTCTAAAGCATTATCAACTACATCAGTAGTTCCTCCGTAAGAAGAACCTACTTGTTCAAAAGCATCATTATCTTTTACGATAGTATCAGCCTTCTTAGCTCCGAAGGAATTAATAAGACCTATTGGAGTTAATTTCATAAATTTACTATCTAAGATTTTATCAGTAGTGGTCATTTGGTCAGTTCCTACTCCAAGAGCAGTTAATCCGTCTGATAACATTCCTCCTATCTTCATTGCTCCACCAATAATTGTTCCAACTCCAGGAATGGCACTGACTGCATTGGCAGCTGCATCATAACCGGCATTAAGCCCAGTAGTAAGTCCAGATTGCTCTGTTTGAGGAATTAGACTACTTACTGTGCTAGCCATATTGCCTAAGGAGCCCATACCACCCATTCCTTTGAAAAATCCTCCCTTAGCTTTAGTAGAAGAGGAAAAGTCCATAGAGGGGGGTTTTGAAGGCCCTACTTTATTGGTGATACTGAATTGAGGAGGAATAGCTGCCGGTAATGGTGGTAAGGTTATTTCTCCTATATCATGTTTTCTCATGCGTAACTTATATTATATATTGTTTTTAATGCTGTTACATATACTAGTTTATCGCCAGCGTATCTAATTTTTATTTTCATGACCTTATCCTTTATCTTGGATTCTTTTCTGTGATTACTAATAGTTTCCCATTTAGTTGTGTCGAAAGAATCTACATTAACTCCATATCCCAACTTAACTAGCTCTTTAGGAATATCATTTTCAGTCTTTATTTCTAAAACTGACATATCATTGGGCAAAGGATTATTAGTCAAATTAAGAGGTGGATACCAAGCTCCTTCTTTTCCAACTTTCCACTGTAATTCATTTTTCTGATAGAAATTTATTGGAGGAATTTGTATATACCAATTATCTTCAATAAAGTCCATATTTCCTCTAAGTCTTCCATACTGTGCCCATATATAAGGATATGGAACTGAATCATCAATTATGGCTCCTGGGTCAGATTCTTTACATCTTTGTTTATACATTCCCTTAAATGGACATCCTTTAACATGTGTAACTATATGATAAGAATCATATCTTTTATCATAAACAATTTCAGAACCAGACAAACTTTGATAATCCTTGTGAGGAGATGTTGCTGCCTGGTAGTAATCCTCGATTTCATTTATAGTATCTACCCTAGTATAGTATAAAGGAAACATTGTAGACCTGTCTTTATATAAAGATTTAGAGCCTAGAATATCACGCTGTTTAGGCTGTATTTTTAGATATTCACTATCATATAATATGTCAGAACCATTATATTGATAAAGGTCTTTGGTTGCTTCTTGTCTAAAATACATATTTTCTTTGTCGTCAGCAAAATCATATACATCTCCAGTTATTTCATAATGGAATGATTCTGGTGCAACATTATTTGATAATAAAACCAAGTTTTCGAACAGTTTATGAACAGATGGATTATCGACAATTACTACTTCAAATTCAAATGGATGTTGTTTACCATACCAGTAAGTTTGACGAAGTGGTTCTTTAGTCTCCATTAATCCAGCTTTTCCATGTTTCCAGAAAGATGTAGTTAAAGTATCATAATATTCTTGAGTAGCAACAGTTATTGTAGAATATACAATTTTATCAATTACCTTCGAGTTACCTTCAGAAGTACTTAAATGGTGGTATACTTCCGCCTTAACTGGGAAAGACCACAATGTATTATTCTTTAATGCTCCCGATATGGAAACTTCTCCAGAAGTACTTATGAAATACTGATTCCTTAATCTATCATTCGCCAGATAATAATCGACTAAATATTCTTCTAAAGCCATATTTAATCTTAAATTTCCAAGTTGTGTAGATACCGGAGGAGAAATTAAGTTTCCTTCTGATAAAGTTATTAAAGGGTAATCTTTAGTTAATTTTGCAATAGCTTTGGAAGTATCTCTATCGAAAGTAAAGAATATGTTATCAATATTTTCAGAATAAGAAGGAACCCAAGAATAGAAAGTAACAAATTTCTGTAGAACCTCATTATAGCATAGATTCCATACTTTTTCTTCGATAGTATTAATATCATCGTAGAAAGTGAACATTACATCTTGTTTAAATCTATTGTAATGAGTTTTTACATTCCTTATCCCAATTATTGGGGTCATCTCTTTTTCTGTCAATGAAATATTATCATTTAGGAATTTTTGTACTTTGAAATCAGATATTACTTCGAATGTTTCTCCATTAGTCCTCCAAATCTTCTTACCAACTGTGTCCACTCCATAAACGAAATATGGGGTCTTGATGACACTTTCGGCCCACTGGGTACCGAATGTATCCGACAATACTCTTGGGTTCTCTGGCAGCACGTTAGAGGTGTTTATGAAGACACTTCCACCTGCTCCACCTCCAGATTCTACTCTTTCGTTCACTGGAATCAAAGCTACCCCGTGCTCAAAAACACAAAGTATATTGCCGAAAAGTTCAACTAATTTGATTATATTTCCATACGTAAGAGGATAATCTCTATAATTAGTAAGTCTAAATACTCTGTATCCATTTTTGAAGGAATCATTTATATTAATATCCGAGTACATACCTCGAACTCCAAAATGATTCTTTATTGCAGGAACATCTGGTAATTCAAAATTATATTTATCAGAAGTAGTAGAATTTATTCCATCATTTACAACAAATGATTCTGGTATTTTGGATTCTCCTCCAGTGCTCATTGCTTGTAATGGATAGAAACCTCTTGGTTTACCAGTTAATCCTTCTTCGGAGCTATAAGACTTATCTAAACATCTCATAGAAATATTTATATTACTGCAAACTTTTATTGTTGCCCAGTGCCCTAAAGTTATGGCGTTGACATCTCCTCTGTTTATTTTAGAGAAACTTTCCTGATTGTCAGGGTCATAATTATCTTTCCAAGACATTGCATCTACTATATCATCATTTATAGGAGAAGAAGGGTCTTGAAAATTTCTACACATTCTGTGTGTATAATTACCTATAAAACAGTCTCCTCGGAATATTCCAGATACTTCTGCCATTTCTTTCGATTCATCTACATCTTCCCATAGAGTTCTATCGCAAATTGCATAAAAAGAAGAAGAATCTTCAAAACGTATAGAGAAATAATCGTCAATAGAATTTTCATTGTAGCTAGGAATCTTTATATTAATTAAGGACATTTTGTTTGTATTATAACCCTCAATCCCTAAAAATGGCCCCCATGCTCCTCTTAATAGGTTTCTAGCATTTTTAGACTTGTTTCTATATTCATAATATGATACTCGCCACTGTTCTTCAGCTTCTCCAGCCCTAGAAGAAAATACTTCCTTCTTACCTTTAAGAAGTTTAATATTATCAGTAATAGCTGTAATATTATACGTTTCACTTCCTACTGAACTGTTAGTAGTATAGTCAAGATTATAATAATGTAGAGCTAGATTATTAAATCTATTAGTTCTAAACTGTGACTTAGCCATTGATACCTCAAATTCTGTTCCAGTAAATAACTGATTGAAGTACGGTTGTCTTAATTCAAATTCTGGACATAGAGCAGCGTAGCCTTCAGATACATAGTCTGAAGAGATTGTTTTGTATCTTCTACTAAAGTCATTAGTTAATACTCCATCATCATCAATAAACCTCTCTACCAAATATCCATTATTTACAGGAAGTACTGGTAAATGACTAGTTGATTCAAGTCCGATAGTTACAGCTTGACATAAAGTAGCTGGAATCCTTTTTTGTCTTACAAAGAAGAATCCTTTAGTGAACCTCTTTAGTAAAGCCAGAGCTTCTTTATCAATTTTAAAGTCTATGCCGATTGGCACAATTCCAGAGCTTTGTAGCTGATTTCCAGAATAGTTAATCCTCACTACCCCTTTCGAGTTTTCATTCTGATTGTCGAGCTTGTAGGAGTCTTTATTGGTAGGAATATACTCTCTATTTGCCTTAATTTTCTCTATACTTGAATTTGGGTCTACTGGATTTTTATAAACCTTGTACTTGGTATAAGAAACATTTTCAACTAAATCAGATATTCCACGAACATTAAATACAGGAGAAAGAGTGAAATCATTGAGTATATAGACTATTCCAAATCTATAAATTTCTTCGTTCCAATATCCCAACTTATGGTAAATGTTCTGAACGTTATAATATTCATACTGTCCTGTAGAATCCTCATATTTCTCATTTACCCATCCTATATTGTTTTTTAAATTAAGGTGTGGCAAGAATCTTAAAGACAAATCAGACAGTTCCTTATATTCTATATCTGGATTATTTACATTACCCATAAATAGCATATTTTGACAGGCAGTTTGCGCATTTGCACTATCCACTACATTATATTGCATATTTATGTCATTTAAACTGACTTGAGTAACATTTTCAAATCCATTGATATTTACCCTCGCAATATTGTTATATACAGCAAAGTTCTTGTCTATCTTAAACGATGTTACAGTTTCATTTGCGTTTGCATCCGATGTACTTCTTGTATAATACACAACAACATTGTTATAAGAAGAGTCTATATTTGCCAGAATAAAAGACACTGACTTATAACTATTTTCGTCTCTAATTCCACCCTGTATAGAGAATGGGTCATTGATATTTCCAATATAACAAGTTACAATTCCAGATTCTGCTATAAAATCAGACTCGTTTCCGTCTGAATCGGACAACTTAAAATAGAATACATAGTTTCCAACCCTAAGATTGCCACTTGTTCCTAAACCCGTAAACATCAATCTGGGAATAGTGTTTAACTTCTTATATAAAGAAACATCAGAATCAAAAGAGCTTTCATCGTATATATTAGTATCATTATCTCCGCTTCTATCTACTATTTGATATGTGTTCATTCCAGTAGAAGAAAATCTTGTATTTATTAGTTTAGGAAAACTATTTCCATCATTAAGAATAAGGTTTACAGAACCGTCATAAGATTGTTGAGGAATAATATCCACAGGATGATTTAAATCGAACGGAAGAAGTTCAGTATCTAGGTCGACAAGACTTCCTTTTGGATATGTAACTTTATCGCTCTCTATAAGGTCTTCTCCTAGTCTTAATACTTTTAAAGGATTGTATTCATAAACTAATGCTCCCTTTTGTTGAAGCTGTATCGCACCTTGAGAAATGCTTACAGCTTCATTATTTAGTGATATAAAATCCATTGTTAATTATATGGTTGATATATATTTGTATTTCCTCCAAAGTAAACGGCACTCTTCATATCTGGAGCGTGTCCATCTTTTCCTTTAGTCCATGTTCCAATTATAGAAGGATTTCCCTTACTTGGATTTATAAGTATTCTGTTTAATTCAGATTCACTTCCTGTAATAGAATATTCATTAACAAATATATTATTAATATCTTCTGGTAAAGAAATCGTTCTATTTCCCCAAATTCTAATGTTTCTCTGATTACTTGCAGGAACAACTGAACCATTACTATCCCACTCAATATTTTTAACAGAACCATCAGCATTTAAAGCTGCATCTGTTGTACTGGCAATATATATTTTTCCTTTATCAGCTGTAGTATCAGTATTTCCAGTACTAAAATATGAATATGCATTAGTATATCCTCCTAATATGTTTATGTCATTGTCTATTCTTAAGGTATTTCCAAACGGGATATCTATATCGGCTTCGGTAGGTTTGTAAACGTAAAACTCGGGAATAAAATCAACTAATTTATCTCCCAGTTTAGATTGCCACCATTGATGATGCTCTTTAATACTTACAAGATTTCCTTGTGAGTTTGTGTCCCCCAAATAGAAGTTAACTGTAGTATCTCCAGGAGAAGTTACTTCTATTTTTCCTTTGTAGTGAGTTTCAAATTGTAAATGGTATACTAATGCTTCCGAGCTTGGTCCAGCAAAGAATTTAGTAACATTACTTCTTCTTACTGTACAAATTTGACTCATGATACACTTTAGCATTTCTGGAAGTCTAATAATGTCAGTTGCAGAGTTCACATCTGACGTTTCAGTCTTTCTAGAACCTAAATTTATTACCCAATGTGAACCATTTGTGTCCATCCATGTAGCTAATAAGAAATTATCTTCATCATCGACTTCATTACCTCTAGACCACCACCCATTTCTGCTTATTCTACTGCGACCATAGTGTAGAGATGCGTGGTCTTTATCGTGACCTCCAAATATTCCTACAGTTCCATTGCCCATGCTGTTTAAGGCAGTTTGCAATCCATCATCGTCATGGCTTCCTGTACTGGTTCCTTTATTAAGCCCTTCTGTATGGCTTTGGTCTTTGTAAAACTTAGAATTATAACATATATAATCCTCATCTCCTGAAGTTGCTGTTAATACTCCATTACTTTCCTTAAATGAGAAAATTCTTTCTCTATCAGATGCTCTCATATCAGAAGAGTATAATGGAAGTAATGCGTAATTATCTAAGGTTTTCGATTCCACATTTCCAGATATAGAATATGCTGTTCTAGTTGTGGATAGATTTACCTCAATAACCTTTTTAGATGAATTATATGAGGAACTTATAAATGCATTGTCCGTAGTAACATTTGGAATAAGACTACTATCAGCACTATAAACTGGAGTTTCTTCCCATGTTCCTGAACTAACTTTAGGAGATGAACCATAATATTTCTCTAAGGTAAGTTCTTCTGGGAATCCTGCAAATCTTTTAGAATCATATTTATATGCTAATTCAGGAGACACATTAATTTTATATGTTCCCTTCTTTTTAGTTGTATATTCATCTCCTGCAGTACTACCATCAAGAGATGATTTATAAGTAAGATAATCTCCTGGAGTAATATTTTCTATTAAAGTATAACCTGTTGGGAAAGAAGCAGAATTTTCCTTTTTCTTTAAATAAATTTCTTCTTTAGATGATTCAATTTCAACACTTACTGGAGTTTCAACTGAAAGTTGTTGCTTAGGAATTTGTAAGAAATTAAAGTCTTTATTATTCCCGTTATAATATTCATTAAATAATGTTCCTGTATATAATAGTCTATATGCAACTACAGAAGACACCCCTGCAACATATTTATCAATTCTAACAACGTATAGCCAGTTCTTTCTTAAGCTATCGAAAGGAATAATTTCTTCAAATGAACCATTGTAGTATTCTTTAGATATTTCATAATAAAATCCAGAATTATAGGTAGAAGGGTCATCAGGATGTATATTTATGTCTATAAATCTAAACACCATTTTTTCTACTCCCTCATCTTCATTCATGTTATAATAATCGTATCCCCAACCAATTTTTACGTAGTTATCTGAAACAAAAAATCTCCATTCATTAAAGTCTTCTTTATTGGGCCGAATTTTACTGAAATCAATTGTTCCATTTTTCACCATTCTCTCCAATACACCATAAACCGAAACTGGCATAACGCTGTAATCAACTTTGCCCATATCAGAAGTATTATTTTGAGATATAGTAAGTGTTTGATAAAGTTTAGTACTATTACGTGTAGTACTTCCATAAAGACTTACATTAGAATCAACACTTGTCTTTCCTTGAAAAAGAGGAGAATCTCCATCCATTTCTCCGGTCAGTACAACACTTATTAATTTAGTATCTTCATCATATTTGTATTTTCTAATCAAGTTGAATTTGCTAAAAGTCTTTAACTCAACTACTAATACTAATACTCCAGATGATTTTGCAGAGAATACTTGAACCAGACTATTATCAGTTAAAGCTTCTTCTGTATTATCAGTCTCATATATCCATAGACCATTATCATATAATCTTAGTGTAGATTCATCTACATAATCTATATTGCCAGAGCTATTTATTACTCCAAGTCTAAGACTCACAGCTCCATCTTTAATAGCCTGTTTAATAGCGCTACTTATGCTTTCAGCAGTAAGTATAAATTTATCTCCTGGGTGGAAAGTCTTTGCTTCTTCCGAATTATTTTCTTGAAATAATTTCTGTTTTCTATATTCACTAATGATGAACGGAACTTGTACACCCTCAACTGTTCTAATGGTAACAAATTGATTAAAGTTTATATCTACAGGAGATGTAGATAAATCAGAGTCACTGTATAATTGTTGTGGTGAAGGAAATGAGCCGATTTGTCCTTTCTTAGTAATAGGGTTATATGCAGCCACATATATAATTCCTCCGTGTTCCTTCATTCCAATAGGAATATATCCTTTATCGAGTCTGGCAGTATGAACCTCTCCATTACCCATATCATTCTGTAACACAAACTCATTTCCATCATAGGTAATCGAAGTTGCGTTCAGAGCATTAGTAAGAACGTTGTTTGGAGTAACTATTGGATTTAAATCCATAATTAAACCACCATCAAACGTATTAACTGTTTCCTGTTTACTCATGCTTACAAAAATTCATAATTATTATTGTATGTTAATATATCTTTAAATTTTAATGGTTCTCTAGTTATAATTAACTCTGCATCCTTAGATGTGAAGTTTTCCCTATAAGCAACATTTCCTACAAGAGTAATAAAGGGAACTCTGAATATATACCTTCTGTTATATTCTCTTATCTTGCACTCATCGAGTATCTGATAGAGAATTTGATTCCCATAGTTAAATATTTTCTTTTTCCTTCCTTTGGTATTGTGTTGTTTGAGAAAATCTTCATATTGAGAATCAGTAAGTGCGAAATAGTAATATCCATCCCATTGTATATTCTTGCGCTTGTAGAGAACCCGCAGCTTTACAGTTAATTTCTTGATGTAGTATTCAAAGTGTTTTACAGAATCCCTTCTAAGTGTTCCTATATAGCACCACAACGAATCATCAGTTATTAAAGTATCTCCACCGTAAAGATTATGCAAATATAGTGATTTCCAACCATAGTTCAAAATTCTTTTAATGTCCTTTTCTGGAACATCTGGAAACTTTTCACAAAGTGATTCGTAGTAATCTTTAATTTCTTTCAGTTGCATAATTTAACAGTATTGTTTACCTTTATTAGTATTCTCTGTAATCTTGTTCTTTATATTTTTATCAACATACACAGTCTTAGACTTTATAAAGTTTCCACTTTTTATATTGAGAACTATTTCGTTTCCAGAGAATCCAGATGATAAAAAATCAACATCTCTCCATTTACCGCTTCTTCTTGCCCTTTTAAAGTCTTCTCCATATGTTCTTTTAACATGCATTTCTGCAAATCTTCCATGTGTAGGAAGTATAAAAGTAACATTATTATCAACAATGTCATTTAATACTTCCTTTACACACTCTCTAAATATTTTCTTTACTAATACATCCCTGTGGGGGTCTTTATTTATTTTCTTACAATCTTCACATGACATTTCCAATTTGTCGTATGGAAAATTCATAAACATTTCGTCCATGTTGAACGCACATCCAGTAGCATAGTTCATAATTGTTAAACAGGTTTATATGAGAAATTGTGTCTTTTTCTATTCCAGTTTGTTTTAGCATCCAGTATATCATTCATTTCATTTTGATTTAGATATTCTGGAACTCTAGCAGCATCACAATACTTAAGCCAATCTTGTAGCATTAATTGTGCTGTCTGAAGGATATTTGCATTGTTAGTCATTAATCCTTCTTTATATTTCTTTCTATAAGCAACAAATGTTGCAATAGCTAAACTTTCTTTTTCTGATAACATAGGAAGACCTTCATCATCTAGTATAACTCCTTTATAAAGAATATATACAGTTCCATAGTTTTTATCAAAGTAAAGAGTATCTCCAACTCTTTCAAACTTCGCATATTTACCACTCATATATAAAGGGTCTTCATACATTTTTCTTCCTTCTATGTAGTTTTCTACAAATTGGGAAGTGTAATCTCCATTAGGAGAATAGTTAGTCACATACTTCCAATCTTCTGAAGCATAAGTAACTGCTTCGATAATGTCACAATTACAGGGAAGTTCTACTGTATAATCTGGACATTCTATCTTAGTGCAGTATCTATATAATCTTACATTTTTGTTTCCTATTAAGTTCCAAGCTATTAAACCAAATTCCTCAAAGTCTTGAGGGAGCATTTCTACTCCATATAATAAATTTGCTTGGAACATTGCTTGATGAAAATTTACCATTATGCAGGTGTTTGGTCATTAGGTAATATTGGAGCAGCCAATTGTCTGTAATAACGTAATTTCTTCTCCGTTAATCTTTTCTTTATTTCCGTATTAATAAATGTAAAGTTATCAATTCCTTCTAAATCACAACAGCCGAAGTTCTCTAACTGTCTTGGGTCTTTAAAGATTGCCACAACACTTACTTGCTTGATAAGTGGAGCATTAAAGATGAAGCAATCGTACATATTATTTTCATTTGGAGTTACATCTATATAAACGTAGGGTTTATTTCTTCCTCTTTTTCTGTATTGATGATACATCCATGCAGATGAGGAAGTATAGTATATAAATGGAAGTAGCCTGTCTGTGCTACCTATATAATCAATGGCTAATTCTCCATAGTCATTAAGAAGCTGTGGAATCTCAAAATGAGCTACTGGTGTTTCTCCAGTTGTTCCACAATTACATCTTTCTAATGATTTACAATCTACATCTATACAATTTAATGATAAGAGTAAATCGTTCTTTGGAAGAATTCCCTTTAGTGAATATTCCTTAATTATCTGCAATCTTTCATCTATTATGTCGTCTTCTAATTGTTCAATAGACATAGTAGCTGTTCCATGCATTCCACGTAAACCTGATACTATATCATTATATATTGCTGATGCTAATTTGTTGTATATCATAAGGCTAAAACAAATAAAGGCGACGACCTCTAACGGACGCCGCCTTTAAATATAAAGATTAGTTATTAGGCATTTAACTGAGTAATAGTGATTTCTTTAGAAGCACTAACTCCGTTTTTAGCTGATACTGTTACAGTTGCTTTTGCACTTCTTGCAGCACCAGAATCATTACTTGTTCCTGTGAAACCTACTTTAGTAGTTCCCGGAGTAACTGTTAGCCAATCTGCTGTTGTTGTAGCTGAAACGTAAGCTACTGTACTTCCACCATCAATAGTTGGAGTAAGTTCTTTCTTAGTTCCTGCTTTTACCATGTCAGTAATATCTGTAACCCCACCTGTAATTACGATAGGTTTCTTTTCTTCTGTTACTGTTCCTAAAGTTGCTAATGCAGCTTCAAATTCAGCAGCTACAGAATCATGTACATAGAATACATGAGTAGTTTGAGATACTACTTGCTGTCCAACAGCAGCTCCACCCATGAGTCCTCTATCTACTTTGTAATAGATAGTATATTGACTATACTTACCATTGATGATAGGAACTTCGTCTTGTAACGGAGCTTCATATCTTCTTACATCTAGAGTAGGGATTCTAAGGTCTTTAATGATGTTTTGATAAGTTCCAAATCCTTCTCTTCCCTGAGTTAGGATGTTTTTGCTATCAAATCCTTCTGCACCAGCTTCTTTTGCAGATGCAATTACAGCAAATGCACCTTCTGCACAAGTACATGCAATTTCTCTTAAATCTGGGTCGAAGTATTCAATATCCATTTTAGTGAATCTTTGATACTCGTCAACAGCTTCGATAATCAGGTTATTACCGCTTACTGAAACATTAAAATGTTTGAAGTCGTAAGCACGTTGATATTTCTTAATTTGATTTGCAACTTTAGTTGCTAATTGAGCTGCTGTATCCCCAGTTTTCTTTTCAAACTCAATGTATAAAGGTTTACCTTTGAATACAAAGTCATTTGAATAGTAAGAGTTCTGATTTCCAGATAGTCTAATATACATAGCGATTCTGAATACTCCAGATGCTTGAGTAATAGTAGTCATATCTAAAACAGCCTTTGCTAAAACAGGAGCAGAATACGCTCTTTTATACATTGCAGTGACGTTAGCTTTCTTGAAAGTTCCAACTCTTTTGATTTGAAGAGTTTCGTCTTTTGCAACCCATCTTGGTAATTTAGTAGTATAATCTAGAGCGTCATTGATTAAGGTTGTTGTCGTAAATTGAAACATACTTTAATTTATTTTTTAGTTTGTGCCAGCAGCTGAGTTGGAGGTGCTAGTGGCGGATTAACTGGATTATATGTTTGTATTCTAGGGTCACCGGAGTTCTCCAATACAATATTAACCAACTCTTTGAGAATCTCTAAGCATATGTAATCTGGAAATTCTAATATTTGTGAAGTGTCCTCTGTGAGGTCTAATTGCTCTTTAGTAAGTAGAATCGTTTGAGGCACTTTAATGTAGTCTATTCGAACCTTTCTAAGTTCGTAGTCGGTAGACTGTCCGCATTTTATTTCCATTCTTACTGTAGAAGCATTTCCATATCTAACAGCAATTTCTCTATCAACTGTACTTACAGACTCACCTCCTATTGTTATAGTTCTAGGAAAATTGCTGTTGTCTCCTTCTGCATCTCCTAAAAGTGAGGTTACTTTATAAGTTCCATTCATATCAGTCCCACGATTGTCTTTATAAGGATAAGTTGGAACTTCTGTTGAAGTATTAATGTTGTTTATATAGTAATATGGAGTCTTATAAGATGGCTTAAAGTAAGAGTTATTTATGATTTGGGGTTCCATGTCAGCAGTCAATCTCCTTGCGGGAAATGTAACATACTTGGATTTTCCTGTACAGCCTTTTTTAGGATTTACATTCTCATATTGGCAAATACATCCCAACATGTGAAAGTAATCACTTGGAAGAGTTACTTCATAAGAAGCTCCACATAATTGTGAAATCATTTCCAAGTCTTCTCCTTCTAGAGCTAAATCAGAATATGGAAGCTCCGGTGTTAATATAGCCGAAGCCTTCAATACCCTTAAATCATCAGAAGTTTGCTGATTCATATCGTACATAACATATCTCTTATTGAGAAATTGATATATACCTCTAGTAATCAGATGATTGAAATCCTCTATCAGCATAGTAGCAGCGGTAACTTTATTAATCTCAATTAACATGTATTCCCATGCCTGTCTTGCTGTCATAGTAGAATTATTTTGTTATTTTATTTCTTTGGTTTTGTAGAGTCTTAGGTGCTGTTAAAGCTGTAAATTCCTGAGCTGTATCTTCACCAGTTTCATCCTCACCAAAGTCTTCATATAAGTCAGGATATGTATCCTTCTTAATTAATTCGAGCACTTTTCTATTTCTTGGGTCTTTCATCCAAGTAATAGCTGCATCATCAGTAGCTCCCAAACAAACGCTATCTCCGTACATATATAGTTTTTGTTTAACTATAATAACGTGTTTGTCTTTTGCATCCATAAATAGAAGTCTGATATTAATATCATCTCCTGTGTAAAGGTTAATGATTCTATCAGGGTCTTTTTCAGCAATACTTAGTAAGAAGTCAGTAACGTCTGCACTTGAAACATTACGCATGTGTTTTCCAAGTAATCTTGCCATTTGTACTCTTCCTTCGTCTCCTCTTGGGTCGTCAAGAATGTAAGTTCCAGCATCGTGAATTTTCTTCTTCTTAGATACTCTCTTAGCAGCTTCATATCCAGGTCTTTCGATATAGATTTCAGCGATTCCTTGTCTTGGACGAAGTGTTCCTTTAACACCCGGACCATCAATTAAGTTTACACCTTTAGAGTCTTTACTATCTCTTGATTGGGCAATAAAAATACAATTCTTAATTGCTTCCCACTTAGCAGCATCATAAGGATTGTTTAAGTCGAATGTAGTACCATCTTCAATAACGAAAGTTTCTGTTTCTTTAATAAAGATTTTACCACTATTTCTCTCTGGGTCAGAGAGAATCATGTCCCCAACACTATTCACAGGTTTTACGCAATCTGGATATTGACCAGTTCTTGGGTCTTTACTAGGTTGGATGTAATATTTCATGCCTACTTTACCATATACACTTCTAAGGATGATAAAATTTTCAGCAGGACTTTGCATTAGTTTGTTAGCATTATCAGTACTCATATTAATTCATAAGGTTTTATAATATATAAAAAATGTAAGGGAGTGCTATTTCAACTCCCTTACTATATCTTGACTATTTATTAAAGTTCTCTTAAAATAAATGACCTATAAGGATTGAATACACCAACACCAGAATATCCCCAGTTGATTAGCTTAGAAGCAGCAACAGGACTTGATACAATTCCTGAACTTAATCCGTCTAATCCACCTACACCTGGATATTTATTAGTGATGAAGTCTCCACCTTTCAGTGTGAACATTTGGATTGGAGGTTCATTTCCAGTAGAGTCAGCAGTTAAGTCTAAGCATAAGCAATATGCTTTTTCCATACCGTATTCTCTAGAGAATGTTCTATCAACTTTGAAGGAGATAGTATTTCCACCGAATGTATAACTGTCAAATGCAGCACCAACTTTGATGTAATCATTAGCTGCCTTAGACCATAGATAAGTACCAATAGTCTTATATTTAGCTAAGAAATCTCCAAGAACGTTCTGAACTAAGAACCACATTCTTTCATTGCAAATAAATACGTATTTGTTTCCAGTTGGCTGTGTTGCTTTTTCATTCATTGTAGCAATTACAGTTTGGAATACATCAATAGAAAGTTTTGCAAACGCATATTTAGATGCGAATCTTTCTACTTGTGGGATGATACCGTCACCAATGTAGATTGGTCTTTGAGTATCTGGGTCAACAATGGTTGGCTTACCATTTACGTCAACATTACATTTGTTGAATAATAGACCATTGTTTCTTACATATAAGAAGTTATCAAGAAGAACTTTTTCTTTCTTGTCCATCTTATATAATGTTTCTTTTAAGCTACCAGTGTCTTTTCCTTCTGCAATACTGATGAATACGTTTTCATGAGCTGCATAAAGTGCAGAATAGCTATCATCACATCTGTGAGTTGTAATGAAGTTTCTGTGTTTTTCAATATTAGATTGATATTTAACATATCCTTCTTCGTGCATTTCAGGCATTGCGTTAGATTGGAATCTAGTAGTATCACCTACTTGGCAACCACTAAAATCAAGAACGCTAGAATAGTCACTATCAATAAGTCTAACAACTACTTCCCAATAGTTATCAGCTTTTCTAACTGGTCTGCTTACTACAATACATTGCTGCATTGTTTTATCAATCTTGAAGATGTCATATTTTTCGTAATATCTTTCTTTGAAAGCCATTACAATTTCAGAGCCGTTAGCTCCATCTTCTGTTGGTACATCTGCAAACTCAACTCTCTTAATGTAGTTGGTTTCAACTTCCCATTCAAAGTACATTGAGTCAATGCTTTGATATTTATTACCAGACTTAACATCTTGGTAGAAAATGTTTCTTAGAGATTCTGTTAGGTAAGAAGCTGTAAGTTCTGGGTAAAGTCTTGAAACAACACCTAATTTAGTTGGTCTAGTTCCTAGAAACTTATAGAAATCTTCATAAGTTCTAGTTTCCGACATAGTCGGTCTGTTTGATACAAAATTCGCTACTATCATACTTTTTTAATTAAAAATCTATATCATTAATTGTTTTTTCATGAGGATTTCCATCCTCGGATTTAGGTTCAGATGCAGTTTTTGGAGCAACTACGACAGTAGGTTTTTTATTACCTTTTGGTTGAAGTCCTTTCTTTGCATCTTCATATCCAGCTTCGTAGGCTGAACGTCTTTCTTTTGCTATCTCCTTATCATAATAATCAGTGATAGTCTCGAAAGCTTCGTCTCCCTTCAACGCAAACCAAGCCATTCTCGCTAAAGTTTGTGGGTCGTCTAATGCTTTTCCTAAGTAACTAACTCCTGCCGAATCTAGCGATAATATGAAGTTTGCAACTTCTTCCATGTCATCTTGGCCCAAATTTAATTTTACACCTCCAACTTCATCTAAAGACTCAATAGCTTCGAGTACGTCAGATTGGAAGGCTTCAAATTGTTCTTGTTTCTGTTGTTGGTCGAGAAGTTCCTCATTCTGTCTTCTTTCATCTTCTAATGCTTTATACTCCGCTCTAATTCCCTGCATTTTCTTTTCAAAAAGTGCTGGATTAGATTTTTCATGTTCTAAAGCTACAGCTATTTCTTCATCAGTCATATCTGGAACTCTAGACTGTAAATCTAAAGTATATAAGTCTTCGTCTGACAACCTCTCAACTTCATATTGTGGATTACCTTCTAATGCTTGTCTATATTCTTCAATAGCCTGTTCCTTTTGGTAATTTATATATTCCTCTGGAGTAATCCCAGCATCACGTAATAAATTAATAAAGTTAATTTCAGGTTCTTCAAGACCATAGTTAGGGTCAGGAGATTCTGGGGCTAAAATGTTTAACTTTTCTTCCGCTGATAGCGAATCCCAAGAAACTTCTTCAATTTCACCTTCATCATTTTCAAATTTAATTTTTGAAGGGTCTTTGATACCTACTTGTTTAAGCATAGAAATAATAATATCATCTTCCTGTACTGGTTCTTGTGTCTGCGTAGGTTCTTGTTGTGAACCTTCTGCTGGCTGTGGTTGAGTTTCCTCTCCCATCCAAGGTTTCTCTTGCTCTAATGATTCGTAATCTGGTACGTAACCATTAGGGTTCGACGGTTCCGGTGCTATACCGTAATCTTCTTCGTTAAAGTCTAAATCCTCAATTCCCTTTTCCATATATCATTCTTTTAAAGTTATTTGCAAATATAGTCATTTTTTTATTCCACATAAAGTGAAATACTAAAATTTTCTAATTTTACATTTTTTAATAACTTTAACCTATGAATTTTTAGAAATGTACTTGATGATTCCGTCCACATGAAGTTTAGCGATAGCTTCCTTTCCCTCTTTAGAAAGAAGAAATTCTACATCTTCTTTGTTGTCTTGGAATAGATTCTCTGTAAGAACTGCAGGACAGTTAGTATCTCTACATATTGCAAGGCTTTGCTGCCAATATTTTTGTCCTGGTTTCTCTGTTCTTAACTTAAGTTTCTGTTGTTCAGCTGCATCATATAAACAATCAGCTAGTAACTTACTATTGCTTGAAGCATTATTGGAAACAAAGACACTCCATCCTTTTGCTCCCATCCATGCACTACCATTACCTGCGGCATTGCAATGAATAGACACTAATAGAGCATTTTTATTTCCTAATTCTTTAGCAAATTTATTAGCCCGTTTGCATCTTTCAGAGAGTGAAATATCAGTAGTTTCCGGAACAAGAAGTTCAACATCATAATCTCTATTATAAAGTTCATCGTAAACCATAGAAGCTATCTCTCTTGCATAAAGATACTCTCTAAGTTTACCATCAGGACTTCTTTTTCCTGGAGTGTTCTCTCCATGACCGTTGTCTAGTAATATTTTCATAAACTATTTATTTTTAAACAGATATCCAAGTTAGCTGCATTAACTCTTTTTTCAGAGTCCAGTTTTTTAACAGCAGTCTTCAGTATAGTTAATTCTTCAAAAGAAAATTCAATTTCCTTACCTTTATCTGAAGATGCGTTCCATGATATACTTCCTTGTGATTCTCTAAATTCTATTTTAGTCTTTTCTTCTTGGCCTAGTCTAACCTTTTTAACAATTTCCATAATATCAACCATTTCGGATATACTTCCAGCTTGTGGAAGCATGTCCATGATTGCTATTCTATCCTTAACGTTTAAATTCATATTATTTTAATTTTACTTTTAATGTTCCATCTAAACCCAATATTCCTTCATCGGGGTTTACATATACTCCTCCGATACTTACATCATTTCTACTTGTAGGCCATGCCGAACTTCCGGTGCCAGGATAACTACCATAGTTAAAACAAACCCCTCCGTTGTTGGGCCTAATAGTGAATGCTCTTCCTCCTGAAACTATACTCATACCTAGAACTACTGAACCAGCAGCAAAGCTAAAATCTCCACCAGAATATTGGAATCCATTGTACTTATCCATTGATATATAGGTATATCCCATTCCTGATGTAATAATAGAATCTAAATATCCTTTTTGCGTATACCCAAAAGCTAAACCTTCACAAGTTAATCTTACTCTTGAATAATATATATCGTCATGAGTATACTCACTATCAACTTCTATAGTTACTGAATTTCCAGAACCCACATTTCTATATCTCATATATAATAATGGATGTTCTTCAGTAGCATTAGAAAACATACTCAGATATGCTGATTTAGAATTGTTTCCCATTAGAATGGTAGTTTGGCCGTTGGTAGACCTAAAATCACCATTTATAGTAAGTTCTCCATCACTAGTCCAGTGAATTTTCTCTCTTGCTAAACTACCAGAACCATCTTTCAATAAAGCCCAGTTCAATGCTCCCTCATGATAATTGTAGCTCATTGATATGTTCACAATCACTCTTCTAACACTCTCTTTAGATGCTGGAATTAGTGATATTGCAAACACTAGATTATTGGTAGCAGCCGTAGTTTCTACTGCACTTAATTCATAAACTAGAGTTCCTCTACTGGCCCATTTAAATGGAACATTCCAAGATTCCTCGGTATCTATACTATAAGCAGTGACTTTTATTTCTCCTTCTCCTTCTCCAATAAAATCCCCCATATTGACTCCTACACTACAAGAAGCAAGTTTTCCGTCTAATGTACCATTCTTTAATGAGAATATTGGAGACATTATGTGAACTTGCTCTCCCTCAAGAGATTCCATAAAACAGGCAGACCCGGGATACAACGATGAGTCTTTAAATACTCCACTTCCTCCATGTTTAGACAAAGTACCTGTCCATGCTGACGATTCCGCCATACCATAAGGAGGGTCTGGGGTTGTAGTACCTATACTACTTTCATACATAACTGGAGTGTAAGTTCCTTCAAACAATGGGACGTCAACAAACTCTGATGTAGTCTCATCAAATGAGTAATTCCATACTTCTTGTACTTCAATTTTTTGAGCTTTAATAAAGTCAGTATTTATGTATGCTTTACCATCTTCTATTTTGAATAAGGTTCCAATTTGTCCTTTAGAGTCTCCAATCCATACTTTCTTGGCTTCCAAAGAAATTATAGGGTCACCTGTTTCTGGGTCGTCAGCAATAGATAATCCAGCTTCTTTGTATTTAAGAAATACTCCATCTTGTGAGAAATCTACCACAGATTGTCCATTGTTTAAATAAAACTCTCCAGTAAGGAATACATTGTCCGCATACAAACCATATCCTCTAGGTTGTTTGTTTTCTGGGAAAGTAGAATCCCTTATTCCTCCAAGGTTTCCCAATCTTACTTTACAGGTTTTAGTATATTTATAGATATATTTTTTTACCATTACTGGTTCCCCATCACTTCCTATTACAGGATTTCCTTCTGAATCTAGCTTTTTAACCATTTCATAGTTTACTTCATTACCGTCTTTATCAGTAATGTATTTAGGAATCCTATACACAACAGAGTAATCCGGTCTAGTAAGTTCAGAGATTATGTCTATATAAGGAGAATAATCATCAGTAGATGTTAAATAAATAGCATTTTGCCTGTTTGCATCTACTAAATTTCCCATTTGTATTATATCGTCACCAATAGCAATTTCATCAAGTCTATCCTCAACATTAGTTGTTGTTTCGGAATCCTCGGTCATACTGTATAACTTATCATTGTATTCCTCTGTCATACTAGCTACGGTTCCATCTTCATTATAATTTATTTCCGTATATTTATCAAATACAGATATTGCTTTTTGCATTACGTAGGAATAACTTCCTAACTGATTAGTCACAATGGCATCATAATATTTAATATTACCATTGGACCACTTCTGACATCTTACTAAATCATTTGGCTTTAATAATGGATATTCCTCATCGTCTGTAACAACAATATAGAAGTTATTATTTAGTAAATCTCCATTAGGATTTTTTCCATAGTAAGTGTCATATATATTTATAGTTTTAGTAACTCCAGTTTCTTCGTAATCAGAAATATTCTCTATATATTCAAATTCTACATCTTTTGCAAAATCACTACTATAAACGTAGAATAACTTAACGTTATTCCTTAATTCAATAAAGTCAGATGTATCACTTTCAGTCACTTCTCTTGTCAATAAAGCTTCATCAAGTAACATTTCTTTTCCAGTAAATTCAGGATTATTGATTAATGCTGAATAATCTGTTATATATATAAAGAATTTATATCCAGTAGAACTCCATGTTTCAGTAAACAGATAATAAGCATCAGATGCCCATAGTTTACCTGAATCAGCAGTTCCGTCTAAATCGTTTATGCTGCACACAATTGGATAATACACATTATCTGCTTTAGAAGCATTTGTAACCCATATTGAGCCATTGGTTGCAGTTATTTTATTTATTACCATCTCATATACTCTCATAGCTTTTCTAACTACAAGGTAGTCAATAGTAAGCGTATTAGTAGTAGAATCTAATCTCCACCCATATCCTCCATAGCCAGATTGAAATTGAGCAGTAGACAGACTTCCATCTATTATTAAATCTTGATTGAATCTAACATTCCTTTTAAATAGCCAAGTATCTTCTGATGTTCCAGAAGATTTAAATGTCCAATTGCCATATATATATTCATCTTCTAATCTCTTGGCAAGTTTATCAGCAGCATATCCGCCAACATATTGTGCATTAAAGTTTTTAACAAGTTTTGAAGAAGCGACAATTAGTGGAGCTTCATTAGTAGTAAATTCTAACCTTCCAGTAATGACGTCCCCAGATTTTTTGACATATTCGTCAGAACCTTCTCCGTCTTCAGCTGTTATTAACGCAACATATCTTTCATCGTAGGATATATATAAAGTCTTAGTGAGTGTATTAAATATAAATTTTCCATCGCCTGGGTATTCCATTTCTTCCATAGCACTTTGGCTATCGACTATAATAGTTCCAGTAGAGTCCTTTTCATTAGATTGCTCAAGTAATTTTAAAACATCACTTAATACTTTTAAATTATTTCCTGTCTTTACATAAACTTTACCTAGAGTTTCTAATACAATGTCAGAATAGGGATTTCCAACTATTACTTTTTTGTTTCCTAAGAGAGAGTCTACTCTAACGTTTTCCATGATTTATTAAGTATATTAAAACAAAAATACCACCGACAAATAAATGCCGATGGTATCTATATTATGAATTTCTAGACTTGATGTCATTGAAAGTACTAAATAAATCATCTACATCGGCTTCAGTGAATTTTACTTTTCCTATTTTGAAACCGTCGTTTTCTCTCAATACTGACTTAGCAGCATCTCCTAGAATCTTCGTATTTATATTTCCGTCAACATCAACGAATAAATCAATTAGAGTATTGTGTTTATCAACCCAATTTCTTACAACATAGGTGATAGCAGTTTGTACTGGAATAGTGGATAATCCGAAGAAATTACTCGCGATATCCTTTGCATATTTCTCAGCAGCTTGCATTAATATTTCTTTGTCACTAACCATAGTATTACTGTTTATTTAACATAAGTTCATCATATCTCTTCTTTATTTCTGGGTCATTTTCCAATAGATTAAGCATCGTATCAAGTTTTTCTTGTTTTTTCTTTATTTCTATTGCGATTTTTTCCTTAGACTTATTAATAGCACTTAATAAATTCTCAGCGGCTATTTTTCCGTCCGGACTACTTACGTATTCTCCAGCGAATTTGTTTCCTAAGTAAGCCATGAATCCAGCTTCATAGGTTTGTTTTGCCAACTGATAATCGTGTGAACTTGCCAATACTGATTGTTCTTCAGAATTAAGCATCCCGACTGATTTATTAATCTCTTCTAATATAGAAGTATTAGTCGCTTGTTGCTGCTGTTGCATTCTGTTTAGAGTTTCGAGTTGTTGGTAGTAAGTCTTCTGTAAATCACCCAAGCTATTGTTACTAAAAGTATCGCCAAACATGTCATAAATTAATTAATTACTGCGCAGGAGCTGGAGTAGGTGCAGCTACTTGTATTACAAATACTGAGTATGCACAATTAGCCAACTGTGACGTAGTTGTAGGTGAATCGTTAATTAAATCTTGTGTTACTATTGTCTTTCCTCTTGGAATTAAAACATCAACTACTTTGAAAATCTCTGGTGTCAGAGTTTCTGGAGTAGCGGAAGTTGCCGGAGTGTCGATAATAGTTGAAGTGACGTTTGTGATAACTTTTGGCGTACCCTTACAATCAACATATTGTAGGTTATGAACCACATCTAGTTTAGTGACTTGTCTATAAGAAGCAGCGCCAGTGGTTGCTTGATTATAAACTTCTGCGAATCTTTGTGTTACTGTTAGTGTAGAGTTAGGAGCTATACTTGTATTTGCTCCCTTAGGTATAGAAACATTAAACTCTAATATTTGACTTCCGTTATCTTCGGTTCCAAATGGAGTTATTTTTGTAGTCATAATTTTGAGCATTTTAGGTTATAAAAAAAGAAAGGAGACTATTGTTACATAATCTCCTTTCAATATCTTATTGTGCTTGACAAGTAGGACAAGCGCTATTGATAGCTGTATTCACTGCGTTCCAGTTAGAAGCAGCTGCACCAGCGTACATGCCTGTACCATATTGTGTAAACGGACTACAATAAAGAGGAGCTATACTAGGAACAGGAGCACATAAGTTACTATAAGAATATTTCAATTCTCCAGTAATTTTGTGGTCAAGTTGTCTTTGTAAGTTGTTAGCTACAGCCATACCTTCAGTTTGAAGAGCACTAGCAGCAGCAAGCGTCAGAATATCTTTCTGATTTTTCTTTTGCAAGTTCGAACATTAGAGGTAATGCAGCTGATGTAGCAGCTTCTTTCTTCTCTAATTCACTGATTCTGGTTCCAAGTCTTTCAAAGATGTCAGATTTTTCCTGAATGTCTTGTTCTCTTCTCTTATAGAGTTCATCACATAATCTTAGATTCTGTGCGTTGTCTCTAGTAAGTAAATCAACATACATTCCGCTCTTATCCTTAAGGTCTTGAACTCTATCATTCCAGATTTGGTTAGTAAGTACCTGTACTTCATTTCCAATTCTTGTGTTAGTAGCTAAATCCCTACTGTTTAGATAAGAATAAACTTCGATATCATCTTGCATAGATTGTACTCTATTTGCCCAAGATAAATTATCTGCCTGTTGTCCTTGAACCATTGCTAACGTTTTAGCCTGTTCTGCTTGTTGCATTGCGCAGCAAGAACCATTGTTTCCTCCGAAGAGTCCACCTAAAATACCGTTGTTTCCACAGCCACAACCACCTCCGTTATTACCAAGTGCAGCTAGTGCTGTACCAATAATACCTAGGGTTAGGCCCGCATTTGTTCTCCCTTTTCTTACCGAATTTTGCTTTCGGCATCTTCCATTGTTAAAAACTCTGCCATGTTTAAAAATTTTTTAAATTAATAAATGAATTAAAGTAACTTTTTAGACTTTAGTTACTTATTACTCCTTTCAATCGACCTAATTATAATTTTAGACGTCTCGGTCTTTCTCCATTTTGTAACAGCACAAAGGTATAAATAAAAATTAACACTCGCAACTAAATTATTAAATTTCTTTAAAAATTCTTGTAATTTAGCCACGAGTGTTAAAAATTATTTTTCAAATGAGAAAGATGCTATTTAGGCAGCTTCCTTTACATACATTCCAATTAAATCCTTGAGAGGGGTACTGTTTTCCTCATATAGACTTCTTGTGCATACATATATAACTCCATCTTGTGAGTAGTAATTACCTTTAACTAGTGGCATTACTCCGTCATATTGGTATGGACTTTCTTTTGTTCCTTCTCCCATGTTTGCAGTTTCTACTTCTTGTTCAGGAGCTGACCATTCTGGAGATGCTAAAAGCGCCACAAAGGCTGGGTCGTCATGATAATAGAGTTCAATGCCTTCATCTTCTAGGAAAGGTCTAAGCCAAGATTTGTGTAATACTACTTTGCTGTTATCTACACTTTTTCTCATTTCTGGTTCAATGATTAAACCACGTTGTGTCATCCACTCTTTTGTTACTATTGCGTAATCCATAATTTTATTTATTAAAGTCCGACTTAATTTTTGATTTGATTTCTGAAACTAAATTAATATACTCTATATATTCAGAGTATGCTTTCTCATCTTTTCTTATACCTAATTGATGTGCATTGAAATCATTAATTACAGAGAACTCTGATTCTTCATCAATATATTGTCTAATTATTGCTCTAGCACATGCCTTATATTCTGGCGTTCCACTTAAATGTATCTGAATGTAATTCCATCTTTCTTCTTCTTTTGTGCTTCCATTCATTTGCGGAACGCACACAATTTCTGATTTTATATCGTAATTGTAGTAATATGTACCATTTCCAAGCAATTCAATCGGTTCGGGTTGCAGGTTTGTTTCTATTCTTCTTGGGTCTAACATATGGTGTTATTTTAAAATTTACAGGTAATGAATATCTATGTATAGAATAAAATAATTGTTTATTCTTATTTTCAAAATAGTATGATTTGTGCTTGTATACACAATGTACTCTAAAATACTTACTGTAGTTCATCACCTCTACGATGTGAACATACTTACCATAAAATTTTGAAATATTTACCTTCTTCCCATTCCAGTTAGAAAATCTTAATCCAGTCTCTAGCTGAATCTTATGGAGCAGATTTTTAGAATTACAAAACTTCAACCACCCAAAGTATGATTGCATTCTTCGTCTTAGTTCAATCCTATCAATTTTCTTATCCTTGTACCTTTTAATTAGCCTAAATAATCTAACTTTTATAGATTTTCTAAGCAGTACATGAGTATGGAAGAATCTGTAACCTACAAAGTCTATTCCTCTACTGTCTACGGGAAAAATTTGATAATTTTGTTTAAGCTCTAATTTTAAGACATTATGGAGATATAGTTTCATTGATACAAGAACACTTCTCAAAAATTCTTTACTATCACTTAAAATAACTATATCATCTGCATATCTGAAATAGAATTTACATTTAAGCTCTTCTTTAACCCAGTGGTCAAAGTAAGCAAGATATAAATTTGCAAAGAATTGAGACAAATAGTTTCCAATGGGTACTCCATCTGCCGAATATATTATCTCCTTCAACAAAGCTAACAATTTCTTGTCCTTTATTTTCTTTTGGAGTATTTCGTACAGTATATCATGGTCAATAGACGGATAAAATTTCCTAACATCTAATTTCAAACAATACTTAGTTTCTTCTGGATATTTCTGCAAAACATATTTTAAATCTTTTGCAACATCATGTATTCCTCTATCCTTAATACAAGAGTAAGTATGTTTGATAAATATGTTTACCCATATTGGTTCCATTATATTCATTATCGCATGATGCGTAATTCTATCAGGATAATATGGAAGCCTAAAGATTAATCTCTCCTTAGGCTCATAAATTTTAAACGTGCTATACTTTGAGGTTTTATATGTTAAGTTCCTCAAAGTTTCTGCCAACTTTAAATTCTCCTTTTCACGATGTTTTACCATGCTTTTAGGATTCCCCATCTCACTGATTTGTGTCTTCTTGCTTTTTCTGTCAGCAAGTTCTATATTAGGCAGACTATATACCTGCTCGTGCAAATATCCTATTCTTTTCAAAGTCTTATATATTTATGTAGGGAGCACTTCGAGAATTAACCTACTAACACCCTTTTATGTTAAATACTACGTTATTTTTTGCCAAGTGGCAAGGACACTATTTAGACAAAATATTAAAAACAAAATTATCCAAATGAAAAATATATAATAAGCCTACATTGGCATTGGCATTGCTGACTCCATTATTAGAATAGAAGTAACTAAGGCTAGCATTACTGCTGTTATTAGCGTTGCTGCTAAGTAAGAGTTTTTGTTCACAGTAAACTTTATGCTGCCCTTGCAATCCGGTAAGGTAAATAGTGCCCTGGTATGTTGTGAGAAATTAATTTACAATTTTGTTTAAAGTACGGAAGCCCACATAGGCATAGGCAAAGCTGACCCCATAACTAGAATAGAAGTAACCAAGGCCAGCAGAACCGCTGTTATTAGCGCGGCCGCCAAGCAAGAGTGTTCTTAGACTAGTGTCTTTACCTCCTGCGTAATGATAATCACACATATAGGTAGTACTTCCCCCGCCATTAGCACATGGTACTATTTCCCCAGTGGTTTGAAGGTCAAAGTCTTTGATGTAACCATCGTTATGAACTTCTCTGCTAGAAATTAGCTTCATTTTAGCTTTTTGAGTTTCCGTTTCTCCGTAATCTTCTGGATTTGTAGTTGTATATACATTCTTCCAGTTGAAGTTATCAGTCCCCTCGTCTTTATATCCTTGGATAATTACTCCTTCAATATTTGTCCATAAGTCTCCGAAGATATTTTCAAATCCTCTATATCTTGCAATACTCATGGCTGGACGAGTTACTGTTACATTAACGTTAGATGCACTCTTAATAGATATTACAATATTACAACTTCCAGTGAAAGAAGATTTAATACATCTGTCAGATAGTACGTTAGTAGGCCAATCTATTGTAACATCTCCATCAGATGTAACTGTTGCTAGTGTTGTACTTCCTGTATAGAATATTAAATCTTGACCCTCTGCCAATCCTGACACTGTATAGACTGTAGAACCATTTTGATATCCCCAAGTTCTATATAAGTATCTATCTGTGCCCTTAACGTTTGTAATTGTTACTTTGTTTGTCTCTGCGGTCATATCAGCTTGACCTGCATCTCTCGAATAAGAAGCCATATTCGTCAAACCAGTTGACGCGTATTCCCACGTAGTAGAAGGAATTACTTTAGCTCCTGTAAAATTTCCTAATTCATTTGCGTATCCGCACGGACATACTGAATAATATCCGTTATAAAATTCCCAATTGGACATGTTTGTTACTCCTGCACTTAATCCTCCTTGATGAAATCCTTCAGAAGTTAAGTCTGCATTAAATGATGCTTGCATATTAAATGTAGCATATTCAATTACAGGCAACCAAAACATTACCCATTTGTAATATTCATAGCATAATAGCTCAGAACCTGCATTAGTTGCCCAAGTACGTGCAGTTGCTCTACTCATTGCTGTTCTTGGTTTTCCTAAATCTGTTCTAACTGGGTCAGTTTCTAAATAAGTGTCGTAAGCTGTTCTATTTCCTCCACCTCTAAATGCAGTAGTAGTATTTACAACCGATACTAACTTAGGTGTTGCTGTTACAGTATTGTCTGTTGTAGACCTATATGCATCTATTAACATTGCTGGAATCTCTGTCCAAGTATCATCAATACATACAGTGGAAATCTTAACCCATCTTTTTGTTCCTGCAACTCCAGATTTTCCCCAGAATCGAGGTACTTCAACTCTGACAGTTCCGTCAGTTCCATCTAATACTGATGGTGTACCATCTTCTTTCTTTGACCAATCATCTGGATTAAGGTAATAATTAATTGTTCCTCCATTAGCAACACAGCCCTTTAGTCGTGACTGAATAGGTAACGATTTATGCAGAGTTAAATTACCAATTCTAGTAAGAGTAGGGTCAGCTACTGTAGAATCCCATTCAACTCCATAGGCATATACATCTTCCATACCTTTTTGCATTTCATCCAGTTTAGTATTAACCTCATTTACATGTTGGTCAATTTCATCCATCTTAGCTTGAGTGGCTATTGCCATACTACTTTTAGTCCAAGCTCCTTTCCATATAAGAATTGCTAATTCTCCATCTGCTACTACTATATTATTAAAGTTGGTATATGTTCCAGCTTCTGTTGTAATGTAAAAGACATTACCATCTGGAGTTCCAGGAGTAGTAGCAGGGGTAGCTACCCCTGCAAACATACAATTTTCTCCTAGAGATGTAACCATGTTTAATAGTACAGATTGTAGTGAATTTCCGGTAATTGCTTGAGTACCGTTACTCTTAACAATATTAGATATTGTTGTTTTTAAATTACTCCAATTTGCCATTGTTAGTTACCTATTAAAAAGTCATTGTTAAAATCCATTTCATAAAAATCTCCTGTATATTTATCAGTAAATAACTTACTTGTCAAATCTATAATTCCATCTTCTTCCATCATATTCTTAACCATATTAATACTCAGCATATTAACGGTTCTAGGATATAGGAATAATTTGTAGAATACCATTTCTTTATAAGCTCTCCATTTACCGACAGTCAATCCTTCAGTATCTGTATTGTTACCAGCAGTGATTTTTGTTCCATTTACAGAACCTCTTGTTCCATATACAATACTATCAGCGTTTAAACTATCCACATATAATCCTGCTCCGAAGGAATATCCTTGTGTCAACAAATCTGGCTCAACAGAATTGTAATCACATATAAATGCTCCTCCACCACTTTGTTGATTACTTCCTTTGAAGATGGAAGCACTATTATATTTTTTATTTAATAAAGTTCTTTTAAAGATATACGTATAATCGCTAAGTAAAGGAATACTAGCGTTTTCACTGTAATCATCTACTCCATCATAAACTAATCCATTTTTATATTCAGGAAGAATTTCTATGGTTATATTTACATCTGTTATTATTTCAGGAATATCAACAGATACTCTAGTAAAACTAAATCCTATCCAACCATAATTATCAATTAAACTTCCGTCATTTGCAAATGACTTAGGTAGTTCATAAGTGCCATCAGATTTGATAGTAATATTAGATGTAACTGTTGCATCCGTAGAACTCAAGTAAGAATATCTTAGAGGAATTTCAGATTTTAATCCAGTAACTTTAATCTTAAAAGATCCTACATCTTTATTATACTTAGTTAATTCTCCGTTTTCTTTTATATAAGAATAAGTCCAAGCATTACTTAATAATATCTGTGTAATATTATATTTATTAGCATTAATAGTACAAATATAACTATTAGGTCCTTCAGGAGCTTTATTTTTCCAAGTTTTATTAGCACCAAATATCACTGGATAACCATTATATCCACTCATTCCTTCATACCCAAAATTAAAATTCTCTAACGAATTATTATTAGTAGTATCATTATTTAGTTGTAAGGATACTTGGTCTTTTATATACCCTTTGTCAACATCTAAATTACTCTTACCATAAGCATCCCAATAATAACTTGGCTTCTGTACGTAGTCTCCTTCAATTCCTACAATGTTGTTTAATTCCTTGATTTCTTCATCTGTACTGATTTCATCAAAAAGCATGAAGTCGTAGAGAGCCATTTGAGCAAAGAAGTTATCATGGTTTTTATTAGAACCTATGATTGGAGTAATAGTAGCATCTATATTATTATTAGTAGCAACAATATTATGAGTTATGCCTTTTAATTGCGTAGCTAAGATATTATTGTTTACTACACCATCAATATAAGTATTACCATTATTCCTTGAAGCATAAGCAACGACTAAGTTATTATTATTATAATCATTTGTAAATATAGCAAAATTATCCTGACCTGGATTTTGATTATAAAGCATAGTATCTTGCTTTTGCCAATTAACCTTCATTAGTACTTGTTTCCCTCCTTCACTTAATGTAGGGATAGTGATATAATCATCGACTCCGTCAAAACATATAGAACCTTCATATTCAGGAATTTGCTCGATAACTAAATTAGACCAATCAAGGTTAGGACTCTGAACAACAAATCCATGATTTTCCGCTGTATTGGTTCTAGCAGGTAACTCATTTATTCCATTTGTAAGATTTAGCCAAACACCTCCTGTATATGTAAGCATACCAGTTTCAGGTATTCCGGATATTTTAACCTTATAAGCTGGAGAAGGAACGTTGGTATATCCTAGCCAAAATCCTTTGTCATAATCAAAAGATTCATCGAGATATATTTTGCTATCAGTTCTTACTATACCTTTAATTCCATAGTCTCGCAAAGTAGTAAAATCTTCTAAATACCCATTGACTCCGGACATTTTACTAAATGCAAAGTTATTAAAGACTCCATTATTTCCATTACCAGAAATATCTGGAATGTAACCTAAATATCTATAAGACTCATTAGGCATCCTTAATTTACTTGGAGAGAATATACATTTTGGAGCATTAGTTTTGAGATAAGTAAAAGAAGCACTCCAACTAAATACCATTTGTTTCTCAACAGTTATAACAGTTCCAGAAACACAAGTCACACCATTATATTGACCTGTTCCATTTGGTTGATATAATTCTGGAAGTAAATTGGAGAAACTAGCAAATTTAACTTTACTGCCAACTTTTAATTTATCTCCATAAGTATATTCATGATTATTAGTTGTATCTAATAATCTAAATACTGTCGGGAATGGTTGAACAATATCCTCATATTTGATATACTCATCAATAGTTATATCTATAATTTGAGTGCTGTCCAATACAGTATTGTAAATATAATAACCTAACTCTGTTAAGCTAGAATGTTTAACTTCAACTCCATTTACAGTAACAGTTCCTACTTCATCTAAATCCTTAACAGGCTTAATACCTATTGTAAGTTTGTCACCTTTCTTATAAAGATTTCCAACTTTAGGAGAGAGGTCTGTAGTTCCGTCAGTTGTAATATAAGTAGATATATCTTTATAAGGAATATTACTAGTAATAGTTGGGTTCCACTCTACAATGTTACCTTCTGTTCCTACGTATTCATTTAACTCTTTAATTTTTTCTTCAGTTGAAAATTCAGAAAATGCTATATAAGTATAAAGAGCCATTTGCATATAACCTCTTAAGTCAAAAGCAGATGCTATTGTGGTTTCAGATTCAACATTATTAGGATACTGAATAGTAGCACAATGAGTAATTTCTTTTAAATTATCATCTGGAATTAAATTTTTATTTAATATTCCATCTATATAAGTAACTCTTCCATTATAAGCTAGTTGTATATCTGTACTACCTGTTTTATTTGTAGAATAACCATTAGAAGCATTGTCTTTACGATAGTCTACTAAGAACTTGTTATAATTTTGAGTAGTCCAATTACATTTAATTAAAGACTGCTTGGTAACTAAAGTTGGAATAGTAACAAAGTCATCTACGCCATCAAGACAGAATGAGCCTTCATATTCTCCTATTTGCTGAATAGTCACATTAACATCTCTATTTTGGACATCATCAATAAGTGATACAACATGAAAATATATAACTTCTGTAACTCCTACTATATTTATGTCGTATATTCCATCTTTATATATTTTATAACTATTAATAATTTCACTATCTAAATAACCTTTTGCATAAACATACAACGCCAACTTATCATTAAGTCCTGTTATTTTAATTTTTCCTTTATACAAAGGAGTGTTTTTAACCATTCCTACATTTGGCACCAACTTATGAATAATAAACGTTGTATCGTTTATTATTTCAGAACCTGGCTGTATAGCGAATTCTTCATTATTATAATTATAAGGATACCCATTAGCTCCACTTATTTCAGCATAAGCAGAATTGTTAATCTTACCATGATTACCGTGACCGGATATATCAGGGATATGTTTCAGTATTCTATACGAACTATTTGGAATTTGTAATCTATCAGGAGATAAAACACATTTAGGTTCATTGTTATCAAAAATCCAAGTAGCCGTACAAGTAAATACCATTGATTTTTCAACAACATATTTAGAACCTGACGCTTCAACACCATTTAATTTTGGGTAGGAAATAGTATATAAACCCTTTAAAAGATTAGAATCGAAAAACCCTTTAATTCTAGTTATAGTACTTCCTATTTTTATTTTACTACCCCAAGTAATTAAGTTTTTATTTTCATCTATAAATTCATAAAACGATGGATACGGCTGAACAATATCTTCAAACCTTATCAGCTCATACACATCCAAATTGAATACTTGACTTAGGTCTCCAACAGTTCCAAGCATTCTTATATCCCAGATGTTTGTAGAATCAGACCAGTTATCAGCTTTACTTACTACACATTCAGCTCCACCAAATGTAGCTGTTTCAAGACCATATAATTCCGTCTTAAATGTAGCTTTGAAGAATACTCTATCAGTTTTCTTAATCCAAGTTCCTTCTGTTAAGGTGTTATCCCAACCATTTAAATACCAACTTGATGCAGTAAATGAATCGAGTAGATTAGATGTAATTGTAGGATTCCATTGGACAATATCTTCATTAACCGCAAGAGTTAATTTAATCTTCTGTGGAGTTTTATCCTTTATATATCCTTCAACATCAAAAATATTTAATTCTGTTGAATGTCTAACACTCATTCCAGTAAAAGCTGGTGAAGATACTTTTTCTACTTTATAAGGAAGTTTTGTATATACATTAAAAACAATTCTAGCTCCTACATCTACATAGTCTCCCGGTTTAATTACTGTCCATGTACCAGAATTGACAACAAAATAATCAATTCTAGTAATGTTCTCATCCTCTGGAATTATAGGTCTAAATTCAACTTGATTAGGATATAATGTTCCTGCTCTGGCTTTCTTTATCTGTCTTTCAAGTAAAAATTCTGAAAGAGAATAAGGAAACAATAATAAAGACCAAATAGCCATTTTTGAATATCTTGAATCATTATCTCTAACTGAACCTAGCCACATAGAATCTCTATCAAATCCAGTACCTGGTTGGATAGGGTTATTATTGTAGCTATATTTAGTTTGATAAGTAAATGATTCTTCGAACAACTTATCATTATTTATTAATGAATTAGTTAAACCAAAACACCAAGTACTAGAACGAGAAGGATTTTTGTTTAATGTTTGTTCAAAGATAAAAGCACCATCACTGCCAAATTTAGATTTAGAAACAATAGAACCTGTTTGAGTACTTGTTACAGAATCATCATATAACCATTTACGAAGAGCAGCTACTGTATAATCCTTATAGATAGGCAGCCCTGTTACTTTTCCATAATCATCTACCCCGTCAAGACAAATAGCGTTTTCATTGGAAGGAATAACTTCTATAGTTACCCCTGTACTAGGATTATCATTTAATATTATTACAAATCCTATAAAGATATTAGTACTAGGTGTTGATTCAGTAATTTGTAGTTTATTACATTTAGGTAACACATAAGTTCCATCTTCAGTTATATCAAAAATAGTATTTTTAAATGTACTATTTTCATCTACATAATAATATCTTACTCTATCTCCATTTTTAGTACCACTTACTTTAACTGTAAAACTAGGAATTTCTATTTCTCTTATAATTTCATTTTCTTTAATATAAGTCCACATTATAGCTAAGCTATTTGGAAGAACTTTATAAACAGTAATAGAATTGGCAATTAATTTATAGCTTAAATTATTATCTTCTGCTCTAAGATTTTTCCAAGTCTTATTAGCACCAAATACTACTGGATAATTTCCAATACCACTATTACCTTCCCAAGCAATGTTATATAACTTCATATTATGACCATTTCCAGAAAAATCTGTTAGTTCATCATCAAAACTTGAATGATTTTCATTAGTAATTTTCTGTCTCTTTATGTCATAATAAACATCAGGCTTCACAATTTCTCCGGGCCTATCAAGATTATATTTCTCGATTATAAGATTAATTTCATCCTCTGTAAGGAGTTTGTTAGCTATAAATGTCCAATACCAAGCAACTTGACTTAATTCAACTGCGTTATTATCGCCATTTATATATCCTTGTACACTAAATTTTCCTTGCGATAAATTACCGGTTATATGTATAGAATAATCGTTTTTATCTCCTAATATAGTATTTATTATATGACTATTACCAGCACTAGAATGATTAACATCATATACTGCATATCCATATATTCCAGTCTTACCAATATTGGCAACATGATTTCTTACATACTCATGTCCTATAGGTTGTCTAATATAATTAGTTAATGCAGCAGCCGTAGCACCTCTCAAAGTTATTTGATGAATCATACTAACTACAGTAAATTTATCAGTAATACCCATTTCTTCAATAGTATTCTGACTGACAATCATGTCATCAACTCCATCAGTAACTACTGCACCCTTATATTCTGGGAGCACTTCAATGGTTACGTTACATTGTTCTTGTTCAGTACCTGTAAATACAAATCCTACCCATATATTAGCGTTAGTTAAGCTACCATCACTTGCATAAGATTTAGGAATAGTGTAGATTCCATTAGCTTCAATTCTAAGTGCACTAACAGATGTTGCATTAGCCTTACTGTTATATTGATACATTAGACCGAAACTTTCTTCTAGCCCACTAACCTTTATTTTATATGAGGGATAGTCTCTATTATATGAAGTTAGTTCTCCATTTTGTTGTACATAACTATACAATAAGGCTTGTCTAGTATTAAAGTGGGTTACATTAATAGTAGTTTGATTATAATTAGGTGAATGATTAATGTATTGATAAGTTTTATCCTTACCAAATATCACTGGATAACCATTATATCCAGATGTACCTTCATAATTGAAATTTATTAACTCAAAGTCTCCACCTCTATCTTTTATTTTATTCTTGATAATGTTACGGTCAGTACTATCATTTGATTTACCGTAGGCTGACCATACCCCTACAAGAGCGTCTTTAAGTTCAGGCGGGAAATACATCCCACCTGTAACTCTAGACTTAAATCCTATGGCATTGGCGTTACCAATACCAGTTATATTAGTACCCATACTGTAATGTTCCTTCTTCTGCGTCTCTTATTTCTTCGCACATCTCAGGATTCCATCCTGGATATAGGACTGTTTCTATAAAATTGTCTTGTCCTGCTGGTCTAATCTCTGCCGTTATATTATCGTCAGTAATATTCTTTATCAGAAATATCACACCGGGGAAAAAATCCCCGGCAGGAACATTCTGTAAGATACTTACTTGGACAGAAGATATTTTACCTTCCCTATTAGCTACTTTTCCGTATCCGTACATATTTATATTGTTTTAAAATTATTAATCATTCATACCTATTGACCATTCTGCAGGTATACCAGAACTATTTGTAATTAGAGCTTTAGACATCTGATAGAATGGTTGTGTTCTATATTTCAACGATAATTTATTCAGCCAATTCCATAATTCTGGAACAGTTCCTTGAGTTGTCTTACATCCACCGAACATATAAGATACATTTGATATGTTAGCGTGCTTAGCTCTTGTTACCAAGTTGCTGTCAATCTTCATTGGGTTTCTTCCATGAGTATATAAATTTGCTGTTACATTATCACTAGCATCAACGCTTAAAGATGATATTGAGAAAGTTCCTCTTAAGTTACCAAGAGCTCCATTTCTTGAGAATAAATCGCTAGGCACTTGAGCAGGTAATGTAGCATCAGAATACCATCTACAACACATCCAAGTTCTATCTAAGTCTTGTAAATTTAAGTTGTTTACAAATAATGAAGAAGATAGAGTAATGTTGGTTGGGATTTCATTGTAACTAAATAACATCTTAACAGATGTCAAATTTCTCAAAGTTGAGAATAAATTAGGAGGATACATAGTTCCTGCATTTGTGGTATCTGGCCAAGTATATGGATTTACCATGAAGCAGAAATAGAATATACCTTCAAGTTTAGTTACATTATTAATCGGTTCAAACAATATAGGTGGAATTCTACCACAAACACCGTAAGACTGATAATTACCTGTTGAATCTGAAGAAATTCCAGAGCCCATAAGTACATTATTGACATTTAGAGCTGCACTGTTTTCACAATATCTAAATAGGTCTGGAGGACAAATGTAGTTCATAACTAGTCTTTTAGCTGTGTAAGAAGCAGGAGTTATACATGACCTACTGTTGTTTTCATCTTCCATAGCATCTGGAATAGTTGTTGGAAGTGTAGTTACAGTGCCATTTACAACATCTCTGTAAAGATTACTGTTTTCTATAATTCCTTTCATTCCAACTCTACCGTCAACTGCCCAATAGTTCCACATTTCTTCATAAGGGTCATAGTTAGTATTTTTCAATACTCTACGAATATCCCTATTAGGATTAGGAATTGTTTCCGGTTCAGCTCCTGGGTTATCAGGATTATATGCTGGATTAGGAATTGTTTCTCTTGGGTCATAAGCAGAGTTCTTTATAAACTCAACTGGATTATAATTCTCATTATTTGCAACTAAATCTCCAGAGTCTCCATATTCTAGATTTCCCCAATCCATTAAGTATTGAGAAGCATCTGGACTTCTAAATCCTCTAAGACATCCATTTAAATCTCTAATAGTTCTATTTAATTGTTTTCTAGTAAACTCATATGTTTTAGTATTAGGTAATGGAGTAGGTAATTCCTCATCTGGAATCCATTGTCCATCCTCTGTAATACCAAATGTTTCTGTAATTCCTGCTGATGTAGCGTCAGTATGATTCCAACCAACGAATTGTTTTCTTACATCAGTTTCTTGATAGAATAAACCATAAGGTATATTCCCTATCTTGCAGTAATTTCTTGTATCTTCCATGAAACATGCCTGTGCCTCAACTATTTTACAATTCTTAAATCCTCTACTTGTTAGAGTATATTTCACATTGCTCATATTATAGAACATAAATGAAATATTAGTAAGTTTCACACAATCATTAAATGTAGTTCCAGGAAGTTCAGTTGTTGTATCAGAAGGGAATACCATTCTTGCAAAGAAAGCCGGAGCTTCTGTAAGATTTGTACAACCTTTAAATACATCGTAAGGGAACTTATCACCTACTAAATCCGGAACATAGGATTTAACAATACCAGCTCCAGCAAAGCTACCTCCGCTTGTTGCAAAGTTTCCTTCATCAGTTGGACCTATAAACTTAATAGAAGATTTAATCTTATTGAACATTGAGTTCTTAATAGGCCATAATACTGTGTTGGAACCTTCTTTAGCACAATTGAATGAAGCTCTTATATATTGGAGTGCTTGAGGGAAGTTATTTCTCATTGAGTTAAATACTTTATCTCCTCCAAATACATTTAATAGAGAACCTTTACCATAACAGTTAAAGCATTGAGATATTGTAACAAGTTTTGGGTTGTTGTAAAATAGAGGACAGTAGGAAGCTGTAACTCCATTCTCCTCGTATGTTAATAAATCAAACTCAATCTTAGAATTAGTAGTTCTATATAGGTAGCCAATATTAGTTAATTCTGGAAGATACTTCAATAACTTACTTGCCTTAGCATATATATAATCAGATTCTAATATTTCCTGTTTTGCTACACTCGCATTTTTAATAAATGTCTCATTGTAGAGAGCCCAACTAATGCTTGATATTTTTAAAGTATCTCCATTAGCATTTACTGGGGCGAAGAGATATTCATCCATGTACTTCTTTCCATTTGCTCTAAAGGCATTGTTTATAGTTGTACATTTTACAAGAGGAGAAAACAGTCCGTCATATGCTGTAATGTTTCCATTATCATTGTGACTAGGACTATAATATATACCTTCTAAGCTTCCACAATCCCAAAATAGACTGTCTATAGTAGTTACATTACCACAGTATTTAAACATATTCCTATTGAAAGAATTGGGAACTGTAGTAATAATTTGCCTACAAGTAGTAAAAGTACCATTTAAACTTGTTACATTTTGGCATCTATTAAGTATATAATAAACATCATAAAGAGTACAAGCAGTAGTACTAAACACACTATTTAAAGCAGTTGTGGCAATAGTAAAGTTAGTATCTAAATTTGTATTGTTTTTCCATTCTGTTTTTCCTGATTCAGTACTTGTATCAGGTCCAAACCACTCATTTGGTCCAATCATTGGAGTTGGAATAGTACTAGGCATATCATGTATAAAGAACTTATTACAGTTACTAAATATGCTTTGTCCGTTTAGTGCAAGATGTCCGAATACTCTAATAAGTGAAGAACATCCAACAAAGAAGGAACTTCCAACAGTAAATGGTTTAGTTTTATTATTGTCGAATTTAATATATTTAACTAAACCTGCATTTCTTAAAGAAACTGAAGTTAAAGCAAATGGACTTAAATCAAGAACGTGTTCTCCATTATATGAAAGAATAGGCTCATTACCAAATTGGAAAGCAGATACTGAACTATTGCTAATGTCTAGAGAAGTAATTGTATTCAGACCTTGTGCCAACTGAATTGGTTCTGGCGTTGTAGTTCCTGATAAATTCAAAGTCTTTATCTTAGCAGCACCAACAATATATATTTGTAAAGACCTACTGTTACAGTTAGATAGGTTTATTGTTTCTATATTGTTAGAGTTAGATATATTAAATACTGATAACGAAGTATTATTTGTACATACGACAGATTTTAGATTTGGGCATCCTGTAATAGTTACAGAATCCAAGTCACTTAAACTTGTCAAAGTAAGTGTTTCTATCTTAGTACATGAATCTATAATTACAGTTTTCAGCTTCTTACATCCTGTAAAGTCAATAGAACTCAAGAATGGTTGAGACTGTAACGTAATCTTTTCTACATCTGAATTAGTAATATTAAGTGAAGCAAGTGAAGCATTTGGTAATGATAAAGAAGTAACGCAAGAACCAGAGATATTCAAATCCTTAAGTTTTGTATACTTTTCAATATTCACTGTAAATGTACTTACACCACTATTTCCAGACCAGAAAGCTGTATTACTAAGGTCAATATGTCTTACATCAGAGAAATCTTGGTCATTAACAAAGGCAGTTTCAAATAGAATTGGAGCACTTGATAATGTTTTTACTCCAGATATATCTACATTCGCAAAACTTGGAAGTCTTAATGTAGACATGAATCCTTGGAATCTCATATACTTCAATCCGTCAAGTTGACTTATTTGAGAAATACCATTAATGGTAATCTGTGTATTGAAAGAAGATATAGGAGATAAAGTAATCTTTGTAGGATTATTTTCATCTACAAAGTATCTAATGTCTCCGGCAGATGTCTGTCCAATATTAACTGTAAAGATTAGTGGACAGTTTGCTTTAACTGTTAGTACAGGAGCTTGTCCTTCCGCACCACCACATTTAAAAGCACCTTTCTCATTATATGGTTGGATGAGTGCACTATTTGAATATTGGAATACACCATCCATAAAATAATATCTTTTCTTTAACCAGTCTCTTACAAATTCTACACGAGGACCATGTAAGAACTCGATGTTAGCATAAGTGGCAGCACTACCTTCATCTTTAGAATATCGAGTTAAATACTTAACTTTATAGTCATAATTATAAAGAAGTTCACCACAGTTCTTCATTTGAATACTAAAGTAGTTATCAACGAAGTAGTTAGCTTCTTTAAGAAGTGTTCCTACTGAACGCCAAGTTTCCCACAGGGCATCATATCCTGCTCCTGAATATACTCCAGTATTAATGAATCTTGTATCTCTAAGAACATCCCATAGTCTTGCAGAGTATGTATCATATCCTCCATCTGCTGAATTTTGCGTAATTACTAAAGAGTTAACTCCAGATTCTACATTAGCATTAGCAAAGGTATCAAGATATGCAGTCTTAGGTACATTTTCTTCACCTGTATTTGATAGTCCAAATGCTGTATCCATGTCATAGAAACAAGGCCACCATTTGTTCATATTTTCATCAGTAAGACTTCCTCCAACGTTCCAAGAACGAAGTGTCATATTCTTACCAAGAGAGTCCACTAGTCCAAATGCTATACATATAACATAATATGAATAAGCATTTCTAATATTCAATCTATTGGTTAAATCATCAGCAAGAGCTGACCAAGATTGTTGAGCAGCGTATTGGTCTCCAGTTTTTTCATATCCTTTTGTCTGAACATTCCATCTATACTTATCGACAGCTTCACCAGTCATACTAGCTAAGTCTGTAAATAGTAATTGAAGTCTTTGCCAGATATTATTGTCAGATACATCTGAATTATCGCCATTAGCTCCGTTATATCTAAATTCTCCAACATGCTGTAAGATTGATAAGTCGTCCTGCATAAACAGGGCAGTCATTTGCCTAGTTCCATCATCTTTAATAATAATATTGGCATTTTCAGAGAACTCGTAAGAGTATATTTGTCTTTGGTCAATAGTTCCAAAGTTCTCATTATCCTTATATGTTTCATAAGTAGTAATGAAAGCAGGAACTGGGTTTTCTTGATAGGCTCCAGACGAATCTTTAATTCTTCTTGAGAATGATTTGAAGAACTTGAATCCCATGTTAAAGTAAGCATTACGTCCTAAGTTAAAGGAGTAAATACCTAACATTTCTTGAGTATCAGTTCCATCAAACTTAATAAGTAAGATACAAGGGAATCCTTCAAGAGTATGTTTAATTGTTACATTTTGATGTGTAACTGTTTTATCTCTAGTATCAACAGGACGTCTAGATTCAAGTTGTTCCATTGGTGGAGTTTTATCAAACAATAAGTCTGAATTATCATTAATCCATTTACCAATAGAAGCATTATTAGCATGAGCAGAGTCAACTACGTCAGCCTTCAATGTGAATTGACTTTCAGGCATCCATGTATTATTTGGCTGGAATAACTCTGGACCAATTAAACCACCCATATCATCATATAGTTCTTTTCTGAACATTATTTCTAAGTTCTTACTTCTATAACCAGTAGATGATGTACCCTGAATCTGTACTGATAATTCTCCAGTAGATACTGCTGAACTCTTAGTAGAATTAGGGTCGAAGTAGTTAAATGTACAACCAGTATATTCTGTAGGGTTTGCACCTACAGCTTCATACACTGCCTTAGTAAATCCAGAACCACCGCAGTCAATATAAACTACTGGAAGGGGCGGTTTCTTGTTAGAGTCACTAATTAAAGCATCGAAGTTGATGTTTGCATATGTATTATTCTGGTCGTCCCATAGAGTTGAAGATGCTGTTGATTCAGATGTACTAAAGAAGTTCTTTGCTTTCCAAGAATTGTACAGAGAGAAATCTACTGTACCATCAGACATTAAAGAAGAATTAGCTCTCGCATTTAAAGCATTAATTACAATTTGTTTATCATTAAGAGCACTTCTAAAGAATCTCATATCATAAAGCTCAACATCAGCATAATTACCTATGTTTCCATTGGCATCAGCATCACAAGCCAAATAGAACTTACTTGTAGTTTTCCAAGTAAAGTCAGATTTGATTTCTCTTGCAGCATTTAGGACTCCGTTAACAAAGACTTTTACTTCATTATTATTTTTATCAACAATAAAATCTAGAGTATTTATAACGTTTTGTTGTAACTTACAAGAGATTGTTTCTTTGATATTTCCGTCAGTATAAGACCATATAATGTCTTCTAGCCCAACTTTAATACCTTCAGAGAATGTTCCATCCGAACTATAATTTCCAATAAAGAATACAGTTCTATCAGAGAACGGGTGTAGGTCAGTTTTCAGGGTTACAGAGAATGTAAATCCAAGTCTAGACCAGTTATTGTTATCACTTATATCATCCTTAAATGGCTGTAAATCCACTATACCGTAAGATTCACCACTAAGTCTTAATTTTGTTTGCCCATTACTAGATAAGAATCCAGATAGTTCTCCACTAGTATTATATACATTTAAAGGAGTTTTTACAACTACTGGGCTAGTTGTTCCAGGAGAAATATAGTTTAATTCTTCTGATATCCAAGAAGTTGCTGTGGGAGCAGTCGGGAATTCGTTTTTAATATTCCAACTTGCATATCTAGTATTTCTAGGGTTTTGGTCAGCAATTAAAGATTGCGCAGATTTTACTACAATACATCTTAATTCAGTATCAGTCATAGGAGAACCTTTTTCTGACCAACATCTTAGAGTAATTTCCCACTCACCTAAGTAATCATCATTCTGTGCTACTGCCCAGCTAAAGATTTGTTGCTTACCTCTTTGTACGTACTGGTTCTCGTTAAAAGGATTTTCTGCATCAGGTTCAAATGTCCCAATATCTCTTATGATGTTTCCTCTCTTCATTCTTACAGCATAGTAAATAATACTGATTCCTGATAGATAAGGAGTAAATGAAAATGAGATATTACCACCTTGAGGGAACTCTGTCGGAGCTGTTCCAGCTTCTACTTCATCTTTAGTTGTAATACCATCAACAAGTACTACAAGAGAAGTACCGTCTTCTACTACAACCTTGTTAGTTACTTTATCAGAAGTAATAGTCTTTCCGTCAATAGATGTTTGTGCAAATGCTTCAATAGTGTAAGAAGAACCTGCCGTTGGTGTTCCAGTAAATAAACTGAAGAAATCAACATCATATAACAAAGGCTCAGTAGATGTAAACTTACCAAGTTCGAATGTTTTAGAAACACCATTGGTAACATTATTAACAATAAGAGATGTGTCTGCTGCCAGTACTTTATTAGTAACTGTATATGTTATTTTATATGCTAATCCAATTGTTGCAGTAACTGAAGAAACACTACTTGATAAATTAATAGATGATTCAATTACAGTAAGCATATAAGGAGTAGCATTAATTCCTTCTGCATCAGTAGCAGTAACTACAATAGAGTGACTGTTTGATGACGAATATTGGGATATGTTTTTAATAATTAAACTTCCCGGGGTTCCAGACCATCCTTCTTGTCCTGAAATAACATTGTTTCCGTCAAGGGAAACAGTTATTGTAAATTTCTGATTATTCTTTAATGCTGTGATTAAGTAATCTAATTTAACTTCCTTAGTGGTAGAATATAGAATATTAACTCCTTCTGATGTTGTAATACCACCGTTAGTTAACTTAATAGAAGATGTAAAATCTCCTCCACCACCGCCACCTCCACCATGTTCCGCTAACCACGAAACATTACGTTGAAGTGTTTCTATCTTTTTGTTGGTTCTACTGAGTGCTTGGTCAACAGAGATATTTACTTCTCCAGATACTAGCACGTCAGGATTAGAAGTACTAATTTGGGAAGCGTCGCTACCTGCGACGATTTCCCATTCATTAGTAGTTTTGTTTTTTATACTTACACTTTTACCTGACATTATTTTATGATAATTAAATCATTTCCGTTGTTTTCTTCCCCATTACCACCAATAGCTTCCGGAGGGTTAACACTACTTTGAATATTAATATTGAATTTACCAGCAGAGGTAAATACATAATTAATTTTCTTCACTGTACCTGTTATTTGAGTTGGAGTCACATTCCATATAATATAGAATGGATATCTCTGTCCAGCGTTAACTGTTGCAGTGATATTGGTTTGGTCTACAACTTTAACAGTAGCAGGGAAATAGCGTCTTAACCAAGGTATATTTGGTGCGGGTAATTCCTTATTGGATGTATGTTTATAACCAGTAGCTTGACACATCGCATATACAGGAGCAGTAATATTATCAACTAACTCAAATGTACATAAGTGTTTATGCTGTTTAAAGTTATTATCAGTTTTCCAAGCAGAGGGGAATTTTTGTCCAGCCAAGTCTCCTTCTGTTTCTTCATATAAACTATCACTATTAAAGTAAGTAGTTAAATCAGATTGAGTTACTTGAATAATTGGCTTCATACTTATAGGAGTTCCGTCTTGTGAGAAATTCTCTTTAAGAGGCCAACTAACGCTATATGTATGTTTATGTCCTCCAAGGACAAGTCTTATATTGTTTTCTTGACAGAATTTACTAAACCAGTATTTGTCAGAATTAGGTACATTATAATTTAAATGACTACCACTTCTTTCTACTTTATCATTTTCCGTGTCATTCCAATAGAATTGTTGGATAACATTTTGAGTAATAATAGTAAAGGGCATTTCATGACAGTAAGCGATGTTCCAAGCAGCAGAAGCATTAGCATCAATATCTTTTTGACACCATTGTTTTATATATGGATAAGTTATCTTTCCAGTGCTTAATCCATAAATATTAGTTTCTGTCATGTCAGTAATTTCAGAGTTTACACACATGAAATGTACGTTACCATAATTAAATGAGTAAAGAGAATCAATGAACACTTCTTTTCCTTCAATAGTAAATACAGGAGGATTAGTTTCATCCATCTCAAATGTGTAGAAGAACGACATATTAGAGGGATTAATCTTAGAACTGTCTCCACCATTTCCTAATACGTACATATTAGCTGGACATAAGTCATTATTTCCAACTGTTACCATTTCTTCAACTCCCCATAGAGATTTACGAGCATTGTAGTAATCAATCCATTCATTGATTCTATTTCCATTCTGCGTCATATCACCAGTATTAATAGTGAATTGAGCTTCTGGAACATGATTCTTTATATACTCTGCTGATATTCTCCAAACATTATATTCATCCCAGTTAAAACCTTGTTGGTCACTTACTTGAACAAATGTAAAATCATCCTTTATATCATCAGTACCTCTTACAGTAAATGTGTAGGAATCACTTGCAAACTCACTTGGATTGCCATCTGCATCAGCTCTACCTACTCTATATTCATAAGTACCTACTCCTAAATGCTTAAGTATTACTTTATGTGTAGTAAAAGGAGTGCCATCAGTAGCTTCCATTCTAATGCGGTTATAGTATTTTCTAATACCAATCTCATTTTTAAATGATTCTACCTTAGTCCAATGGCCGCTATCAACATCTCCTTTTGGTCTATGCCATAAATATTCATCAAAATATCCTACAGATACCCAGTTAAAGCATCTTGTGGCATCTGGAGCAGTCGCCTGCATACCAAAAGTACAGGATATTAAATTAGGCTTTAAACTTACTAGTTTAGATTTATTATAGAATATTGTTTTATTTTCAAATGAAGCTCTTGGAGTAAAAGCTTCAACACTTGGAACTAACTCTTTAGTGAGGTCAACAAAATACCAGTCATTAGCATTATTTCTTTTATCTAATGCTTTAGTAGCCTGACTTACTGGGTCCATTGCATAATATTTAGTAAAGAGTTTATCAGTACTTAAATATGTATATGGTTTGTTTTCACTCGCATCAATTGTATCAGAGGATTCTGCATTTTCCTTGTTGAATCCAACTAAGTCAATATATCCCAATGATACTCTGTAGTTTCCGTCAGCATTTGAATATGGGTTTCTTACTGTTGAAGGAGTAGTTCCCCAAGTAAGAAAGAATTTGGATTTGTTGTTATCAAACTTCATTAAGTTTCCGCTTGAATCTCTCCATTCCATATCGTATGTTTTTACTTTAATCTTAGTAGTATTTGCATCCATTACTGAACATTGAGCACCTCTAATTAAGAATGTAGATTGTGCTTTAATTGTTCCCCATAACGGAAGTACTTGCCATTGAGTTCCTTCAGTCGCATATTGCAAAGAAAGACCATTCAAGTTAATATCTTCATTAGTTAGATTTGAGAGTTCAACAAAGTGATGTGAACAATAGTTATAACTATGTTCATTAGATGTTAATCCTCCACAATATATGGAATTTATGTATAGCTTCTGTAAAAATAGTGATGTAACATAAACCCATCCAGAAGGGTCTTCTTGACCTCCAGTTGGCTTAGTTTGTGGTGTATCCATTTCCTTTTTATAGATAACCATCTTTCCATCATTCTCTATCTTAACCCTGTATGTTTGACCACTAGGGGTAACAAATCCAATGGTATCCAGTTCGTCGAGAACAGATGGGTCCCACTCGGTTCCACCACCTCCACTTCCGCTTTTATTAATCCAATTTAAACTACCATTACTCATAATATATAATTGTTTAGTGTCTGTACACCATAGTAATTCGTTATTTACAAAGTTTCTTGTGTTCTCCAGCAGGCTTGAGTAAGTTCCTGCTTTAATAGCTAAGTGTTTTAAATTTGGAGTTTCATATTCAGTGTATTCTGGATATTCTTCTGCTGTTGATTCTGTTTCCGTTCCTGGCTCCAGAGGAGAAGCAGCTTTCATCATATCTAATCTTGCACTGTTTTCAAAGTCTCCACTAGACATCTCATGCGTAAAAGCATATTCATGCTTATTTACCAGCTTTCTTAATGCTTCTACTGCCTCTAATATAGTAGCCAAATCTGAATTGGTATATTGAGGAAGTGATTTTTGACTTGTATCAATCCATACTGCATCATCGTCAACTGGTTCTGTATCTTGTATTCTAATATGGTCAAAAGAGCTCCATTTATTTTTATTAGACCAAAAAGCAACTTCGTCTGTACTTTCTACATATACGATTTGTCCAGCTCTTTCTAAGTCTACTCTATTTGCTAGCTCTTCTGGCGTTGATACTATTTCAACTCTAGTGTCTCCGTCTCCACCACCTCCGCCGCCTAATTGTGCTTTAATCCAATAACCATTAAGCCATTGGTAAGTAAAGACTTTATCAGGGTCTTTGAGTACGAAACAAAGCATACCATTCTTTTTTCTTTTGTCTGGTATTGCATCTCTTTCGCTCATTTCTGTTACTTGGTAAAAACCTCCACGAATGTTATTGGCATCAACTAGAGCGAAATCCTGACCACCTTTTTGAACTATTTCGCTAATTAACTCTACTGCCATGTTATTTAATAGTTACTGTTGTACTTCCTAAGCCCGGATTATCACTTCTAAAAAGGACACATCTTAGTGTAACTCCTTCATATCTAGTGAATTGATAGTTATCGTCTATTATAAAGAAACCACCTTCAAATCCTCCTACTGAAAAGGAAATATCCTTTAAAGAATAGGGAACTAGAAGATAAATATATTGACCTTCTCTTGCATTAACTGTAAAACTATTCCCTCTAGTAAGATTCAGACTTCTTGTAAAAGAAGATATTAAATCTGAAACTGTTGGGTCTGCTGCACTTGCTCCATAATATCTTCCATCTTTGAATACTAAAGATGCAGTACTAGATTTGGATTCTGTTCCGTCCGATGCAGTTAAGGTTTTAGATATTGTAGTTCTAAATGCTCCAGTTATAGTTTTAGTTCTAAGTGAAGCATTAATTTCTTCTCCGTCAAAGTATTGTTGTTTAATCTCTTTGTTATATTTCCAGTTATATGTAAGGGTATTAACTTCTGAACCTGTTTCTGCTTCATTAGGAGAAACAGTAAATGAGCTAATAGTTATTGGAACATAGAACAACTTATCTAAGGCATCTTTAACTGACTCTATTTCAGGGTCGGTGTCTGTCTTATAGGTAATGTTGGCTGCATCGCCTTCCATATCTTTGAGTCCTAGGTTCTCTCTAGCTCTTCTCTTATCAGCTTCAGTTAAGAACTCCCCAAGGAAGTTATCCTTTAGTAGATGCCCGTCTTCGTCTGGACAAGTGTTGCAATTACAGCTAGGAGTTTTCTTAGGAATATATGGCTGTTCTGGATTATCATCCATCCAGTCATCAAGTAGAACTCCTTCTTCTAGTACTTTATATTTTGACATATATTATGCTAACATTAATTGTTGATAAATAAAGTCACAGTTATCTAACTTGGTATGAGTCTCTATAAAACTTATTTCGTGCAAAATTAAAGAATAGTCTTCTCGGTATCCTTTATATAGTTTTTTCACGTAAGAATTATAATCCTCAATTATTTTCTGTTTAAGTAAACTAATTGCATCCACATCCAGAACTTCTGTTTAAAGTTTTATATTTGTTATTGATTGAATCACAAAAACCATTGCAAGTATTTACTTGTTCTAATATTCTTTGGGCTTCTGCATACTGACCAAGGCTAACGGAATATTTAATTACGTTAATAGTCATCCAAACAAAGTCTCTCTTGAATATTAGGTCGTCTAAATCTGCATTTTTACTCTTACATTTAAGAAGGTTCATGTTTAAAATTTCATTGCACAAAGTAACAAAACATTTGGATAAATAACAAATGGAAAAGGTATTTTTTTCACTTATGGAAATTGTAGTTCCGTCAGGATTCCTTTCAGCAAGTTCGAGTGCAGGACATTCAACAAGACCTTCATTGATGTACTTATATATTGTAGAACCGTCAGAAACATACACAACTGCATAAGAAGATAGAGAACTATTGGGATTATCTATTTCTTTTTGCAACCACTCTGTAGTGGGAATTATGATATGTGAGATACGGTAGTTACCATCTTTAGATATGTCTACTTTTACTTCATCAGTGTTAGTTAAATGAGGCGCAACAGTAGATTTAATAAATTCAGGTTCGTCTATCTTATCTAATTGTATAACATTTACAGTTACAGTTTCACTGTACTTAAAAGTGTTAATTATGTTTTCAGTAGAATCTTCTGGCAGATACTCACCGGCCTCTCTTGAGAGACCAGTGATTGTTAATCCGCAAGTATTAGATTTACATACATTAAATACAGGAGTCATATATTATATATTTCTTACTTCGTTATTATTAGAATTGCCATCGTATAATTGAGCGTACTCAATTTCAGTTCTTTTATCGTCGTTTTCAGCTTTAGAATCTTTAGACCTTCTATCAGTCTTAGCTGTATACCATCCGATTTGTTCATCAGCTTTAGCCTTTCTATCTTCAATTTGCAATCTAGCTTCATTAAGAGATTCGACCTTACTTTGAGCTTGCTGTAATTGTTGTTGAAGTTGTTGTACTTGCTGTTGAAGTTGTTCATTCTGCTGCATAAGTTGCTGCATCTGACCATTCTCATCCTTCTGTACTTTAAGTGCTTTCTGTACTTTATATTTAAGTTCAGTCAAGCTCTTAGCAGTTAATGCTTCAAAGATTATTCCTGGCTCCAGAGTTCCACTCTTAATAAATTCAGGGATAATAGCTTTAATAGATTCCATATCTTTAATAACATCAGTGCTTGTTACAATATGAATATCGTAATCACTAACTGTAAAGTATTTTGGAAGTGCAGTAAAGACTCTCTGATATTTATCTCCAAGAATAAGAGTTCCCTTCAATCCATTCTTATATACTATTTTAGCTATATTAAGACAATCAAGAAGAAGCTCATTAGTTACTAAATCCATTTGTTGATAATACTTCTTAGTAATAATAAATGAATTATTAACACTTGTCTGCACATTAGTAACTGCATCCTTCTGTTGGATTCCATTTAAACGCTCTCTAAAGACTCCAGTGATAGAACTTGTTGTGTTTTCAGTAGCATCAATTGCAATCTGAATACCTTGAATAGTCTGTGCTTTAACTGTATCATCAAATCCAGAGTATGTAGTATTACTATTAAATTGCCTTCCTTCTTGAGATGTATCAATAATTGCAACTCCAGATTTCTTATAAGCAATCCATTTCTGGATTCTTTCAGGAAGTTTAACTCCAAGAGCTGTTGGAAGCACTGATAAGTCTAGCCAGTCTCCAGTAGTACCGCTATTTGCAATTAAATTGTCTCTATAGAAATGTAATAAGTCATATCTATCTTGTAGATTAGCACAAGCTAATACTAGAGAGAAAGGTTCATTGTTTCTATCATTAAAGTAGACTCCATTTACTGATAAACCACAATAAGAAGGATTATCTTTACTTCTTATCACTTCTTCATTTTTACCTCTTAAGATATAAATCTCTTGTCCTATACGAACAGTTTCATATCTTTGTAAGTTATAGTCTTTATCAGTTTCAGTCCATTCTACTTCGTACACAGGAATTAACTTATAATTGTAAGATTGAATAGCTTCATCCGGAAATCCAGGAACTATTTCTCTTCCTGCTTCAAGTCCGTCTGTCATAGGAGCGCCACTCTTTACATCAGCAAATGACCTTACATAGTAATGTGAAGTATCAAAGCTCTGATGCCATGAGTCTTTAATTTTAGCAATATCATCTCTTGATAAATCTCTACCATATATATTTAAGATTTGATTCTTAGTAAGCCATTTTCTTATAACAACTCTATAAGAATCTTTAATATATATAGACTCCGGATTTCTATCAATAAATGTATTTAAAGGATTGAGTACTTCTATATCAATATTCCCTTTACTTGAAGATGGCTTTACTCTATAGAAAGCATAACCAGTTATTAGTAAATCTAAGAACAATATTCTTAGTTTAGTCATAAGGTCTGTGTCTCTACTTTGCATGATATATTCAATAACATTTTGAGCTGCCATTTCATATTGGGAGATAAATGATTGGTCTAAATCATCAATCAACTTTTGTATTTGTTGTTCTATAGCTTTATCTGTAATATCTCTTCCATCAATAAAGCTAAGCATAGAGTTCTTTAAGTGTTTTTGTAGAAGACTATATACCTCAGAGGAAATTGCGACTTCTTTTTCACGAGTGATGGCACTTATCGTTGCAGAGTCTTTGCAAGATACTTTAGGAAGAATTGGAGTTCCTAGAAACTCTCCTACTAAAGCATCCACATGTTTCCTAATAAGAGGTATGAATTCTACTGATGTAGGTTGACCTATACCATAATTTTCTTCAAGAAATCTGTACTGCTCAGCATCTCTTTTGCAGTTATAGTAGTTGTATGCTTTTTGCAACCTGTACTTAGGATAAACCAGCTCGCTGATTGCCCTGTTGGTAGCTTCCATCAACTCTTCATTCTTTTTAGTATCTTTCATTTTTACATTTTGTTTGTTCAGGTGATTCTGGACAAGGCTCTGGGAATGATTGATATCCTAATGAATATTCAACTCTCCAAAGACATTTGTCTTTAAGTTCTTGTTCTATATATTTTAAAAAGTCGCAAGCTCCCAATTGTCCAGAGATTACCAATGGTTTATCAATATTATTCATTGCAAATATAGCTGAATAACCTCCTTCTGGAAGTTCTTTCACTATAAGTTTGCTAGTATATTCCATCTTGTAGCATCTGCGGATTATGTCGAGGATTGCTGCTTCTAGTTCTGTCGTTGTCATAATGATAAGGGAATAAATCATACTTAGGAATATTAGGTTTCTCTTTGGGAATAGTTCCCCACCTTTTAATTCCGTTCTCGTCTCTATAATATCCAAAGTCTTGAAATGCATCATCAACATTCTCAACAGCTTTAGGTATTATTCCTTGTAACTCTTGGTCACCAAGTTCAGCCATACCCATAGCTGCCACAATATCGAACTTTCGCTTATTCTCATCAGTATAGCGATTAAGTTCATCAAGCATTTCTGGGAACCATATTGTATGACAATAGTCATTTACAAAGTCTGCAATTAAATCAGTTTGTAAATCAATAACTGCCACTGTTGCCGGAGCACCATACTGTTTACTTTGTCCATTTTGAACATCAGGCATAGTAGCTCTAGGTCTTCGCATAAACCTATTAAGACATTTATTTTCTCTAGCCCATGTAATCATAGCAACTTTAGATGCTTCAATTACACATTGGCAATTATAATATTCCATAAGTCTAAGTGCAATTTTATATGCATCTCTCACGTCTTGAGGTCTGTCTTTATAATAGGCAACATACATAGGGTCAGTAAGACCTCTAATTCTTTTCTTAATTACAATACAGAAATCAGAAGGGTCTTTAGTAGCATCAGAAGTTTCCTTCTGTCCAATATCAATACTGTCTATTCCAGCCACATACATATCCCTCATCTTAGGTTGTTTATCATCAATAGTCCAAATAGGATGTTCCAATATATGTACTTTACCATGAGCAGAATTTTCTATCCATTTAAAGCCAACTATATTTTCTTTTTGTACTGGGCCATTAAACTTATATTCAAGAGAACCTACACTAATTTTCTGACCTTGTTTATCAACTCTAATTCTTGCAATCTGTTCTGAAATAAGCACCTTATTGAATTTATTAGTACCTTCTAAAGCTAGAGCTTCGTCTGCTGTAAAGCAATATTCAGCACAGTGTATAATTAAAGTTTCAGGGTCGGCTGCTTTCTTGTCTCTTTCCTTTTCATAATAGGCCCTACCCTTAACTGGGTCTGTCCAACCTCTTTTATCGATAAGTCCTGGTCTATTAATAATAGTATATGCAGGAATAAAATAAGCTGTAATAACTTCTTCACCAGTTGGAGTGTATTTATGTCTATAAGGAAGGGCATCGTATGTATCAGGTTCTTCATATGCTTTAGCTAATCCTTCAAGTGAAGGACCTTTATCTCCACCTGTTCCCCAAGCCATTTTAATTCCGAACTTTGCTCCCTGAATACCTACAAGAGCGTCTCCCTGTTCGAAAGCTCTTTTCCATTGAGGCCAAGAACCACTTTCTTCATATATTAATAAATCGGTACGGTCACCACGAATCTTATTTGGCTTATCAGCATTGATACCAGTGATTTCTGACATCCATCCAGCTTCTACTTTCTGTCCATTTATTACTTTATAAACAGATGCTTTCTTACTAAGAGCTGTATCTTCTACTTGCCTTAGTTTGAAAAATCCTCCATCAGTATAGTCATTTAAGAAGTCCAACTGTTTCCAACATTTACTAAGAGTCTTAGTAAGATAGTTTTCAAGTTGAGCTGCAATAACTATAACAGAGTTTCTTCTACAATTATATGTATTTACTGCGATTGCAGCGCCAATTTCACTAAACACTGTGTTATCCAATAGGCTTTTTATCCTATTGCTCTTATAGTTTCCTATAAGGTCAGCGTACATTTTCATTCTATATTAGAATGTTCCGCACTCTTGGGAGAATTATTACTCTCGTTAACGTTCATCTCCTACGCGTTACGGTGGTCAGCGATGAGCTGACTTACCTCGGTATTAACATAGTAATCAAATTTCTTAAATTTCCTACTTAAGTAAAAATATGAATCATCATAAAGAAAATGGAATAGTTTTTCTATTTCTTTTTTAGAAGTAGTTTTCACTCTATACATATTATCTCTTTTTAGATAATTCATATTTATCTTAATATTATGAATATTAAAAACCTTCATAAATTCTGTCAATAATGACTCAGTTTTTCCACAAATATCAAATGAGTATCTGACTCTATCAGATTTTCCTTTTTCTATAGCTAGCCATCCAGTAATGCACCCATCACCATCAAAGTAACCTCTAATAAAATGTTTTATTAAATGTTCCGGAATATTTGGAATATGTAAATCGAAATGACTTTTATTATATCCGATTCCTAAATTGACTAAAGAATTACATAGTTCAGCACTAGTAATATCCACTCCGAAAGATTCATGAGCAGTAACTTCTATCCCTTTCCTCCCAGTCGTTTTATGTTCTTCTACTGTAAAAGTTCTAGCGTCTGGACTAATAATGTCCTTATATAAATATACTATTTCAGAATCCTGTTTTTGAAGGTGTATTCTAAGAGTTTTTCTTTTTTCATTTATACTACCATCCGCAGCATAAAATCCTAAAAGGTACGCTTGTAATTCTGTTTCTATTTTACTGAAAAACGTATGTCTAATTCTACGATTTGATATATGATTTGTGTATAAGGGATAATTATCCTCAATGAATTTAATTTGTTCTTGTCTATTCATAATTTAAAAAATTTAAGTGATTTATCACGTTAGTCTTCACCGATTTTACGGAATTTATAGTCGGCTTTAGTTTATTGTGTCAACCGACTCCACGGGCTTTAAGTCCTATGGCATTTTTTCTTAATCTCTTACATAATTCAACGTAATGGAAATATTCATACTGTTTTACAAAAAATCTTGGGAAGTCATAAAGTCTACCACCACCGGCTTTGTCAGCTGATGTCAAGTCCATTAATTGATAATAATTCAAGAAGAAATAATTATCACCAGTAATTGTATATCCATTAACTGTCATTCCATCTCTGCATCTTATATATTCTTGCGTCCAGAAGTCATTATAAGGCTTGGTTCCAAATCTATAAGTACAGTAATGTCCTGTTCTCATAAATGTATCCTTAGCTTCAGTATACCAAGCTGGGTCAAAGTCCAACCCATGTTTATCATCGATAGGTTTATATCCTGTAAGTTCGTAGGATAGATTGGAATCAAAAAATGGGATATCATCATTTATAGTGACATCCCATTCTCCTTTTCTAGCCTTTATTAGAGAAGTAATTTCATCCTTGAACTCTTGGTCCTCTTTCTGTTTTACTTCTTGTAATATTCGTTGGACTCTTTCCGGAAGGATATCTAAAGTAGGTTCTTCAACAACTTTCTTTTTTCTTCCTCTAGCCATAATTAAAAGTCTTTAGGTATAAATCCATCAGTAGCACCTCCACGTAAAGAAGAATCTTCAACGAGTTCTTTCTTAACCTGACCTTCTAATGCCTTTAGTTCATCATTAACTTTAGATAAACTAGAGATTTCTGTCATAATATCTTTTACTTTAAAGATAGGTTTGCCAGATTGTAATTCTCTCTCCTCTGGGTCTATGTTATTGAAATAGTCAATAAATTTATCAACCGTGTTTTGAGCTGCTTTTAGCATCTTTATTGAACGAGTTTCTTCTTGTAAAGCTCTGTATTTTCTACAAGCTGCCCTGAATATTGGGTCATCGAATTCTGCTTGAGTAAGTCCTGCGTCCTTTAAAGCTTCTTGGTGTCTCTCTTGTTCTGCATAATCAGCATAAGGAGATAACCAATCTAATGCCAACCATATATATGTAAATTCTTTAAATGCTTGAGTTCCAAGTTTTCCTTCTTTATCCTTGGGAGTAATATTTCTTTTTTTATCCATTAGGGCTTTAAACTCACGAATGAGTAAAATTTCCGGAACATTTAACTCTATTCTATTATTTACATTATCATATAGAAATATTTTCTGCATAAGTTATTTAGAGTTTTCCTCCAAAGTAATGTTTCTTTATTTGTACTTTACCTTTTGGAGATAGTTTGTTTTCTTTAGTATCTATAACTCCGGGAATAGTTTTTACTTTTCCTCCGTCTTCTTTTTTCTTCATTTTGCCTTTCATCTTTCCGCCACATTTCTTCATGTCAGCTTTAAAGTCTTGAACTACTTTAGTTCCTTGCTCTGCTTTAGTCGGAGCTTTCTGTGCTTTTGCTTTCTTAATGCATTGGCTACACATTACTCCACCTTTCTTAAAATATTGCATTTCAAATCCCTCTGGACATTGTCCTCTTAATGATTTGATATAATTTAATTTTGCACCCTTAGCTGCTGCTGGTACTTGTTCAGTTCCTTGTGTCATAAGTTCTTCAAATTTCTCCAATTCTTTTTGTAATCCTTCCTGTCCTAAATCAT